AACGCCTACTCCACCCGATCCAAATGGTGATGATGATGGCGACGGTTTAACAAATGAGCAGGAAGCGCAATATGGTACCAATCCTAATGCTGCAGATACTGACGGCGATGGTACTTCAGACTTTGTGGAGATAAATATAGAGGGTACTGATCCAAATGATCCAGATTCACGTCCGGGAACTCCAACGCCTACCCCAACGCCAACCCCAACGCCAACCCCAACGCCTACCCCGACGCCTACTCCGACGCCAACCCCAACGCCTACTCCGACGCCAACCCCAACGCCTACCCCGACGCCAACCCCAACGCCTACCCCGACGCCAACCCCAACGCCTACCCCGACGCCAACCCCAACTCCTACTCCGACGCCAACTCCGACGCCAACTCCTACTCCGACGCCAACCCCAACGCCTACCCCAACGCCAACCCCAACGCCAACCCCAACGCCTACCCCAACGCCTACCCCAACGCCTACCCCAACGCCTACCCCAACGCCTACTCCACCCGATCCAAATGGTGATGATGATGGCGACGGTTTAACAAATGAGCAGGAAGCGCAATATGGTACCAATCCTAATGCTGCAGATACTGACAGCGATGGTACTTCAGACTTTGTGGAGATAAATATAGAGGGTACTGATCCAAATGATCCAGATTCACGTCCATAATAGGCTTAATTAAAATTTAATAACCAAAGCGACAACGGCTTTATTTATTATAAAGTAAAATAATATTCTCATAATAATGTTAGAAATGTAATATAAGGTATCTTAATTTTCAAACTAAACAATTAATAAAATAAAATTATGGCAAGAAATCGTATCATATATCAAAGTCTGGCTCTTTATGCTGGACAAACTGGCGTTGCCGCAATGCATACCGGTGACGGCACAATAAAACAACTTACGCGAGTTCAAAGTTGGGACTCTGATTTTTCAAGAAATTTCACTGATATTAACCAGTATGGTCAACTTGCTGCTATCGATCGTATCGAGGTTGAAGCCCCTACTGTGAACATGAGTACTTCGTGGTATCCGACAGACGGATCAAATGAAAAATATATTGGTCTTAGTGTGTGTGCTTCTGGTGCTGCGCCAACCGCATTATTATCTGGTATTCTTAAGAAAGAAACAGATGAAAAGAATTATTTCTTGACAGTTGCGAACGAAGGAAGCGATGCTGTTAATTACAGCAATGTGAAAACTGGCGTTTTCGGCGTTGGTAATTGCTTTTTAACATCTTATTCTTTAGAAGCTTCAGTTGGAGATGTCCCGACTGCTAGCGCCGACTTCGAGGCTCTCAACTTTGCAGTTTATTCGCAAGCTACTGCAATAAGCCCAGTTCCGTCAATTAACGCAGCTAGTGGAACCAAGATTACAGGATCTTATTTTAAACTTCCAGTGGCTACGCAAAATGACAATAGCAGCCAGGTTACAGTTCTTAGACCTGGTGATATTACTTTTGCTTTGACAAATAATCAAGTTAAAGGTTTTGATTCTAGTGATATAAAAATTCAAAGTTTTACTTTATCAACTGATTTGGGCAGAACTCCAATTGAAAAACTTGGAAGCCGTTTTCCATTCAGTAGAGAAATTGATTTTCCTATTACCGCTTCGCTTTCTGTCGAGGCTCAAATGGGTGATTTGAGTGATTTCAATTTAGCTGATCTTCTTTGCGAAACTGGATTTTATGATATAGCAATTACTCTTAAGAAGAATGATTGTTCTGGGGCTGGTGCTCCGGCAATTTTGGCACAAATCAAGGGGGCTAAATTATTGTCTGAAAACGTTTCTACTTCAATCGGTGACAACGCTTCTGTCACTCTTGAGTACGAAGCAAGTATCAGCGGTCCAGAAGACTTAACAAAGGGTGTATTTATTTCTGGTAGCTATCCAGCGTAAATAACATATTAAATTAATACAAGAAAAGAGCCGAGTAAAATCGGCTCTTTTTTTGTATGTTGTTCTATTATTTTTTATAATGGTGTAATAGATTGTAGGTAATTGTCGGTTAATGGTAATTTAAAAGGTTTTAAAAGGTTATTGGTTTTATGCAAAAATTTGAATTTTATTTTGATAAATTTCTTTCGCAAAAAGTTGAGAAAGAAGTGAAGTATGTTTTTATTTCTCACTTGCTGTATGTGGAAGAATTAATGAATAGGGGCGCTATATCAGAAGATGAATATAACTCGAAAAGAAAAGAAATTTTGGATAAAGGTAATTCTGCCCTGAGAAATATTAATGAACAAATTGATTCGATTTTTTCGAATTTAGAATTAGTTTAATTATAATAAAATTGATTTAAAAATAAAACTCACGAAAAGGTAAAAAGGAAAATTATGACAAACAAACAAGGTAAACATTTATATTCATTCAATTCAACTGACGCGCAGGGAAAGGATAGGAAATTTTGCATTCTAAAGCCTACAAGAAAGATGAAAGAAGACGGTGAGCTTTATTATGCTTCAAAACTTTCTCAATTTATTTCTTCTGGAATTCTTCCAAAGATCGTTTGGGACAAGATTTTCAAAGACAACGGCGGCATTATTTCAGAAACTGACAAGAAGGAATACTCCGACTTGTTTATTCAACTTGCTGAGTTAAGAAATTCGATCAACTCTCTTTCTGTTAAATTGGAAAAAGATAGAACAGAGCAAGAGCAATTCAAGATAGAGGTGTTGGAAGGTCAAGCTATTGAAGCTAGAAAAAGAATGCAAGAACTTGAGATGTCTCAAATTAATGCGTTTGAGAATACGGCAGAAGCAAAAGCCAGAAATCGCACAATTGTTTGGTGGGCGGCTACATTGGCGGCTGAAGAATTGGAAGATGGTGTGAATATGTTTATTCTTGGCGCTGGTTCAGTTGATGAAAGACTGGATAATTACGAATTAATTGTTGAGAGTGATGAGTTTTTAACAGATGTTTTTTCTAGAATTAATTATCTTATAACTGTATGGTATCTTGGAAGCGCCTCGTCTTTTGAGGATTTCAAGTCGCTTGATGAGGAGTATGTTAATAGAATCAAATCGGAGCAGGAAGCTCTTGCAGAACCCGAAAAATTAGAAGATAGAGTTGAAGCTGTTGAGGATGTAAAGGTTGAAGTTGAAGCTCCTTCGTCGGTTTTTGTCGACGAGATTCAAGTTGTTAATTTTACTGAAGCAAGTTTGTAATTAATTTAGCGCGGCTTGCGCTATGAATTATGGAATTTGATGAAATACAACGACTCTATTCCAAAATATGCGCTGGATACGAGAGGCTTATTATAGACAATAAAGAATGCTATTTTAAACATCACCTTTATTTTGATAGAGTCAAATTAAAAGATAAGTACAATCTTGGAATATCTGTCGCAAGAGATAACGGTATCAAAACAGAAAAAGAGTATCTAGAGTTTTATATTGATAAGGGTTGGTGGTCTAAGTCGAAAGAAGATGAAATTAGAACCTTGTCGTCTTTTATTGAAAGTTTAAAAAAAAGCAAGGGAAAACTTATCCTGCCGTCTCAAAAAGAGCAGGTTGCTAGAACAATTATAGAAGAGCAAGAGAAGCTTAATTTAGTTTTGGCAGAAAGAAGAACTATTATTCCAATGACGGCTGAAGAATATGCCGATAAATATTATAATAAGTTTTATTTATATTGTTCGCTGTTTAAAGATGGTGATTTTTTAGAACCATTTGTTGAAAATCCAGATTACTTTCTTGAAATAGATGAAGATGCGTATAATGATATATGGAGTAACGTATTGGATATTATTTCTTTTTTAAAATTAGAAAATATAAAATATCTGGCGGCTACTGGATTTTTTCAAAATTTATTGATGTTGTGTGGAAAAGAGATGTCGGCTTTTGATTTTTATGGAAAGCCTGTTGTTTCTTTAACGGTTAATCAAGCAGATTTATTTTCATACGCATCTAGTTATAGGAGATCTATTAACAATGCCACGGAGCAGATACCAGACTACATATTGAGCAATCCAGAAAGTTTAATAGAGTGGTGCGAAGGTGGAAGTGGGTCAACCGCTAGGGCTAAACAAATTTTGGATAGAACGCCAAATAAAAATAAAACCAAGGGAGAAAGAAGCGGCAGAATAAGTTCTATTGTGGGGGCAAGTGCCTCGGATTATAAAAAATTGGGAATTGGCGGCGTTGCAACTGAGGGTTCTGATTTACTTTCGGAGGCTAAAAATTCTGGTGGAGAAATGGATATAAATCAAGTTGTTAGAAAAACAGATAATCTTAAAATAAAATAGAGAATGAATATGTGATTATGTGTAAAATTATTGATACAAGGTAACTTTTCGGAATTAAAAGGATATGGCTGACAATTTAACTACGGCAACTATTGATGTAAGAGCAAATACCAGGGGTATGGAGAGAGATATCCTGAAGGCTCTTCAAACTGTTGAACTTTCACAAATCAATACGAAGAAAAGTTCTCAGGCTCTTGGAAGAATAACTGGGCAGGTTTCTGAATTCAATAAAAGTTTAGAAGCGTCTAATGCCCGCGTTGTGGCTTTCGGTGCATCTGCTGGTGCGATTTTTGCCGTAGAAAAAGCTCTCTCATCTTTAATTTCTTCAACAATAAATGTTCAAAAGCAGTTGGCTGATGTTAACGTGTTGCTCAATCTTTCCTCTTCTAGTTTGGAAAAATTTGGCGGTAGTCTTTTTGATATAGCTAGAAATACAGCTCAATCTTTTTCAGAGGTTGCTGCGGCGGCGACAGAGCTTTCTCGTCAAGGCTTGGGAGTTGAGGAGACATTAAAAAGAACCAATGCCGCTCTTATTTTAACAAGGTTGAGCGGTTTAGATGCCAAATCTAGCGTTGAGGCGTTAACAGCTACCTTGAATTCGTTTTCTGGATCGGCTTTAGATGCGGTTGAGGTTGTTAATAAATTAGCAAACGTCGATGCGGCTTTTGCTGTTAGCTCAGCTGATTTGGCTAACGCTATTAGTCGAGTTGGCTCTACCGCTGTTGACGCTGGCGTTTCATTGGATGAATTAATTGCTTTAGTTACTTCTGCGCAACAAACAACCGCCCGTGGTGGCGCTGTTATTGGTAACTCGTTTAAAACGATTTTTACGCGTTTACAACGTGGAAAAGTTCAGGACTTGCTTGGATCGCTTGGAGTGAATACTTCCGAGGGGCAAAGTGCAGTTAGTTTGCTTCAACAACTGGCTTCTACTTATGATACGTTGGGAGCTGCACAAAAATCCGCTGTGGCGGAGCAAGTTGGCGGCGTTTTTCAAATTAACATTTTAAAAGCCGCCCTCGCTGACCTTGGAAAAGAATATAGTATATATGGGCAAGCCTTACAAACTTCTTTAGGATCTACTGATCAGGCTATTAGAAGAAATGAACTTTTAAATAAAACTGTATCTGCTCTTTCTGCTCAAACTGTAGCAAGTCTAGAAGAAGCGGCAAATAAAATTGGAACAATTGTTTTTGAGCCAAATGCCAAAGGATTTTTGTCTGGATTTAATAATTTGTTAGAATCTTTTAATAATATAGATTCAGAGAGCGCTGGTGGAAAATTAATGGAGGGATTTTTCAAAGGTGTTAGTAATTTTATAAGTGGGCCGGGTGCTGTTTTAGCAACAGCGGTTTTAGTAAAACTATTTGCTAGGCTTGGGCAGTTTGCCGCTGGTTCAGCTAAAGAATTGCTTGGAACAAATAAGGCTGCGCAGCAACAGGCGGCGATAGAACAAAGTATACTGAGCATCTTACAGAAGAACAGCCAATTTACTAGTCAAATATTAGCTGGCAAAATGACAACTGTTCAGGCTGAAAAGCAAATGTTGGATTATTTGACCGCGCAATCAAATATTTTAAGAGAACAGGAAAGATTGAGTAAGGTTATAGGCGCTAATTTGGCAATGAAGGGTGTTTCCGTTGGGGCTTCTGGTATACCAATGACCGCGCCCGTTAAAAAAACAAAAGTTGCGGCATCTGGATATATTCCAAGTTTTGCCACAGACATGGCGGTTGGTCAGGCAATGGAAAATGCTGGCGCTAGAGAGCATGGCTATAGGGCTGGTAAGGCTAAAAAAACAACCATTCACGATGGTAATGGAAAGTCCTTTAAATCTTTTGTTAATAATAAAGAAGATGTAAAGACCTTTACTAATGCTGCTGGTAAAAAAGCCACAATAGTTCGTCCGCCGAATGGATTTGGTGAAAATACTCAATATGCCGCAAATGGATTCATTCCTAATTTTGCTGAAAAAAGAATAGCATCCGTCTTTAAGTCTGGATCATCTTTAAGGGGTCTTTATGATACTGGTCCGGTTTTTGACATGTATGATGATTCTGCAATTTTAAAATATCAGAGCCTGCCAAAAAAATACGAAGAATATAGACAAGAGGGAAGGTCAATTTTTGAAGAAGCCAGAGGGGTTTATAATAATTCTGGTCAAAATATAAATGAAGCAAATAAGTATTTAATGAAAAGAATTCCTGGGGGATTCGGAAAAAAATTAAATAAAGATTATTTTGATAAACCTTTTTCTGAAAATGCTATAAATCCAATAGTGGGGGCGCTTGGCGAAAGAGATTTTTTTTATAATAATCCTGATTTTTCTAAATTAGAAGATTATGTTGGTCCAGATTTTAAAAAGGGAGATATTTTTGCTGAGGTAAAGATTCTTCAAAAGAAGATATCAGAGAAAAAATTGCTAGAGAAAGCATTAAGAGGTGCAGCTTATTCTTCTGCCAAAAAAACTTTTAAAAATAATGGCAGAGATGTTGTTTCTCCAAATTTGATTTTTGCTTCCGCTATAAAGGAATCTATGTCTTCTGGATTTGTCCCAAATTTTGCATCAATGGGGAGCAAATTTAAGGCTATGTATGGTGGTGGTACAACAATGCGAGCCACTGATAAAGAAAAAACCGCAAAGAAAAAAAACCTTGATGTAAAAAAACTCGATTTATCAGATAGGTATACAATGGTTCATGGTGGAAATCAGGGTCTTAGTTCGGCTGATGTTTCGCTGGAGGCTGGGAATAAACTGTTTGATGCTAAAATAGCGACGGCTGGACTAAACACTGCTGGAACCAATTTGCAAAGATATGGGATTAAGGGAGTAGTGGGTGACGCATTGGTTAGCGCTACTAATAATATAATTAAAACTTTTGGTGGAACAGAGCAAATAACGGATGCCTCTTCATTGGATAACGCTGGATCTGTTGGGTCTGCCGCTGGTACAGTTTTTGAAACTGCTTTAAGAAAAGCGTTTAATGCTCCAGCGATAAGTCAAACGCAAAGGATAGATTTTCCGGCTCCAACACCTGAGCTTAAAAAGTTTTTCCATAACGCCCCAGGGCAATACGAAGCTAAAATATCAAGAACTCCAGATAATTTAAAAAGCGCATTGAAAAAATGGGTGGATGTTAATGGTCTTGCATCCTCTTCCTCTTCTGGTTTTGTTCCTAATTTTGCAAAAACTTCTGGTATTTCATATTCTTATAAAGATAAAGATGAATTTGGCTTCAGCGAGATTCAAGCTATAATGGGCGGTAAAAAAGTTGGGTCATTTAGTTATGCTGAAGATAAAAAAGGGCAAATAGATGTTGGTGATTTTTCTGTTAATAAGGGCGAACGGGGCAAGGGAATTGGCTCGGGACTTTATAAGGAAGCAATAAGAAGAAATGCTGGGAAAAAGATGAAGGGGCAATTGCTCCCCCAGATGAATAGATTGCTGCAAAAAATAAAAAATGGCGAACCCGTCTCTGCTGAAACTCTTTATCCGCAAATTAAAAGAGCAGACTTGGCTAAAAGTTCTGTGTTTGAAGTATATGGTCATAAGGGCATGACTGTTGAAAAAATGACCCGCGATCAGTTTTCTTCTTTTGTTAATGCTAAAATAAATGAATTAAAAAAAGATCCTAAAAAGCTTCAGAGCTTCTTTGGCAATGTAGAGGCTGATGAATATGGCGGTCTTGGGGTTGATCTTCAAACACAACATTCGGCAGGTTTTATTCCCAATTTCTCAAGCGCTCTTAATGACGCAATTGCAAGAGAACAATCATCTGGATTATCCAAGAGTCAAATATATGTTGATAGCCATAGTTCTTTAAAGAATAAAAATAACCCAATGGGCTTAATGGTGGCAAATAGGCGCGATGAGCCGGGTGGAGGAATTCAGGGGATTAAAAGGGCAAAGAAGGAGGGTCGCAATCCAAAAACTTATGGCGGCGGAATGTCTTCTGGTTTTGTGCCAAATTTCGCTTTCTTGGGCCGCAGTGAAGCTGAAGCTTCCGAAATAAATTCTTTACAAGGTGAACTAAAAAAAATAGATTCTGAAATAGCAAATAGAAAAGCCGAAATAAAAAGTCGGCAGAAGGAATTAGCGACCCTCAGGAATGATCTAAAGATGGGTGCAGGAAACGCGGAGGCGGTCAAACAGACTAAAGCTTTAGAAAACGAAAATAAGGGATATGAGCAGGCTAAGTTAAAAAATCCTCAACTAAGCGCTGGGATGGATTCTAAAATTGCTGAAAATAATAAAAAAATAATAGACATAAGAAATCAGCAGGCTGAAGCTATAAAAAAAGAAATTAAATCTATATTAGATATTAATAAGCAGAATCGTGAATTATTAACTGAAAAAATTAAAGAATCTGAGGTTACGAATCAAAATCTTTCTACCAAGAAAAAAGAAACGGGCTTCGGTGGAAAAGCGAAAAATTTTCTATCAAATAATGCTTTATCTATAGGTTTTGCTGCCCAGGCTGCGGGCGACATTGGTGCCCAGTTTGCTGGACAAGAAAGCGGTCTTGCGAAAGGTATATCTGCCGCTACCTCTGGATTGGGCACTATCGCTAGCTTTGCTTCGCTTGGGTCTATTATTCCAGTCTATGGTACTGCAATTGGTGCTGCTGTTGGTGCAACGGTCGCATTCACGCAAGGAATGAAAGCATATAACTCTAAATTACCAGAGCTATCAAAAGCTGCAGAAGCGGCATCTAGTGAATTTAATAGATTTGGTGAAACTGGGCAGGCTATTTTGAATCTTTCGGAGAGGTATGCTGAATTAGCAAATTCCACCGATCCAAGTGCCGCGCCCCAATTGATTAAAGTTCAGGACGAGTATTCTAAACTATTGTTAAAATTAAGCGATAGTCAAAGAGCCGCTTTGGTTTCTGCTGTGGCTCAAGGAAAGGGGCAGGAGGAATATACTAAAATTTTAAAAGATCTCGGTACTGTTCAAAAGGCAAAAAATGATGCTTTTGCTCTTGGACAATTTGCGGAAGGTAAAACAGACAAAAAGTCGATACAGGGCATTGGCAAGGATTTAGCAGCTCAAATTGCTTCGGGTTCTGGATTGAATAAAGAGGATTTATCTAATATCGGTAGATATATTGATGTGAGTGTTTCCTCTGGTGCGACGAGTAATAGAACTATGATAACCGCAATTGAGGATGCGATGAGGCAGGGCAGTATTTCTACCGAAGGCAAGCAGAGTTTGCAAGAAATTATTCCACAAATTAAAGCATTAGCATATAATGAGGGCTTCGCTGGAGAAGCGAAGGATTTTAAAGAAACTTTGGCTAAATTAATTGATGATATCAAAAGCGGAAGATTGGACGAGCAAATAAAATCTTTGCAGGAAAATCAAAAAAGAGCAGCGGCAGCGGAAAGAGCCAGGAAAGATTTACTTGATAAAAATAATCAAATATTATTAAACTTATCATCTGGTTTAGAGGATGCGTCTAATAGAACTCAGGTCGCCATTGATAGCTTCATTGATAGTTTAAAATTTAAAGCAGAATTTGAACAAAAACGCGGAGACTTCAGGTCGAGTTTTTTTGATCAAGCTGGAGCTGGAAGGGCTGGTAAGTCTGAAAAGTTGGCAGCCGAGATTACGGCTATTAAAAATCAGGGACAAATTGAAAGAACTAATATTTTAGCTGAGTCTGGTAAAAATATTGCTGAAGAATTTTCTTCTGTTATTCAGGCATTACAGCTTAATGATTCTGGCCTTGCTGGTGACGCTCTTGCGCAGGCTGAGCAAGATTTTAAAAGTAAAAAATTACAATTACAGGGGAATGTGCAAGCTGCTCAAACTGATTTTTATAAAAGTGGAGATATCGCAAAATTCCAAGATGCTCTTTCATCTATCACGGCAGAATTTAAGAAGGGTGGTGTTCAGGAATCTAATATTACTCTAACAGAAATAGACAAGCTAGATAATACTAGTAAAAGCGGATTTTCAAAACTTGATCAAAATTTGCAAAAGGGCAATAGAGATCAAGAAAAGCAATTGGCTCTTTTGGCTCAAAGTAATGCTTATCAAGAGGCTTTAGTTAAATTGACTGAGGCTCAAAATTTTTTAGGGGGAGCTTCGTCGCAAGATGTACTTACTGGGAATGTTGATGTTGTAAATACAATCAGAGAAACGCAATCGGCAATGAACATAGCTGGTCAATCTTCTAAAAATAATAGCAATGTTAGTAAAAGTAAAAATGGCGAATATTTTTTCCAAACAAGTCCTGGTAAGTGGGAAAAACCAAATGCTGACATTTCTAATCAAATTATTCAAAATGCAAAGGCTACTAATGAAGCATTTGGTGCTCCAATTATGGCACTGGATAATAAAAAGGTTTCGGCTGCAACTCAGACACTTGCGGATGAATATCAAAAAATAATGAATGAAAAGATGGCTGAATTCGGGTACGAAGAGGATGTAAAAAATAAAACATTTAAACCTTCATTCGGTCAAAAAAAGAATGTGGAGGCGGAAAGGGCAATAAGTCAGTTCAACTCAATTATTCCAGAAAAAGATAGGGGGAAAGTTCGGGCTTCTGAAGTGTACGCGAAGTCAAGAGTAAACAAAGAGCTTGGCGTTCCTGAAACTTTAAAGGGCAATATTGTAGAAAAACAATTAGAAAGTTATGCTAATGCGGCTTTCGCGCCTAAAAAAGGCGCTTCTGGTCAAGAAAAACAAAACTTGGCTGAAATGAAGGCAGCTTATGAAAAAATGGCACCAGACAAAGGTCTTGGAATATTGCAATTGACTCAAAGCACTAAACAAACTGATCTTTTATCAACTATAAATGAAAGTATACTGGGTCAATCTGATAGTCTTACTACATCAATCGGGGCTTCAATTAGTTCTTCTATAGGGGCGGCAATTGAAAAATTTAAAAACGAAGAAGAAAATTTAAAGATTGGACAACTGCTAGATACAGAAGAATCTCTTGCTGGACAAAGCAGCAATATTGACGCCAAAATAGAAAAATTAAAACAACAGGGGGCGGATTCAAGTCCTGAAAATTTTTTCCCTGGTGGTAAATATTCGAATCCCGCTGCGGTTGCGGCGATTGATGAGGCGGTGGGAACTGGACAAGATTTAAATAAAATATATGCAGAGACATCTAATGCAACTAGAGATGAGTATATAGATAAAAATTTAAAAGCAAGTGGGTATATGGTGTCTCAATCTGAATATAAAAATAAATATGGAAAAACTGGTTCATTTGACGAGAGACAGAGAGAGTATGTTGGAAATGAATATGATAGAAAAAAATTAATCGCTAATGAATTAGCTAGAAGAGAAAAAGCTCAGAAGGGTTCTGAAAATATTCAGAATGAAATTAAAAGGTTAGAATCTGAAAGGGGGGTAATAGAGGGAGAAAAGCAAAAAATAACAAAACAAATTACTCCAGAGCAGAGAACAAAATTTGAAAAATCTGTTGATGGAAAAAATAAATCTGGTATTCCTTTAGCTACTCAGCCAGCTGCTACACTTATTCAACCGATTGTTGATGCTACTCAACCTACTCCCGCAACTACCACGCCAGCATCTAGGGCAATATCTCAAGCCAGTGACTCAGCAAATAAAGCAAAGATACTTCAAAAATTTAAAAATGATGAAATTAATAGTTTCATGGATCAATATACTAAATTTGATAAAGAAGGAAATGTAACATTTGATCCTAGAACTGGATTTGAATCTCAAGATCAGCAGGACGAATTTAATAAGAAGTACATGGCTTTAAAAAAATTACAGACTACTTATACTTTAGCCGATGATAGTACTACCGCTCCAAATGCTGCCTCTGATAATTTAAATAGCAATACTAAACAGACTCTTCCTGCATCTTCGGCGATACCACCTTCTGCTCCTACGCCTACCCAAAACGATAATAAAAATGGAAAACCTCAGCCCGCTCCACAGCAAAATACACCAGAAAATACTGCTCAATTAATTTCTAATATTCTACAGGTTGTGCAAAAAATAGCAACTGATTTTGAACAAAAGGCGGCTGGCGCGCAACCTGGAGCTATTTCTGGAACCGGCAGTGGAAATGCACCAGTTAGCGTAAGCGCTCCAGTAAACCTTTCAATAAACTCAACTGCTGGTGAAAATAAAACCGAGGTAACAAATGTGGCTGATAAAATTAAAACTGATTTAACAGCATTTTTATCCTCTGCAGAATTCATTGAGAGAGTCACTACAATTGCAAAACAGGCAACTGGTGACAAGCAACCTCCAAAACAAATGGTATAACGTTTTATGGATTTTCAAAATGTAAAATTGCTGACTTATGACCACAAAAATAATTTTTGGGGAAATAATGGTTTTAAATATGGTTCTACAGTTTCATTCTCAATCAATGGATATATTCTTGATTTAAAAAATACTTCTGGAGTTAAAGATATCTTTCAAGCTTGTAAAAGTTTGTCCGACTCTCTTGGTTCTTATCAGGAAATAATTGTGAATAGTGTCAATTACGGAATGGGTAAGATTACAGATGTTTCTTTTGACTCTGGAAATTGGGTAAAAGTAACTGAATATAATGTTTCAATAGAAATAGTTCAAGAGGGAGATTTGGCTTCTTTCAGCGGAGATGAGTTTGATGGAAACATAATATCCAGCATTAAATCTTTAGCAGAGTATTTAGAAGAATTTACTGAATCTTATTCGTGCGATTATTCTTCCAGTGACAATTCTGTATCTGGAACTCATTCTATTGATATTAGATTGTCAACTCTTTTTCCTGGTGAAGATAAGATTTCTTTTGCGAAAAATTTAGCTTCTGTTCTTTTCTCGAAAACATTTCTTGAAAAATTATCTGAAATAACTTATTCTAAACCTCCAGAGTCAACAAGAAAAGATTATTATTCTGAAAATTATGATTTAATAAATGGCGCTTGTGGTTTTAAAAGAAGTTTTTCATTTGTAAATTCAACAAGTTGTTTCTCAAAAAAACGCTCAATAAATTTAACTTTCGGCGAAGATGGTATCACCAACGTAACTGAATCAAATTCAATTAAGGGTGAGTGTTTGAGTCCAACGCTGTTTGACTCTGCTGAAACTGGGTTTCAATCTGAAATTGCTGGTGTTTTTTCTAGGTGTTTGGCGGTTTTTAATGTCTATAAAGCCTCTTTTGGAATACAAAATAATCTCATAAATAAAGAATTGGAAAGAGGGGTCAAAAGAAATAAATTTACTGGAGAGATAGAGTATAATGTTTCTTTCACAAATGATAAAAGAAGAAAGGGGGATTATAATTTTGAGTATACTTTAGACCTGTCTAGATCAGAAGATGGAATTTGGGAAGCTGTTGAAGCTGGGTCGGTTAGTGGAAATGATGTTATTGGTTCAGAAGCTAAATTTAATAAAGCAATTGCTGGTTACAACACTGAAAAAACTGGAATTTTGACTAGATTAACGGCGTTTTATGCTGGAGCAAGTCCTAAGCCTGCTGGCGCAACCTTAAAATTAATAACTAGAAATTTGGGGTATCAGCCGTACGACGGGATTGTATCATATAGTTGGTCAACTACGGATGACTTGACGCTAGATATGTCTAGTGAAATTAGAAGAAAAATAATAGAAATAAATGATTCTAAGGCGGTTAGAATACATAATGATTTTTTAATACCTGGTGGTGTTACAACTTATGCAATTGCTCAAATAGCTAATCAATCAAAGCAGGGGGAAAGAGACGTTAAAGGCAACCTTGAGATATCTAGCCTTACTCTTCCGTTTAGTGGAAACGCTTATTTTGCAAGCTGCACTGGTATTGCAAATGATAATAAAGGCACCGGAACTGATATGTATTTAGAGTCTTTTTCTTTTTCGTCTGACGAAATTGAACAAAATGTTAATTTTAATGCCAAGTATAAATATTCTGAAGCTGCATCTAGTAGTTAAGTGTAATTTTATACAGGTAGTAAGAGGTTTAAAAGGATGCAAGGAAATGTTAAAATATTATATGGTGGAAATGATGTATTCTCTGGAATATGTCCCACTCCTTTTTTGTATTTTGATAAAGAATATATTGAATATGGCTCGAATTGGGGTTCTAAATATAATTTTTCTATAGAGGGTCAAATTACTGGGAAGCTTGGTCCTAATTCTTTCTACGATCTTGAAAATAAAAAAAATCAGCTGATATTAAATTTTAAAAAAGACAACCTGCCAATAAGGATTACTGAAGATTCGTCGCAGATTTTTCTTTCAGATATTTGCTCTATTGATTCTATATCATTTGATCAATCAAAATATTATGCGGTTTTACCTTTTAATATTAAAGCCTCTTGCTATGATAGCGGGACTTTCGGTGGAAATTATGGAGTTTTGGAGCCGCAAGATTCTTGGGATTATTCTGAGTCGGAGGATGGAATAGTATCTTTGAGACATTCTGTTTCGGCAGCCGGATTTAATTCCTCTGGTATTTCTGCCATTGCGAATGTTAAAAAATGGGCTGCAACTAAAACTGGAATTGGTAAAAAAATAGATTCTTTGAAAATTAAAAATTTACCAGCCACGGATTTTATTTTGGAATCTTTTTCGGAACAGGTGGATAGATTTAATGGGAAATACACAATTGAAGAAGTTTATAGGGGGGATTTATTAAGTTCTAATAATGCTGGCGTCGGGATTTTAAGATACGCAGCCGATATTTCAAAAAATATAGACGATGGTATAACAAAGGTTGTGATAGATGGTTCGGCGGCTGGGAAAAAAAATATCGGTGAGGCTGATATGGCTTTGCTGAGAGCGAAGATAAATGCAGAAAATTTTTTTCAATATGCGGCTGATTATGCCAATAAATCAACTGGTTCAAATAAACTTAATTCAACTCCCTTTTCTAGAACTATAACAGAGAACAGGGATAATTCAGAAATTGCTTTTTCTTTAAGCTATGACGATAATCCAGTTGCGCCAGGTCAGGCGAAATGTGTTTACAAAGTTGATTTATCTGAAAATTTAATAAAAAATATAGTTGATGTTAAGTTGGATGCAGAAATTTTATGCGACCGTGGGGATGCTTCAATTAGATGGACTGCCGTAAAAAATTATTATGAAACCAGATTTGATGGGTATGACATAGCTTTAAAAGAATATAAAAGAGCAGGATATACTAAAGGTTTTAATTCAACCCCGAGAACTGAATCTATTAACTATGATGAATTCAATAGTAAGATTACTTATTCAGCTGCTTGGAGTGATAAATATATGCCCTATTCTGATATTTTAACTTCAATAAGCGAGCAGGTTGAAGTAACTCCTTCATTAAAAACTTATACGATACAGCCATCTTTATACAGCAATGCTGTTCATAATGTTCAAGATTTTGGATGTGCTTCAAGGGCTTCAGTTTCAATATCAATTAGCGCAACTGCAAAGCCAGATAAGACAATTCAACAATTAAAAGATTGTGTGTTTGCTGAGCTTTCTAGGTTAAGAAGTTTATACGTAAAATTAAACAATTTTATTGTTGATCAAAAAAGCGAAACTGTGAATGAAAAATATAAAAAAATGTCAATTAGTTACTTGTACTCTTTTGACGGAACAATCGTAACTTAATATGTCTTTAGTAAATTCTTCTGGTTTTAAGTATTATTTGGAAAATTTAGAGATGAGTCATTCATCTATTTTTGCTGCGTATGATTTTGTATCTGGTTCGGCTTTTGTAAATTCGTATTTAAATAATCCTTCTTGGATTACTGGAAAAATTAGCAGTGGAATAATCAACGGAAATAGAGGTAATTTTTATAAAGATAATGGTAGTGGTTTTTTTAATGGATCAAATTCGGTTTCAATTTTGGGAAAAGTTCCAGAGGATAATTTTTCTTTTCTTTTTTGTTATGAAAAACAAAGAAGCGGTCAAGAGGTGCTTTTGAGTTCGGCTGCGGGCAATAATTTTTTAACTTCCTCTGGATTAACCGTTGGTATAAATGATGCCAATAAATTATACATGGAATATTGGAATCCAGTAGAGGGAAGGTTTTTTTTAAATTATGATAAGGTTATATCATCAAAAAATTTAGTATTTTTTAATAAATCATTTGGAGAGTTTAAGTTGGGAATTTTTGATCCAATTGAGTCTTATTTAGATTTTTCGTCAACTTCTTGTGATCAAAGTACATATAAGCATTCGGATTTTTTTCATATAGCCTCTGGAAGTAATTTAAATTGGTCGAATGGTAGAAATTTTAGCGGACATATTGATGACTTTTATTGTTTGACTGGTTATGTTCCTCAGGATTATTTTTCAAGTTTATATAGCGGATTTTATTCAAATATGGTTTCTGGCGGCGTAAGTGGTATTAATTATATTTGCGAAAATGTTTCTACATTAAGTGGTAGCGGGGTTATTCTGGGAACTTTTGTTACTGGATACGTAACGGAAAAAACTGATTCTATTCAGAATGTACCATTTGGATATTTTGACAGTGGTTATAATTATTATGTTGGAACTGGAATAACTGGATTTGAAAACAAATTGATAGGAAATGTTAGAGATGATTGCGGGTTTGTAAATCCGGTTTATGCTAGATCACCGCTGACGGGAAATATTTATGTATCTGGAGTAACTGGAATATATACCGGATTGTATCCAGTTATTACAACAAACTATACAAATACAGAATTAATAGGCATATTGACTGGTGAGGTTTTTGTTCCTATTGATGTTTCGGTTTGTTCTTTATCAACCGGGTATTATCCAGACTCGTTATACGTGGATTCTGGATTTATTTCGTCGCTGGGTTTTAATGGGGTTTATTCTTTTAATAATCGTTCTTCTGGTGATTATTTTGAAGCATTTTTTTATACTGGATCTTTTTATAAAAATATTAACTTAGAACCAAGTTATGATTCTGCGATTTTTGAATACAAGATACCGCAGTCGGATACTGGATCTGGTCAAAATATGTTTTTTAATAATGGTCAATTATTATTCGAAAGTGGTTGGTCTTCTTATCAGGATGGGTATAAAACTTTGTACAATATAACTGGGGATATATTTTTAGATAATAATATAGTGAGATCAAATGAATATAATGAAATTACTGATAATTTAATTTATGATCATAGTTCTTTGAACTACACTCCGTCAATTAATTTTTTACAAACGGGTTGGGGAAGCGGAGTTCCTTATACTTCATTTGGAACACAAATAAAACCCGATTTATACTTTGTAAATGGGGTAAAATTGCTTAGTGGTGAAGACTATAATAATAGTACACTTTCTGGTCTAAGATTTAAATTTGATATTCCAGCTTCTTCTGTATTGACAAAGGTGAATGATTATTTTATATCTAGTAACAGCGTTTATATAACTGGAGTTAATAATTTAATTCAATTAAATAGCGGAAATTTTTGCAATAACTCTTCCCAGCTTTATATGAATGGACTCAGGCAGCTGATAGATTATGACTATATTGAGGTTTCAAAATTTGAAATATTAACCGGATCGCCGGTTGTAGAAAGTTTAAATTATCAATTATCTTATTCTTCTTCAAGTGATTTTTGGAATATATAATTATATTTGATATTGAATATTTGAATTTTAAAATAATACTATGGCTATAGAAAAAATTCCAAAAATTACTGCTTCATTTTCTTCTAATGGACTTGTTTATTCTATAGATTTTCAGAAATCTTATTCTTCAGAGCCTTCAAAAGTTACGTATAAAATTGTCAACAAAACGGGCACATATACTGCTCCGTCGATAGAAGCCGACGCTTCTATTAGTTTTTCTGATTTTAATTTTAGCGGCTATGTTTATTCTTACGATATAGAAGAGTCAAATTCAGGTAATATTTTAACAGTAACCTTAATAGATAAAAGTGTAATTTTAGATAAATTGTATGTCACTGTTTTTAGACCTGGAATATTTGGTAAATCTGGATCGAGTTCTACAACCAACTTGGATGTAAAATTTGATCCAGAAGATGAATTTTATACAATTGCCAATAATGGAGATGGATATAAAATTGTTAAAAATAAATATACTGATGGAACAGTTAAAAGAAAAGTAAGGAGCTTTAATGGTAAAACTGGTGATATTATTATTGTTGGTTCTGAAGAGCCGCCAGAGACAAACTGCGAATTACCGGCGTGTTCTTATACGTTTGATGATTTAAAAAGTATTACCGGGGTGACTGGTTTTAGCACCTGCCCAATAAGTGATAATAAAATTAGACAAACGTACGAGGGCACCCTAAGATCCGTTTTGAACAGTTGGTGTCAAGATTTTGGTTATTCTTTTTATTGGAATTATTCAAGTAATTCTCTAGTTTTTTTTGATGCTAAACAAAGTGTTTTTTCTATTCCAAGTGTTACAAATAGTAAAATTGTTTCTAAAAAATATTCAAAGTCCGCTGAGGGTAAATATAACCAAATTGCATCGAATTATTTTGCAAAACCTTATTCTCCAAAGACAGCATCAGCAGATACTGGGTCAACCTACTATGGAACGTATAATTTGAATCCATATAATCTTGAATATTTTATAGATAAGTCTCTTGTAGAAAATCAAACTACTATATATGGTGGTGGTAGGACTAGGAATCAATTTATAACTAGTGCGGTATTAGGTTATGTATCACCATCATTAAGAAAAATATATAATTATTCTTGGATAACTGCATGGGGTAGTCAGATTGGTTTTTCTGGAAAAACTTTAAAGTATCTTGCTGTTAATAAACTTGCCGCGTCTATGACGAGTTATGGAATGAAAGATGATGTTAGTGATTTGATAAAATTTTCTGGGCAAACAATTGAGAATTTGGATACTTCCTATGTTGCCGTTATGGGTAATTATGACGCTGGACTGGAGGATAGGTGGACAAATATGGAGCAGGATATATTTACATCTAAAATAGGAAATTTTTACAGATGTCCTCCAACAAGATCTGGGAGTTCCGTCTTTTGTAGTAAAAATATGATAGTTAATACTTCTATTTCTTTTGAGCCAGAGGGTTCTATAATGGAGGATATGGACAATAAAGATGATTCGTCTGGAAATTTCAATGGAAGACCTGTTTTTTCTAGAGGCGCTCCAGGTCCCGAAATTACAAGTATGCAGGCATTAGAGGAACTTGGAATAAAAGAGGATAATAATAAGAATTTAGAAAAATTACTCCCGATGCAAATTCCAGTACTTCTTGATTCTAAATTTGGCAAGGGGTTAATTTCAAGTCAGCTGGTGGACAGTGATGATTTGTCAAAATATAATACAATATTGATAATTCCAAGAACCGAGCTAGTTACATCGAAAATAAAATTTTCAGCAAACTATACAACTGGATCGAATGCAAGGGAAACTACATATATTGATATACAAAATAATCAAGATCCAGATCCTCCAAAGTGTTCACTAGAAGACCAAAATGCTAAAAAATGCCTTTCTGGGAAAGAGGAGCTTTCAAAAAAACAAGAAGAGGCTAAAAAACCAACAGGATTTGAACAAAAAAAACCGGTTTCTGGATTGCTTGCTAAGACCCCGTGTGTTGGTGCGAATATTTCTATAAATGGAAAATCTGTAAAAATTCTTTCGTCTTCTTATGCTCAACATAGGGGCGTGGTACAATATGACGTTTCAGTAAATATGATAGCAGATGCCACAAGTCAAGAGAGTATAGTATTTACTTCGGATGGAAGCTCGTCTCCGTCTGATAAAATTATAGAAACTAGACTTATAATCGAAAATAGAACAACTGCTGAAAACCTATCGAAGCAAAAACCAACGCCGCAAGAATTAGCGACAAGAAAAGGTTATTTGCAAAATAATAATATTGAAAAAGTTTCATATACTTGCGCGGGATTTGTTGATACACTTCCATTGAATGTGGGTTCTGGTCTTGAAAGTTTGGATATGTCAATTTCAGATTCTGGTTTTTCTGCGTCTTATTCTTATTCAACTCGTCCAGCAGTTTTCCCTGCGCAAGACAGTTCGACAATAAGGAATTCTTCAAATCCATCAAATCCTGCAACGCAATCGAGATAATTATGTTTTTAACAAGTGGATCAATGTTTAAAAGTTTTGCAGAGCAATCTTGCTTTTCTTTCGATTCGGATATTAGCATTTCTAATTCCTCTGGGAGGTCAAGAATTGGCGTATCGGGAGAGCTTGGCGTATTTGATTTGTTTAGTTTCAATAGTGGAAAAATATTTGATTGTAAAAATAGATTTGTAAGTTCATACTCTCCAAATGAAATTTTTAATGTTTCTGGAAATTTATGCAGTGGTAATTTTGGTTATTATATAAGGAATAAACCTATTTCTTTAAACTCTAATTTGTCTCCGTCTAATTTTTCTTTTGAAAATTTATTTTTTTCAACAACTGGCGCGGCGCTAGATTTTTCTGCAGATATTTGGAGTGATCAAGTTCCTTCTTATTCTCTTCATTTTAATAATAAATTTCTTACCGGATCTAATGTAACGGGTTTCTTAAAAAACAATTCTGCGTCTTCTTATCAGAGTTTTAAAATTTTTTCTTCTAATGTTAATTTTCCAGACGGTGATGATTATTCTTTATCATCCAATTTGACAGGATTAAAAATAAAACCGAATAATTCTGGTCAGATTAGTCTAAGCTTCGGGGGTAATTCAGCTTTCAAGATAGATGAAAACAAGCAGGCTCTACCAATTAGTGGAGATTTATTGCTGCAGACAAATTTCGGCACGGCATCGTTGCCTATTTATATTGATTTGAAAAGTTCTCCTGAATACAATATTGATCTTGATTTAATTGCATCTGGCGACTTGTTAACTGGTAATTTTTGGACATATTCGCTAAAAAGACAGGCGTGTAGTGGAACAAGGTTTGAGTTTAAGCTTGAACAGATAAATTGGAGGGACCCATATTATACTTTCGCTGAAAGTTTTATAATCAATAGCGGATATGATAATGGTAATTATTCGCCATCTTTAATATCCTACAATCTACTTAAATCCGCATATGTAGGAACAGGTTATTTATCTGGAGCTGGATGTTCTGGCTCTGATATTTTTAAAACCAAATTCGATATTTTATATGATAATAAAAGTGGAATTCATTATAATAGTGTAAAATATACAATTAGCGGAATAGATGAAACTTTTTTATTTTCAGAAATATTAACAAACTAATTTTATGTCTTTAAAATTTTCAAGTGGCGGTTCCAGTATAACAAATCGATTTGCAAGAAGTGCGTCTGTGGAAAATGAACTAAGGCACCCATGGGAAATATTTTTGTCTCCAGATGAGAAAAAATTTGGAGTAGAATATAAAAGCGATGTGTATGACGGTTATAATTTTGATAAAATTACAGTATCAGGATTAGTTGAAGTATCAGATAATCAGAATGATCCTGGATGGAAAACGCCGCAAGAGGGATATATATTTTTATGGGGAACCGTCGATCCAGGAAGCGGGGAAATTACTAAAATAGAAATAAAAAATGATCAAGATGATTTACAATATATTGCTAGATTAAGTTTTAATGGAGATGGCAAACAAACCAATTTCGCGCATGTTCTTGGATACATTTGGAATAGTGGTACAGTTTCGTCTCCAAGTTGGCAAATAAGACAATCGGCATGGAGGGACATTACGTTACTTTACGTGGTTATAAATGGGCAAGCTGGAAAGGCTACATTTGAAATGTAATTTTTTATCCTTGTGCTTTTTTCCAAGAATCTTGAGAAGGTCTGTCTGGTGAGCCTGGTTTTGCGGGCTTGTAATTTTTACCCATTCTTTTCTTTTTATCCCTGATGTTGTCCCATAAACCCCTTCTTTTTGCAGCTTCAGCCTCTTCCATTTCTTCTGGCGGCTCTTGGCTAAACATACAATAATTATGAATAGTTGTAACATAGCCCTCAGCCAGAGAAGCCATTTGTTGTAAAAACGGTTCTGACAGGTTTTCCATGACAGATTCATTCGAGAGATTGTTTAATATATTTTCAGAAAGTGACTTGACCGCTACAAGTGATCCGATCACCATTTCAGATAAATCCTCTTTCAAATCCATCAGCTCTTGTTCTGGAGTTTCGTCTTCTGAAGACTTAACAATATTTTCTTTTTTATTGAAAGACACTACAAATGTGTCAATTCCATTTTCTTTTGTTTTTGAGAAGTTCTTATTCATGATTTTATTATATTTTGATTTTACCAACTTTTGCAGGCCCAATATCTTGGAGTTGTTTTATCTTTCGCCTGATCGCATTTATGTCTGGCGCGAAAACTTTTTCTTCTTGCTGGAATATTCTTCTTAATAGACATATTTTTATCACCGAATCTTACAATGATAACTTTTCCACTTTGATTTTTTACATATACAGCAGATTTTTTTGGACCATCTGGGGTTCTAAATGGTTTATTTAGTGTGACTTTTCTGCCTTGATATTCTGCGGCGTTTGCGACTTCAATATTAAAATATTCGTCTACATTGAGTTCAGTAAATTCGGATTTTTCGAGATCAATTTCTTCAGCACTAAGATATTCTTCAGCGGTTGGAATATATAAATTTTCCAATGTAAGCTCTTCCTCATTTGCTGTTACCGTCTCGTCGCATTCTGGACACTCCGACTCTGCGAAAACCAAAAACTCATCGTCGTTCAACTCAACAGAAGCGGAAGCGTCCTTCTTAGCCTTATCCCATTGAGAATAACAAACAGCAATTCTTTGTTTTTGATCAGGAAAATCTTTATTGCTTTGCGTATCTCCAATACAGCGAGATACAAATTCACTCTTTTTTTCTTTGTTTTTTGGTTTTACAAGAGGCATGATTTTACTTTTTTCTTTATTTGTTTCAATAATTTACACTTTTTATTTAAAAACCGACCTCTTAATCAAGAAAAGAATATAAAATACCACAACAGAAATTAAAAAACTCGGCATGATAAGCATTATGTTTTTTGTAATCAATAGTCCAGCTAAAAATGAAAAGAAGCAATTTAAGCATAGAAAGCAAGTAACCAGTCTCGAGGCAAACCCTACTATATTTTTTTTGACACCACAAACCGCGCCAATAAACATTATGTAGTTTTCAAAGCTGTTCGAATTTTCGTATTGGTCAAATTTTAAAAATGCTGAAATCTTCTTTAATCTTAGAATTCTCAAAAGCATTGAGCAGTATTCGTACACAAAATCTGTTTGCTGCACTAAAAATACAACGCATCCTATTGATATAGATAAAAACAACTGTGAAATATAAAATTCTTGCATATATGTTGTATAATATTATACTGCCCATTTTCTATTTATTAAAAAAATATCTTGACTCTGGCCCCAAAATCAAGTAGAATAACGTCATTCCCCGTGCCTAACGGCTACCATTTAAAATTAATTTTTAAAAAGTAAACTAGCAAGCGAAGCGCAGCTCGGATTTTTAGTATGCTAAGTTTTCTGACTGGGTAGAACAAAAATACGAATGCAAGTTTATCTCAAGTGCCAATTGGAAACGTAAAAACACAGTGTACGCCCGAGTATGGCCCTTAATAAATCAAAGCCTGTAATTGTATTGACATATGGTAAAAAACGTGATTACATAGATCATCAATCTATGTTGAATATAGAAAACAAAAAAATAGTCATAGGAATTTCTGGATATGCCAGGTCAGGAAAGGACACCCTTGCCAATATACTGAAATCATCATTTGTTGAAAATAAAATAAACACAAAGATTTTTTCTTTCGCTTTCGCGCTGAAAAACGACATTGATAATTTTTGCCTATCAAAAATAGGTATTTCTGCATTCTGTGAAGAGACTAGCTTGAAATCAAAAATTCGTCCAATGTTAATTTCTTACGGGCAAGTTCAAAGGTCCGCCTCTAATGGAACCTATTGGCTTAATAAGCTAAAACCCGAAATTGACCTTTTTTTTAAAAAGGGTGGAAATGTAGCTATAATTTCTGATTTAAGGTTTAAAGAATACGAGTTCGATGAAACCGACTTCATAAGATCTTATGAGAATAATGCCATAATTACAATTTCAAGAATTATGGAGAACGGCATGCTAAACACTGCGGCGCACGAATCAGAACTTGAAAATTTACCAAGAATTTCTCGAATAGCAGACTTTGAACTTACTTGGGATACCAACGATAACAAAAATGAATTGAATCTACAAAGCAAGCAGTGCTTAGATTTTATTTATTCCAAAATTGTATAAAATATGCAAGATTCAAATCAACTCGAAGAGATCAATATTATCAATATGGCAAAAAATGGGGATGATGATTCAATCAAAACCCTAATTGAAAAACACAGCGGCATATGCGTAGATGTTTATAAAAAATATATAAATATGCCAAACGTGTCTGGCTTCGTTTCCGATGACATTATTTCAAGCAAAGATTATATTATTTACAATTCTGCAAAAACCTATGATCCTTCCCGAGGAAGTAAATTTTCAACCTGGCTTGCGAATCAAACAAGATACTTTTGCTTGAACGCCATAAATAAAAGTGGCAAGTTAATTCCATTTGAAACCGAAACTCTAAACTCTTTGATAGAGGGAAAAGACCAGGAATTTAAAAATGAAGAAAAAACTGTTGAAAAATCAAACGAGGTGCTTGAAATTGTAAAAGAAACACTTTCTAGTCTTTCTGATAAAAAAATCAAACAATGTATTCAAATAAAATATTTTTCAGAAGATGGAAATCATAAAAGCTATACTCAAATCGCCGAAAAAATGCATGTGACTGTTCAAACCGTTATAAATTGGCATAATAAATTTATTAAAATAATAAAACAAAAATGCAAGAATAGAAAAATAATATTTGACTTAAACTAAAAAAATAGATATATTAAAATTCTAACACATATAAAAATGAACACAGATACACAAACGAGCAACACAAACACCCAAGCATCAAAAAATTCACGCGATTCCGAAAGGGGCGCTCTTTGGCTTAAGAAGTCCAAGGCTGGTGCAGATTTTTTGTCCGGATACGTTCTTGACGAAAATAAAAATAAAATTAACGTAGTAGTTTTTAAGAACAACTACAAGAAGCCAGGCGAAAGTTCTCCAGATTATCGAATCTACCTGTCTGAGGCTCCAGCTTCATCCGCCCAACCATCGGGAAAAAATACAAAAAACTCTGATGTAGAGACTCAAGAATTGCAATCAGACGATATTCCGTTTTAATATATGCAAGAAATCAGTCTAGAAATTCCGGTAAACAATTTATCTTTTGGAAATTGTTCAGTCAATCTTCTGAAAGAACTTTATAATAAAAAAATAAACCCAACAATTTTTCTTATTGGAGAAAAGGCAGATCTTTCTTCTTTTGAGGGAAACTTGACTCCGGAATTTTTAGATTGGCTTAAATCTTGTGCTTCAAACTCGCAGAAGAAGCACAAAAGAGATAATCCAGTTCTTAAACTTTGGCACTTGAATGGTTCTTTAAATTCTTATTCAAAAGATCAATTTCTTTTTACCTTCTACGAGCTTGACAGTCCAACTCAAACAGAGTTGAATATTATCAACAATCAAAAGAGGGTAATCGTTTCTTCGACGTATGCCAAAGATATTTTCAATCAAATTGGCTGTAATAACATTGAGTACTGCCCACTTGGCTTTGATTCATCCAGCTTCTTTAAAAAAGAAATAAAAAACAAGCAAGATAAAATTATTTTTGGCTTGGCAGGCAAACTAGAAAAAAGAAAACAGCACCACAAGGTTCTTTCCGCTTGGGCTAAGAGATATGGCAACAATCCAAGGTATATGTTGAATTGTGCTATTAAAAATCCATTTTTAACACCAGAGCAACAATCATCTGCCATAAATGGTGTTTTGGAAGGAAAGAGTTATTTTAATATTAATTTCTTGGATTTTATGCCAACAAATTATTTATATAATGATTACCTCAATAGCAACGACATAATTATAGGAATGTCAGCAGGAGAGGGATGGGGGCTCCCAGAGTTCCAAAGTCTCTGCCTTGGCAAGCATGCTGTAGTACTAAATGCTCACTCTTATAAGGATTGGGCTAATAAAGAAAATTCAGTTCTAGTGAACCCATCTGCAAAAATTCCATGTTACGACGGAGTATTCTTTAAAGAGGGAATGGATTTCAATCAAGGAAATTATTTCGACTGGAATGACGATGAATTTATTTCTGCATGTGAAGAAGCCGAAAAAAGGTTCGAAAAAAATAAAAATAATGACGCTGGCGAAGAATTATCTAAAATCTTCACATGGGAAAAGACTGCAAATAGACTATTAGAAATTTTATCTAATTAAAATGCCAATATATACTTTTGAAAATCCAAATACCGGAGACATTATTGATGTTATTCAGTCAATGAATGATGATCATGTTTATACTGACGAAAATGGATTAAAGTATACAAGAGTATATTATACCCCAAATATGGCAATTGATTCTCAATTTGACGCCTTTTCATCTAAAGACTTTGCGGAAAAAACAAGAAGCAAAAAGGGGACAATAGGCGACTTGATAAACAAAAGCAAAGAATTGAGCGAAAAACGAGGTGGCGCTGGCAACGATCCAGTTCTCAAAAATTTTTACTCCTCTTATCAAAAAGACAATGGTGTAAAACACTCTAATGAAATCAAATCAGAAAAACTAGAAAAAGCCAATAATAAATTAAAAAAATTTGGCATATCTCTCTCTGATTAGTTTTCTATACACCTGTTTTTTTGCTTAAATTTTATTTGCTTTAGTTTAATATTTTTTCTTTGATCTAGCGGAAAAAATACTGTATTATCATATACACTAATAATGAATATGACAAAAAACGATGTAAAAATTTTTGACGAAGTTATCCCCCTTAAGCCAAACTTCTATCCGTGGACAAAAGACTTCATTCTTGCGATGCATAATGGATTTTGGACAGATGCGGAGTTTAACTTTCAAAGCGATTTGCAGGATTTTAGAGTAAAATTATCAGAACAAGAGAGGGAGATTATTATCCGCTCGCTTTCTACAATTGGTCAACTTGAAATTTCAGTTAAAAAGTTTTGGGCTAAACTCGGTGATAATTTGCCCCATCCAGCCTTGAATGATTTGGGTTATGTAATGAGTTCGGTTGAAGTTATACATGGGCAATCATATTCCCGTCTTTTAGAGGTTCTTGGAATTGAAGATTCATTTGATAGAATTTTAGAAGAACCAATTATCAAGGGGCGTGTAAATTATCTTCGCAAACATCTTCGCAAATTTCATGAAGATAATAAAAAGCAATTTGTTTACTCGTTAATTCTTTTTACATTATTTGTAGAAAATATAGCCTTGTTTTCGCAGTTTTATACAATAGGCTATTTTGGCAAATTTAAAAATCTCTTAAAAGACACAAACAAGCAGGTTGAATATACATCAAGAGAAGAGGATCTTCACGCTAAGGTTGGGATGAAAATTGTTAATGTTATCCGCGAGGAATATCCAGAATTGTTCGATGAACAACTTGAAAACAAAATAATTTCAGAAGCAACAGAAGCGATTGAGCACGAGTGTAAAATTATCGAATGGATTGTAAACGGTTATAAAAACGAGAATTTGAACTCCCCAATTCTCAAGGAATTCATTAAGAATAGAATGAACGAAGCTCTTAAAGAAATTGGATTTAAAAAAATCTTTGACATTGATCAAGATGCGTTAAAAAAAACCGTTTGGTTTGATGAGCAGCTTTTGGCAAATTCAAAACAAGATTTTTTTGCAGGTCGACCCGTGGAATACAGCAAAAACTCCCAATCGTTCGACGAGTCCGATCTATTTTAAGCTTGCTATTCTTTAATAATCTGGTAAGATATAGTATACAAATTTCATGAGTAATAACACGCAAAATCAAGAGAAGTATTATTGGCTGAATAAAGATTCAAGAAAATTTTTAGAAAGCGGATATTTGGAAGAGGGAGTAACTCCAGAACAGAGAGTTAGACAAATTGCAGAAAACGCAGATAATATTTTAAACCTTAAGGGGTTCGCTGATAAGTTTGAAAATTATATTTCGAGGGGCTTTTTCTCGTTGTCAACACCGGTTTGGACAAATTTTGGAAACAAAAGGGGACTGCCAGTTTCTTGCTTTGGTTCTTATTGCGATGATAAGATGGAGAGTATTTTGAGTAAAGTTGCTGAAGTAGGCACTATGTCAAAAATGGGAGGTGGTACTTCCGGATATTTCGGCGACCTGCGCGAAAGAGGCGCAAAAATCTCCGTTGGCGGAGAGTCTAGTGGGCCTGTACATTTTATGGAGCTTTTTAGCACTATCGCCGATGTCGTTTCTCAAGGTTCTGCCCGAAGAGGATCATTTGCCGCTTATCTTCCCGTCGAGCATCCTGATATTGAAGAATTTTTGCAAATTCGCTCTGTTGGTCACGCTATTCAAAATATGAGTATTGGCGTTACCATTACGGACAAATGGATGCAAGAAATGATAGATGGTGATAAATTAAAAAGAAAAATTTGGGGACTAATCATTAAAAAAAGATTTGAAACAGGCTATCCATATATTCAGTTTGCCGACACAATGAATAATAATTCGCCACAAGTTTATAGAGATAAAGAATTAAAAATAAATAATTCAAATTTGTGTAGTGAGGTGGCCCTGAGTAATTCACCAGGCGAATCGTTTGTTTGCGTTCTTTCCTCCATTAACCTTCTGCACTGGGACGAAATTAAAGAAACTGATGCAGTGGAAACAATGGTTTACTTTTTAGACGCTGTAAACGAAGAATTTATTAGAAAAACAGAAGGCGTAAAATTTATGGAGGCACCTCATAAATTTGCAAAAAATCAAAGGGCTTTGGGAGTTGGAGTTCTTGGTTGGCATTCATATTTACAATCTAAAATGATTGCATTTGAATCAATGGAAGCAAAATTTCTTAATAATTCTATTTTCAAAACAATTAAAGAAAAATCAGATAAAGCAACTGAAGAACTTTCAAAAATTTTTGGTGAACCAGAGTTGCTGAAGGGATATGGTCGCAGAAATGTAACAACACTAGCCGTTGCCCCAACAACATCTTCATCATTCATTCTTGGTCAAGTCAGCCAATCAATTGAGCCATTGAATAGCAATTATTTTGTTAATAAACTCGCAAAGGGTTCATTCACCTACAAAAACCCTTATCTTAAAAATCTTCTAAAAGAAAAGGGAAAACATGATGAGGAAACCTGGAAAAGCATCCTAGTTAAAGGAGGTAGCGTTCAGCATTTGGATTTTTTAACCCAGGACGAAAAAGATGTATTCAAAACATTTGGCGAACTTTCTCAAAAAGAAATTGTTATTCAAGCAGCTGCTAGACAAAAATATATAGACCAATCGCAATCATTAAATATTATGGTTCCTCCAAGTACGCCAGCAAAAGATGTCAGCACTCTTCTTATTGACGGTTGGAAGATGGGCGTTAAAACTTTTTATTATCAAAGATCTAGCTCGCCCAGTCAAGAGCTTTCTCGTTCAATTTTAGCCTGCAAAAGCTGTGAGTCATAATTAAATTTAATTAAAATGAATATAAATATTAAACTCATCAATGCGAATTCAAAAACTCCATCAAAATCATCCCTTGATGATGCCGGATATGATCTTTACTCATGTGAAGAGATTTTGATAAAACCAATGGAAAGAAAACTTGTTAAAACCGGTGTCGCAATGAGTATTCCTTCGGGCTATTATGGGCATATCTCAGACAGAAGCGGAATGGCCTTTAAAAAAGGCGCGCATTGTCTTGGTAAAATTGTTGACTCATCTTACAGAGGCGACATAGGCGTTATTATTTTAAATACAGATATGTATGAGCCAATTAAAATTCAAAAAAATGATAGAATTGCGCAAATAATTTTTAAAAAATATGAAAATGTAAATTTTATTGTTGAAAATCTTTTAGACGAAACAGAAAGAGGGTCTTCTGGTTATGGTAGCTCTGGAAATTAAAAAAAATCTCAAATGCGGATAAAGTGTAATATAGAAAACATGGAATCAAATGAAAAAAATTTTATTACCAGCGACCTCTCAATAGAAGAATTGAGAAAAAGTCTCGAAGAGAGTAATGAAATTTTACTTGAAAATCTAAAAAGCAGATTTACTCAAGAATTATTGGCAAGCATGGTATTTTTTGTTTTTAATGAAACATGTAAAAATAAAGATGAAGACACGGCGGACAACAGTCTTTTAAATCAGAATAAAAACTCAACAGCAAAAATATTTTTTTCAGCTTGGCTAAATCATACTAAAAAACAATCCAAAAAAGAAATGCTAGAAATAAACAATCAACTTAAAACTGAAAAAATGAATTTCTTAAGCGCGATTTCTAATTTTTCACTTCCAAGCACTGAAGATTATCAATACATTTACGATATGGCAATTAGCGATATTCAAAATCTATTTGAAAAAAATACCTCATACAAATAGCAGATGTAATAAATTTTGATTTATATTTCATAGACAATATAATACCTTATGATAAAGGTAAAAATTTCCAGCTTTTCTGTAGATGAAAGTAATATAGGTGCATCTTCAGAGCTTGAATTAAAATCTTTTATAGTAAAGGCCGACAAGGACGACCAAACCTTTTCTGAAAATTCAGTAAAAGATGGATATACCGTCATAATGTCGGAATCAGAGTATAAAGAAAAATTAATTTCCAAATCCACAAGAAAATCTAATCCATTACTTGTTAATTTTGAAGAGTATAGCAGCTAAGCAGCATTTAAACCTTTCATATGAATTCGGTTATTTTAACGTCTTACTTTTCAATTAAAAAACACCCCAATGATCCTAATGATAAATGCGTTATCGGTCGCGGCAATGATGGCAGGGTTCTACAAAATGATTTCCGGTACATTGAGCCTTGGTATAATTCTGTTAACAAATTAAATCTAGAAGGAAGAGTTTTTCATGACAATCTATCTGAAGATTTTTTAAACAAATATACCACAGATAACATAAAATTTATCAAGGTTACACAATCTGATTACTCAAATAATGACTGGAGATTTTTTTGTTATAGAAATTATTTAGAAGAAAATAAATTTGATTGTGTTTTTTTAACCGATGGTTCCGACGTAATAGTAGTTAAAGATCCATGCAAAATTATTAAAGATAATCCAGAAGTAGACTTATTTGCGTGCAAAGATAGCATTATGCTTAATGAGTTTCCATACTTGCAAATTCATCAACAAGCACAATGGGAAAATTACGTTTGGTTTTCTATTTTTCAAAAAACACTTGAATTAATCAATATGGGGGTTATTGGCGGAAATTATGAGAATATTTTATTATTTTTAAATAAATTTTGCGAAACAAGAATTAAACTCGGTAATACGGATTTTAATTCCGACATGTGGACCGGTCAATATGTTTTTAGAGATTTGCTGTCAGATAAAAAAATGCTAATTGGAGAACCGTTTACTAGTAATTTTAAAAAATACGAAACCCACAGAGAAGACGTTTATTTTATTCACAAGTAATATGAAAATATGCTTTATAGCTCCAGGTGAAATTAGCGTCCCTCCGTCTGGGTGGGGCGCCCTAGAAACAGTAGTATGGAATCAATATTCTAATTTGAAAAAAATTGGCTATGATGTTTCAATTATTAATGAACCAGACTCTAAATTAACTCTAGAAAAAATTAACGAAATAAATCCCGACATGGTGCATCTACATTATGGCGCACATTATGACATAATGCCATATGTAAAATGTAGAAAAATTGTAACAAACCATGATGGTAGCTTTTTATCCTCAAAAAATTTTCATGAGTCAGTTATAAGAAACTTTTTATACGATTGCGAGTTTTTTATTCTGACCACATGGGAGCAAGATTTTCTCTTGAGAATAGGGATTTCGCCACGAAAAATTAAAGTGCTTCCCAATGGTGTAGATTTTAATGCCTTCAATTTTCAAGCAAAACCAAAAAATCAAGATTCAAGTATTTGCTTGGGAAAAATAGACAAAAGAAAAAATCAAGCGCTTCTTCAATCATTAGATAGCGGAATTTTTTTCGTTGGTCAAAATACCATTGCAGAATTTAATCCATTAGATAGTAAATATCTTGGACTATGGACAAGAGCTGAAGTGTATGAAAAATTAACGGATTACTGTAATTTAGTTTTGATATCAGAATTAGAACTTCAACCATTAGTTTGTCTTGAGGCATTAAGCGCCGGACTAGGATTAGTTGTATCAGAAGCCGCCTCTCAGAATCTAGACAACTCCCTACCGTTTATTACCATAATACCCCAAGATTCAATACATAATCCAGAAATTGTTTCTTCATCAATACGCAATAATCGAAACAGTTGCATAAATATTGGTCGTGAAAAAATCAGAGAGTATGCAGAGCAATTTTGCTGGGAAAATATTGTAAAAAAATATATAAATTATTTATGAATATTCAAGCAGTCCTATTTATGTGCAACGACTTTGCAAGAGCAAAGTTCACATTAGAAAACTTCAGCAAATGGAACCCTAATATTCCTATTCAGTTAGTGAATTCTGGTGGAAACTGCCCCAAGCAGCATTTGGCACATATTCCCAATATTGAGTTTATCAATGCTCCTAATTTGTGGCACAAACGAACTCTTTGCGGAGTTGGCTCTTTTGGACCTCAATATTATGATTATCTTTTTAATTTTGGCTTAAATGAAAACTTTTCTCACACGTTATTTTTAGAAACAGATGTTTTGACCAATAGAAAAATTACAATCGAACCAAAATATGATATTAGTGGACCTGCAAACCCATGTGGACATAATGAACACGTTTTGTACGATTATTTAAATATTCACGAGAACAGAATACACACTGGTTGCGGCGGCACTATATTTAGTTTGAATTATTTCAAAACATTAAAAGATAAAGATTATTCGTTTTTCCAAGAAATGTTTGATAAGTTTCCTCAAAATTATTTTATGGATTTAATTTCAACCTTAGCAGCAAGAAAGAACGGACTGTCGTTCGGACACTGGGAAGAGGTTTCAAATATTCCTGTTCATGTTGTGAACGGAAACTTTGTCAAAACAGACTATTCGGCAACATTAATACATAATTTTAAAATATGAAAAAAATACTCTTAGATCTAGGCACTCATTTCGGGCAAGGATTAAATCAATTCATAAATATATTAAAAATAGACGACTCATGGGACATATATTCATTTGAAGCAAATCCAGTAACATTCAAAATGTTTAATGGTACCGATGTTTATAAAAATTCTATCTTTAACATTCAGTTCTTAAATCAGGCTGTTTCAACAAAGGATGGAAAAACGATCATAAACGTCGAGACGCCACCAAACGAGGGAGAAACAGGAATGGGCTCAAGCATTATTCCCCTATCGGACTGGAATCCATGGAACGATTCGCTTAGGCAAAATTTCAAATCTAAATACGAAATTGAAAGCATTAATTTTTCAGAATTTGTTAAATCACTTGGGGAAGCCGAAATTTTTTGCAAAATGGACATCGAGGGAGCAGAATTCGATGTTTTAGAAAAAATGATAAATGACAACTCTATTAGCTCCATTAAAGAAATCTGGATAGAATTCCATGATCATTTTTTTGCAGATAAACTTACTTATTCCAACAGGAAAAACGAAATCATAAGCTATTTTAATAAAAATCATATTAAATATAACTTATGGCATTAAGCAAAAGCGAGTCTTATCTCTTTTTATGTTTTGGCAAATCTTATATTTCAGACTGTCTTGACCTAATTGACACCTTAAGCTCATGCGAAGACTCAAGAAGCGTCAATGTCATTACGCTACCAGAGGATTATAATTTTGCAAAAAATCTCAATATTTTCAACGAAGTTTATACTCTTGATATTGTAAATCACGAATTATTTCATTTTTGTAAAACGAATTTTGAAAGATTCTGCCTATTGCCCAGATTAGAGCTATACAAGTATCTAACCACAGATTACACAATGGTATTAGATACAGATATATTATGCTCTTATAGCACTGATGAAGCTTGGAATTTTTTAATCAATAAAAATCAAGATCTAATAATGCTTGGCTCAAAAAATAATCCCTCATGGCATTGGGGATACTGGGGCGAAATTTGTTCCAAAATTGATATAAAGCCGCAAGAAACACATGGCGGACTTTTTTTTCTTAGAAAAACAAATAATCTTAAAAGAATTTTTGACGACGCAAGAGAGTGTTTTCTAAACTATGATAATTTTGGAATGTTAAGATTTTACCAAAATGGAGCTGTAGATGAGCCATGTTTTTCTTACGCTTTTTCCAAGAACAAATTTCAACCAGTTGAGTTTTCGGAATTTCCAATAATGACCTTTAATTTAAATTCAGAAGACAGCATTCCAACAAAAAAAATGACAGAAGTAAGACAAGCCAGATTCATGGAAGAATATATTCCATTTATCCATATGTTTGAAAAAAATCACGGTGAAAATTTTTTAGCAATAAAAGAAAAAATAATAAAAAATGCATCAATTTACAATAAAATAATAAAACATAAACTTTTCTAAAATGAACAATATACAAGAAACATATATGGGCAAAAAAATAGACAATGCAAATATTCTAAATATAGACGATGCGTATAAAATTCTTTTGGGTAAAAAAATCTGCATTGTAACCGGGGTAACGGGTCAAGACGGAAGCTACATGGTTGACTACCTTCTTGAAAATACGGATTTGTTTGTAGTAGGAGGAGTTAGAAGATTGAGCGTTTATAATCATATTAATATAAATCATATCAATAATCCTAGATTTGTATTGTTAAATTTTGATTTAACTGACTCGCATTCTATTTCAAGAATCGTTGAAAAACTTCAGCCAGATTATTTTATAAATTTAGCCGCTCAAAGCTTTGTCGCAAGTAGTTGGGATTTTGCAAGACAAACGTGGCAGACTAATTCAACTTCTGTTTTGGATATATTGGAGGCAATTAGGTTACACAAACCCTCTTGTAGATTCTATCAAGCTGGATCCAGCGAGGAGTTTGGAAACGTTTCATATGTTCCGCAAGACGAAAATCATCCACTTAAGCCAAGAAGCCCATACGGGGCAAGCAAAGCTGCCGCAAGGCAACTTGTAAAAGTATACAGAGACTCATATAATTTATATGCCATTCAAGGTTGGCTTTTCAACCACGAAAGTCAAAGGCGCGGGGTAGAGTTTGTAACAAGAAAAATTACAACAAATGTTGCCAGAATAAGACATTCTATAAAATCAGGATCTTATTTTTCGCCGCTAGAATTGGGAAACATTGACGCAAAGAGAGACTGGAGTCACGCAATGGACTTTGTCGAAGGAATATGGCTCATGTTAAATCAAAAGACTCCCAAAGAGTACGTCTTATCATCAAATGAAACACATACCGTAAGAGAATTTGTTGAAAAAGCATTTAAATCTGCAGGGATTGATGGCTCATGGGTCGGAGAAGGAATCAATGAGAAATATGTATTAAGTAATAAGCCAGATATAATTTTAATGCAAATCAATGAAAAATTCTATAGACCCGCTGAAGTAGAACTTTTACTAGGCGATTCAACCTTAGCAAGAGAAGAATTAAATTGGACTCCAAAAATCTCATTTTCTGAATTAGTGAAAAGAATGGTAGAAAATGATTTGAAATTACAAAATTAAAGTGTAATATATAGTATGAGTGGGCAAGAAAAATTTGATTCATGCAAGCACAGACCAGACGAGCAAATAGAAATATTTGATGGATGCCCGTGCAAAAAAATCAAAAAACTCGTTTATAAATGTGACAAGCGGAATATCGTAGATCTCAAGCCAGAAGTTTGTGAAGGTTGCGACCTGTACGAGCAGAAATAGCTTGACCCGTTTTTAAAAATAATTGATCATGCCACCATTAGGCATGGCTAAATTTAAATACAAAAAAGAATACACCGAAAAAAATTTCAAATCGGAATTTATAATTTCTTGTCTTCAAGTTCCAGAATCCCAACATAGAAGCATAGCATGGGCCAAGGAAATGAAGATTATGAATGATCTTGTTAAAAAGTGCGAAGATCCCTCCTTCTGGTTTCACGCCAGAACCGATTTTACAATACCATCTTTGGCTTGGTTTCTAACAGAAAACGGCAGAAAATATCTGAATGATAAATATCATAAGTTCAAGCTGGAACTTAAAAATCAACCTCAAATTTTTGAAATCTTAGAGGAAAAACAAGGGGAAGATCAAGTCCATATTCCTAAAAAAATAAAAACAATCATGGACTTTATTAAAAAAAAATAATACAGTATTACAAGTATGAAATCAAAAGAACTATTATCAAGCTATCTCAAAAGCAATAAAGACGAACATTACAATTACGTTCAAGATAAAGATTACCTTATCTCCACAGGGAGTTTAATTTTTGACATTGAGGTTGGTGGCGGACTACATCCTTCCATTTTGAGATTTAGTGGCGTGTCTGGAGGAGGGAAGACAAGTTGTAGTCTTTCTATTATGAAAAGTTTTCTTTCTGCCGCGAAGGGTAGGAAAGCCCTATATATCAAAGCTGAAGGAAGACTTTCTAAAAATGTAGTTGACAGGTCTGGTATTAAATTCGTAGAGGATTCCGAACAATGGGAAGATGGAAGTTGCTTTATATTTAAGACAAATATTTATGAAACTGCCGCCAACCTAATTCACAAACTTGTTCAAAATAACGAGGAGGAAACGGCTTACTTTTTTGTCATTGATAGCATGGACGCCCTTATCCCCAAAGGTGACAAAGATAAAACCTTTGAAGATGCTGTAAAAGTTAGTGGAGGCGCGGCGATTTCTTCCCATTTTTTGAAAAAGATGGCATTACCGTTTTCTGTTGGCGGACACATATGCGCAATGATTAGTCAAGTTAGAAGCGAAGTTAAAATAAATCAATATGCTAAAACCGACCCGCGATTGACAAATGCTTCTGGCGGATCAGCGCTGCTTCACTATTCCGATTGGATTTTTGAATTTTCGCCGAGGTACAAGTCTGATTACATTACGGCAACCATCAATGGCAAGGAAGAAAATATTGGACACTGGGCTAAAATTACATTTAAAAAGTCCACAAACGAGAAAGATGGAAAAGAAATTAGATACCCTATTAAGCATAGCCAAAATGGCGGCAACTCTGTTTGGATTGAATACGAAATCGCTGATCTTATGATCATGTGGGAATTTGCCAAAAAAGCAGGAGCCTGGATTAAAATTGAGCCTTCATTGATTGAGGAATTAAAATCAAATAATATTATGTTTCCAGAGACCATTCAGGGAATCGACAATCTTAGACTGGCTTTATCAAATAACGAAGAAGCCACAAAGTATCTCTTTAACAAATTCAAAGAAATCTGTATAAGTTAATGATTCTATTAGACATAAGAGGGAAAGAAAGAAAAATATCCCCCTCTAAATACAGAATAGAATGGGACAAAGAGAGGGCTAGCGTTCCCCAGTACAGGGCAAAGCAATTTTTGAAAGAATTCTGGCTTGGAGATACCGTGTGCGAAGAGTTTATAATTCCAGGAAGTAGACTTCGAGTAGATTTGATAAATTTTTCTAAAATGATTGCCGTTGAAGTTTCCGGACAACAGCACGAATCTTTTAGTAAGTTTTTTCATAAAACCAGAATAGGCTTCATAAAGTCAATAAAAAGAGATTTTCAAAAAATCAAATGGCTTGAAATTAATAATATTAAACTAGTGGAGATCTATGATTATGAGACTCTCGGTTTAAATAAAGAAGAAATAGAAAAAAAATTCGATATTACATTATGAACGATAAATATAATCACATGTTTGAACTTCCAGAATCTATTTTATCTCAAATGGAAGAGATGAGTGGCGGCGGATATATTATTTTTATTTTAGATGAAAACAATAGACCTTCAGTATATGAAAGCTTTGACGGAATTGGTCAAGAGTCTCAAGTAAAAGGATTTGCACTTGATTGGCTTGACGCAGAAAGAGAAGTTAGAAAAGAAAAATTCAAACACGATATCTGGAATGCTTATGGCATTCAAAACGAAAATGACGACACAGACGAAGATGAGGAAGAGTAGTTGACACGTTTATAAAAAAACAATACTCTGCATGAGCAATGATTTATTCACTACCCGTAGAAAAACACGTTATAGCCGGCTGCTTAAAATATCCCAAGCAATTTTTTGAGATTGATATCTTCGTAAGTGAGAAAGATTTTTATCACGACGTCCATTCTGTTATTTTTTCTGTTATAAAGTCCTCAATCGGTCAAAATGAAGACGTTGATAATGTTCTAATAAGTGAGAAAATTAAAAATTTAGGCATTACATTCAAGAATACTGTAAATATCTTTGAATACTTGCAAAGTCTCAGCCTCATCAACCTTTCTGAAAAGGCTTTTATTGAATCGGCAAAAACACTGAAAACCCTAACTATTCGTAGGGAAATTTTTGAGACAGCGGAAAAACTTAAAAGCAAAATGTCCGCAAAAGAAGAGATGAGCGCAGATCAAATTATTTCTGCCGCTGATGCTATTTATAATGAAAAAATTAGCGCTTATGATCTTTTCGAAGAGCCTGTCAATATTTTTGAAGACGCCCAGTTCCAAATTGAGGAAATTGGAAACAATCCAGTTGATGATTCTGGATTCTTGACCCCGTTTACTGATTTCAATAGGCTTTACGGCGGACTTAGACCAAAAAATCTATATGCGTTTGTAGCAAGACCAAAATCTGGAAAAACTACCATGCTTTGCGATTTGAATTATAAAATTTGCAATAATGTTTACAACGGTCAGGTTTCCTGTTTATACCTTGACACGGAAATGGAAACTCTAGATGTTCAAAAAAGACTTATCGCGTCAATTTCAGGAATACCGTTTTGGTATATCGATACCGGTAACTGGAGAAAAAATCCAGAAATGACTCAAAAAATACGAGAGACGTGGGTAAAAATTAAAAATTTTAAATTTCATCATCTTAAAGTTGGAAATAAAAACACTAGCGAAATACTCTCTATTGCAAGGAGATGGTATTATTCCAAAGTCGGAAGGGGCGAAAAAGCAATTATCACTTACGATTACTTGAAAATGACTGGAGAAGGCGTTTCAGAATCCTGGAAGGAGTATCAAGTAATTGGCGATAAAACAGATAAACTTAAAAAACTTGGAGAAGAATTGAATTGCGTGGTTCTCACTTCTACTCAAATGAACAGGAGCGGAGAAAGTCAAAATAAAAAAGCCGGCAGCTTCTCTGACGATTCTTCGGCAATCGCGCTCTCAGATCGACTACAGTGGTTTGCCTCTTATGTTGGCATTTTCCGCAGAAAAACAATTGAAGAAATTGCTGAAGACGGTGAAGACTGGGGAACTCATAAATTGGTCACAACAGCGAGCCGCTTCCAGGGTAAGGAAGCAGCGGGTCACGTTGATTTGGTTGAAAGAAATATAGATGGAGAAAAAAAGTTTGTTAGCAATTATATATCTTTTGATGTTAAAAACTTCAATGTCGAAGAAAAGGGTAGCCTTGATGCCCTAGTGAAGAAGGGTGGATTAAAATATCAAATCTTTGATAAAAATGGAAAAGCCGTTGACAAAAACGAAAATGACGACCTCTTATAATCAAGAAGACATAAAGCAAATACTGGAGCAGTTAGGATACAAGCTAAATGATAGGGGTAGAGAATGGAGATCTAAACCTCTTTACAGAGACTCTGGAAATGAAACTTCTTTAAAAATTAATAAAAAAGATGGCAAATGGATTGATTTCGCAAGAAACGAATTTGGAAATATTGAGCAACTTATAGAGAAGACTCTTGGAATTAGTTTTGTTGCTGCAAAAAAATGGATAAAAAAGAACGGAATAGAACTTACAAACTCAACGGAAAATAAGGAGGAAATAAATTTGGACTATATAAAATTTTTCGATCCAGAACTGCTAAAGAAGCTTATTAAAAATTATAAATATTGGAACGACAGGGGCGTAAAAAACGAAACGCTGGATCTTTTTGAGGGAGGATCGTGCTCTACTGGAAAAATGGCAGGCAGATATGTTTTTCCTATTTTTGACGAAGATAAAAAAATAAGAGGATTCGCAGGAAGATCGGTATATTCAAATAATGATATAAAATGGAAACTCATAGGCAAAAGGAGCGACTGGAATTATCCATTGTTTTTAACCCAAGAGCACATCAGTAAAGAAAATGAATGTATTATTGTTGAAAGTATAGGAGATGGGCTGAGCTTGTGGCAGGCTGGAGTTAAAAACTTTATTATTTCTTTTGGGCTAAATTCATTAGAACATATTTGCTATACTCTAGTGAAGCTGGATCCAGCTAAGATCATAATAGCATTCAACAATGATACTGTTGACAATAAAAAAACAGGCGCTGGAAATATTGCTGCAACAAATTTCAAAAAAAACTTAGAGACTTTTTTTTCAAAAGATCAGATAATGATTAAACTTCCAGAATATAATGATTTTGGATCAATGACCGAAGAACAAATAATAAAATGGAAGAACAACTAAAAGAAAAACCACTCTACCTGAGTGCATCAAAAATTAAGACATTCACTTCATGTTCATGGCAGTATTTTGCGTCTTATAATTTAAAAATCCCCCAAAGTGGCAATAGCGGAGCTTCAAGAGGAACAGTTGTTCATAATTTGTTTGAGCTTATTGCCAAGCCAAAGCACAATCACTATATTAAAAAAATATGGCTAGCAGGGAGTCCAGAAAAAATTCCAACAATTAAAAGATTTCTTGAAAGGCAATTCTCATACGAGAAGCTAAACAAGTCCGAAGAAGTAAAACCAATCAAAGTCAAATACGGAGTTAAAAATAACTGGGAAAGCGTATGCGAAATGGTAATGGTTACGCTAAAATTTGAATTTATTGACAGCAGTAATCAAAAAGTAATCCATTCAGAATATGAATTTGACATAGTTAATGATAGTCCAAAATACGCGCTCAGAGGTTTTATTGATAGACTTTCAGAAGAGGACAATGGCAAAACTCTTAAAATTTTAGATTACAAAAGTTCTTCAAAAAAATTCAAAGGAGAAGATGAAGACTCTAATATTCAAGCAATGATTTATTCATTAGTTGCTAGGAAAATTTGGAAAAATTACGACCAGTATAAAGCCAGCTTCTTCTTTATGCGCTTTCCAGAGGACCCGTATCAACACAATGAATTTTCAGAAAATGAACTGGATGGACTTGAACACTATTTGGAATACATTACAGACGTTCTTAAAAATCTAAATGAAGAGACTGCCAAAGAAAACATGGCTTCAAAAGATAAGGAGAAGTCTTGGCTTTGCGGCAGAGGCAAATGGGTTTGTCCATATAGGGACAAATTAAAATTCTTTAAAATTAAAGACCCGACAAAAGAGGGAAAAGATTCTGAAATATCTTCACATCTCAAAAAAGAAGACGCAGAAGAAAAAGTCAAAAAAAATAAAAACTGGACCATTGAGGAAGCTTATTATGCTGGATGCCCAGCATTTAAAGCCAACGACTCATTCTTTCCTTGAAACAGTATTAAAAAAAACATATTGTCACCATACGATGATTATTCCAGCGTTCAAATCCCACTATTCTCTAAACAAGAGCATACTCACTTTAGAGAAAGATCACGCCAGTTCCGGCCCAAGGTCAATCCTAAAATTGATAAAGGATCATAATTTAGAAAACTCCTTTCTTATTGAAGATAATATGAGTAGTTTTTTAGAGGCTTACTATAACTCCAAGGAGTGTGGTGTAAAATTAAATTTTGGACTCAGGCTTACGTTTTGTGCAGATATAGACGACAAAAGCGAATCGTCTATAAAAACTGAATCAAAATATATAATTTTCTTAACAGAGTCCGGCGGATATGAAGCCTTGAGCAAAATATTCTCGACAGCAGCATCTCGCGGTTTTTATTACTTACCAAGGATGGATTTTAAAACATTGAAGCAAGAATGGAATGACCAATTAGACATTGGTGTTCCGTTTTATGATAGTTTTCTTTTTAATAATCATATGAAAATGTACAACTGCCTCCCCCCTGATTTTTGGAGCTGTCCAACATTTTTTTGGGAAGATAATTCTACCCCATTTGATAAAATTTATAAATCTGCGCTTTCCAAGCATATGGATAAAAATTACTCGGAATGCGAGTTACTAAGAACTCAATCCATTTATTATGAAATGAAAGACGACTTTCTTGCTTACCTGACAATGAGATGCATTGGTAAAAAATCCACATTGCAAAAACCAAATCTTGATCACATGTGCAGTGACGAATTCTGCATGGAATCTTATCTTGAAAAAATTGAGGAATAAAAATGGAAGAAAATCTTATTAGGTTCAACAAGAAGGTTAAACTTCTTTTTATTGACTTTGAAACCGCGAATCTATGTCTTAATTATAGATTCAATTTACCATGGCAAATGGCTTTGATAAATACCGTTGGTGGAGAGCCTGTTGATGGCGGCAAGGATATTCTTATTAATTGGGGCGATGATTTTAAGTTTTCAAAAGGTGCCGAGGCGATGGCATATTCATATTCTCAAGAAAGAATGGACAAAGATGGACTGAAGCCGATAGATGCATTGAAAATATTGGCTGAAAATTTAAACAGCTGCGATGGTGTTGTTGGGCACAATATTCTTGGTTTTGATATTTATTTAATTAAATGCATGTATAATAAACTTGGAAGACCATATCCAGACATTCTTTCAAAGAAGCCGATATTTGATACTTTTGCCATGGCTAAGGGTTATTTCAATAATATTCCATACCAGAAGGGGAATGACTTTGCGTTTTATCAATACAAGGTATTAAATCAAATTATCAAAGGATCAAAAAACTCACTATCAAAGGTTGCGTCTAATTTCAATATAGCTTATGATGAATCAAAGCTGCATGATGCACTTTACGATCTTGGTCTAAATGTCCAAGTTTGGAATAAATTGAAGTTTCAAGTAGATATCTAAATTATGTTTTTAGAAAAATTCAAAACAATTACTCTGCCGCTCCACGGCGTAAGGTGTCCTTCAATAACCCTTGATCCAAGAGACAGGGAAGAGTATGGGATTAAAAATGATGCGACAAATCTCGAGATTTTGCAAACGCTGTGTAATCAAGGATTCAAGAAAATGCTCCCCGTTTGGAAGGCGCAAGGAGGAAATATAGAAGAGTACAAGAGTCGAGTAAAATTTGAAGTTGAAACACTACGCAAATTAGATTTCGTTGACTATATATTGATTATATGGGACGTATTCAATTTTTGCAACAAAAACAATATTCCAACTGGACTTGGAAGAGGAAGTGCGGCAGGAAGCCTTGTGCTGTATCTTCTTGGTGTTACTGGAATTGACCCAGTTAAATATGGATTATTCTTTCAAAGATTTGTATCCGAGGTTAGGGCTAAAAAACAAATTGTTGACGGTATAACTTATCTGGATGGGAAAATGATTGCCGATATTGATAGCGACATTTGCTACTATCGACGCAAGGAAGTGGTAAAATACTTAGAAGAAAAATATCCAAATAGAACTTCTAAAATGTTGACAGTTTCCACTTTATCTGGAAAGGCTCTGATTAAAGATGCTGGTAAAATTATCGGAGAAAAAGAAGAAACCGAGATGAATAAGATAACATCTCTTTTCACATCTAAATATGGCAAGGTGGCAGAGCCAGAGGAAATGTACGATACAAGCGAGGAATTCAAAGATTGGTGCGATGAAAATAAATTAATTTATGATACTGCTTTAAAGCTAAAAGACCTTATTAGGAATAAAGGGGTTCACGCTTCTGGAATTGTTGTCAGTTATGAGGATTTAAATAAAACAACCCCAACCGAATTAACAGCGGACAAAGAAACCGTTTCATCCTTTACAATGGACTGGGCCACAAAGATCAATATCAAACTGGATTTGCTTGGCTTGAAAAGCGTATCTGTTATTCATGAAGTGTCAAAATTGGTTGGAGTTGACTATAAAAGTGTTGATTTAGAAAGTTATGAAAATATTTACGCTCACCTTCAGGAACTGAAAAATCCAAAAGGCTTGTTTCAAATTGAAGCAGATACCAATTATAAAGTTTGTAAAAAGGTCCAACCAAAAAACTTGGACCAACTTAGCGCGGTTGTGGCGCTTGCAAGACCAGGGGCGCTGGCATTTGTAGACCAGTATGCGACATATGCCCAAACCGGTGTTTTTCCAGAGAATGGGGAGAAAATTGATGCAATTTTAAAGGAAACAGGTGGCGCAGTGCTGTATCAGGAAAGCTTAATGGCTATCGGGCATAAGGTTTTTGGTTTAACCCTTTCAGAAGCAGAGGTTTTAAGAAAAATAGTTGGCAAAAAGAAGTCGGATGAAATGCCAGAATGGGAGAGTAAAATTTACGACAAGGCGAAAGAGCTTGGAATCTCTAAAGAAATTGCTGATTTTTACTGGAACGCTCTTAGTGATAGCGCAAATTATTCTTTTTGCAAGTGTCTTTCTCCAGAAACAATTGTTCAGAAAACAGATGGTGAATATATCCCAATGATAGATGCGAAAATCGGAGATAAAATTCTTTCATTTAATCCCGATACATATAAAGTAGAAGAAGCTGAAATATCAGACATTGTTTTCTCAGAAGCGGAAATGTTCGAATTTGAGATGGAAGACGGAAGGCTAGTTACATGCTCAATGGATCATAAGTTCATGTGTGAGGATAAAAAAATGAGAAAAATTTCAGAAATTTTATCAAACAATCATAAAATCCTGTGTATAGAATAGAATGAGCTTATTAAAACTAGATTCACACTATCTCATACCAAAGAGCGATTTTAAAATCTGCCTGATTGACAATAAAACAGATAAAGATATTATCTCTATATATAGCAAAAGATCAGATGGTCCATACTATTTGGATAAATTTTGCAAGTATATCGAAAAATTTCATAATATTTCTATCATTGAATATTGTGAAAAATTTTTAAATATAAAGTGGCCAAAATGCCCAAGTAAAAATACAAACGTGGGATTCAGATGTAGAGGCGGAGGCTTAATTCTAAGCATTTATTCAAGAGGGGGAGTGAATAAATCTACTTGTGAAAATTTTAAAAAAGGATGTGAAAAGTTGTCAAGAGACAGAGTTGGCAACAAGAACCCAATGCACGGGAAAAAACCCTGGAATCTCGGAAAATCTTACGAGAACCCGAAGATGAAAGGTAGAAGGCTGTCTGCGGAGCATGTAAATAAACTAAAGCAAGCAAGAGCGAACAGTCCAATCAAAGCAAGACATACTCAAAAACACTCTGAAGAAACAAAGAGAATATTAAAAATAAGACAGGCTGAAAAATGGAAAAATGGTGTTTTCAATAGAAAAACCTCAATAGAGTTTAAAGTTGAAGAGTTTTTAAAAGAAATTAATTTATTAGACGATTTTAAATTCCAGGAGCAAATTGAGTACTTTACACTTGACTTTGGCGACAAAAAACGTAAAATAGGAATAGAATGTCAGGGAACATTTTTTCATGTTGATCCTAGATTTTATCCAGATGGAGCAATCTATCCAATTCAAAAAAGAAACCTGAGCAGGGACACAAGCAAAAGAAATTTTTTCAAAAAATTAAAATGGACAATAATAGAATTGTGGGAGACGGAGATAAACGACGGGAGCTTCAAGGAAATACTAATGTCAAAATTATTGGAATTAGGAGTTCCAGAAGTATAGGAATAAAAAAAAGTATCGATTTTGAAGTAAAAAATCGATTTCATAATTTTTTTGCTGAGGGCATGGTTACGTCAAACAGCCATGCTTTTTCTTATTCAGCAATGGCGGCTTTGACTATTTATTTTAAATTTAATCACTCTAAAGAATTTTTCCTGGCTTTACTTAGAATGGCTAAGAACGAGCAAGATAGTCTTAGCGAAATCAGCACTATCAGCCAAGAAATGAAACATTTCGGAATCAAATTACTGCCGCCAGACTTGGCAAAAAGTCAAGAGGATTTCGAAATTGAAGGCAATAACATTAGATATGGGTTGTCTGCTATTAAAGGAATCAGCAAAAAGGTAATTGAAAAAATGATAAATTTTAGGGGCACTTATAATTCTAAAATAGATTTATTTGTTGCCGCAAAACAGGCGAAAATTTCTATTGGCGTTCTTTCTGCCCTAATTCAAGCTGGCGCGCTGGAAAGTTTAAATACTAAAACTCGCAGCAGATTAGTTCTGGAAGCTCAAACATGGAACATATTAAAAGACAAGGAAAAAATCCTAGTAAAACAACTCATTGAGCAAAAGAAGTTCGAAGATGTATTAACAGCAGTTAAAGCGCTGAATACAGAAATTAAAGACGATAAAGGAAAGTTGATTATTAAAGATTCAAGATTCTCAACAATCAAAAGAGATTACGAAAGATTTAAAACGATTTACTTGCTTAATAGTCGAAATGAAAATTTGGCAAACTTCTTTTACGAGAAAGAGCTTCTCGGAATGCCATATAGCCAAAGTCTTAGTAAAATTTTTCAACAAAAAAACGAAAATATTCAAAGCATTGAAGAGTGCAACAATGCAAAAGAAAAAAGTTCTTTGTTTTTTGCTGGAATAGTAACAGACGTAATAAAAAGAACTTCTAAAAATGGAAATCCGTATGTCAAGTATGAACTCTCTGATGAAGGCGGCAAGATAGAGTGTTTTGTTTTCAGTAGCGAAAAAAGAGACAAACTTGAAGAAGTGAAACAGAACAATGCTGGAAAACTTCCAGAAGAAGGCGATGTGCTTGTAGTTAAGGCTAATAAAAAAGACGGTAATGCTTGCTATGCTGAAAAAATAGGAATACAAAGCGCTAAAATATATATGGCTCTAAGGGATCTAAAAGATCAAGATTTAATTGAAGAAGAAGTGGTCTAAATTATAATATTAAGATTTAAAAACAAACTATGAATCTTAATAATATTCAATTCTACAAGCCCAATGCCTCCAACAAAGGTGTCGCAGTTTCAGTATCTTTTAATCCTGCCGACAGTGGGATTTACGTGTCATTTATAAAACAATTTAGTTGGGATGCCGCCAAAAGGATCGGATCATTCAAGGGTAACAAAGACAATCCAAAAGCAAAAAAGAATATAAAATTTAACGATATCGAAGTGTCGGGAATTATTAGAGCAATAGAAAAAGAAGAAAAATGGTCCACCTTTCACAAGTTTAATAATGATTCTGGAGTATCTATTTCATTTGCCCCATATATTAAAGACAACGTAATGGCTGGATTTGGTTTAAGAGTATCAGAGTCAAAAGACAAAGAGAATATTTTTTCTGTTGGTTTTACAAATGACGAGTCGATCAAATTAAGAGAGTGGCTGAAACTCAGTTTAGAAGAATCATTTAAAGTTGCCGCGTCTTCGAGTTTAGATTAATATAAAAAATGAGAAAAAAAAGAATTGTTTTCCACTCAGATTTTTCACTAGCCAAAACGGGATTTGGAAGAGTGATGAAAACCACATTGTCTCATCTTTACAAAACGAATAAATATGAAATACACCATATTTGTTGCGGCATGCAGCAGGGCTCAACTGAGCTAGAACAAACCCCATGGAAAAGTTATGGGGCGATTACCTCGGATCAAAAAAAAATAAATGAAGCGTCGAGAGATCCATCTATAGCAAGATCAATTGGCTACGGCGCACAAACCCTAGACGATTATATAAAAGAAATTAAACCTGACGTTTACATTGGCGCTCAAGATTTTTGGGGAGTCGATTTCTCAATAGATAAGAACTGGTTCAATAAAATCACAAGCTGCATTTGGACTACTCTGGATTCACTACCACTGCTTCCTTCCGCAGTGAAGAAAGCTTCTGAAATTAAAAACTATTGGGTTTGGAGCAATTTTGCTGAAAAAGAGTTTGCAAGAATTGGACATAATCATGTAAAAACGGTACATGGACCCATTGAATCTAAGCATTTCTATAAGTTAAGCGATAGCGAAAGAAAACAAATTAGAATTAAAAACAATATTCCAGAAGATTCCACTATTATTGGATTTGTATTTAGAAACCAATTAAGAAAGCTTGTCCCAAACTTAATGGAGGGCTACAAAATTTGGAAAAATAATAATCCTCAAATTAAAAACACATATCTCCTGCTCCATACCAGTCTTTCAGAGGGATGGGACATTAGGTCACAAGCTCACCAGCATGGAATAGACCCAAAAGAAATATTGATTACATATATTTGCTCTAAATGTAAAGAATACGAGGTGAAATCATTTGATGACCGAGATCAAAAATTCGAAGTTGATGACAAAGGGATTTTTAAATTAGATAAAAATTTTCAAAAAATTGAGAAACCTATCTCACTAGAGGGCAAAACATGCCCATTTTGCAAAACGCAAAATTCTCAAAATAGTACCTCAGTTGGGCTGGGAGTTACAGAATCGCAACTCAATGAAGTTTATAATTTAATGGATGTTTATGTCCATGCTTTTACAAGCGGCGGACAAGAAATACCAATTCAAGAGGCTAAATTAACAGAATTGGTAACACTTGTCACAGATTATAGTTGCGGGCAAGAATGTTGTGAAGATGGTGCGTATTCTTTGCCATTAAAATGGAATAAATATCTTGAACACGGTACTGAGTTTATAAAAGCATCCACTTCTCCAGTTTCTATAGCCGAGCAATTAGATGTTTTTTTTAAAATGTCTAAAAAAGAAAAAGACAAATGGGGCAAGGGTGCTAGAGAATGGGCTTTACAAAATTTTTCTATTGAAAATATTGGTGCAAAAATAGAAAATTTCATTGACTCTTCTCCATATGTAAACGAAGAAGATGAAAGCAATTTTATTCAATCGGTTGCGTCGAATCCAAATCCAAATGGCAAAATCAATGGACAACTGCAAGATAAAGAATGGGTAAAATCACTTTACGAGATAATCCTAGATCGCGTCGTGCAAGACGACGATGAAGGCTTACTTTACTGGATGAGCGAATTGGCAAAAAATACTCCTCGACAACAAGTTGAAAATTATTTTAGACACGTTGCTCATAAGGATTTGAACGAATTAAATCAAAAAAATAACCGATCGTCAATAAACGATTTAATCCTAAAAAACGATAAGAAGAAAATACTTTACGTTATGCCTGGCTTTATGGAAGATTGCTTTTTATCGACCGCAGTGTTGGAAAGTTTGAGAGAAGTATACGAAGAAGAAAATTGGGATATTTACGTATCAACCAGTCAAGAATTTAAATCAATATTCGACGGAAATAAAAATATAACTGCTTGGATTCCATACTCTCAAGAAATGGAAGATCATATGAAAATGGAAGGAATCGGAGAACATCAGGGATGGTTTGACATATGTTTTACACCGCATCTTTCAACTCAAAGATCAATGAACTATATCCATAATGGAATAAATAAATTACTACTTTAATAAAATGCACTTAATAGAAAAATACAGCTTAAATTGCGGAATAAGTCCCAAAAAATTAGGCAAACCCTATGTTTATACATCATATTATCCAACGCCATTTGATAAATATATTGTAATTCACGCAAGCAGCGGCACGAATTCTAAAAATTATTCATATTATCAAGATGTAATTGACTTTGTATTCGAAAAAGTAAATGCGGCGGGATATGGAATTATTCAAATCGGGAGCCAAAACGATCCAAAATTGGGAAACTGTTCAAACCTTCAGGGAATAACAAATATTCACCAAACAGCATTTATATTAAAAAACGCAAGTTTGCTTATTACAAATGATAGTTTTTCAACGCATTTTTGCTCAAGTTTTGGAATCCCGTGCGTGAGCTTGTATTCAGTTATCCAGCCTGAAGTTGCCGGTCCATATTGGAATAATGAAAAACAATTTACAATTATGGCACCGCTAAACGGGAAAAAACCAAAATATTCAAATGAAGATCCTGAAATGGTAATAAACAGGATAAAGCCAGAGCAAATTATTAAAGAAATAAATTCCGCCCTGCCCGATCTAAAACTTTCGAGCGAGTTGAAAATTGAATCATTATTTTTTGGAAAAAATTATTCAAAAATAGCAATAGAATTTGTTCCAGATCAGTTGCTTGCAATTACAGACTTAAAAGAAACATCCCTTAATATAAGATTTGATTATTTAAAATCTAACGAGGTAAGGCAAGAAAATATAAATTCCGCAATAATGAATCTTTCAATTAGAAAGTGCTGCGTTATAACGTCAATGCCATTTGATCTTGACCAATTGAAGAATTTAAAGCAAAATATATCGTCACTTATATTCCATATTGAAAAAAAACATCTATCAAAAATAGACGAAGCTATCAAATTTATTGAAAAAGGCATCAAAGATGGATTCAATATAGCAGTCGCATTGATAAAGAATGATTTTTCAGAGCAAGAAATAAATGATTTAAAATTTAAGTTTTTAGATATTAAAAATATAAATATGCTTGACCAAACATCATGGTCAAAAAATTTATCGGAAGATTCATTTGGCAGAATTAATGACTTGACAATAATGAAAAGTTCTCGTATTATTATTTCAAATGGTAGTAAATTTTTAACAAAAATTGCCCTTCTGGAAAATAAACCATGCTCATCAATCGAGCAAAAAATTTCCGAAATAAATGATAAAGAAAGCCTGGGCAAAGAGTTAGAAAATTGCTACATATATAATCCTTAAATATATGCCAAAAATTAAAAAAAACGAAGAAGACTCAGAAATGATCAAGACATTAGATGAATCGCAAGTTATTAACGACAGCGTAAAATATAAACCCATTTTTAAAAGAGATGAGCTTGGCTTGCTAGATGGGAAATCTTACGAATTTACGGAAGATGGTCTTGTTAATTGGAGGAGGATGATTGACACAAAATACCTTGTTCCCAACTTGTCAAAATTTCCGTCCGGAACTGAAAATAAAAATTTAAACGTGCAGGATTTAGAGGATTCGCAACTTTTAATTTTGTTGGGCGGCATAAAAGACTTGGCAAATATCAGGGGTTATTCAAAAGTCCAATACAATGTATTCAATTGTACTCAAAATCACGTTGCGGTATCATGCAAAATCACCTGGATGCCCAATTTTGAAACAAGTGGTCAGGAGGTAGAATTTGAATCACTTGCCGACGCGCATCTTGATAATACTAAAAGTTTTGCCAAAGATTTCTTAATGGCTATTGCTGAAAATAGAGCATTCGTCAGATCTGTTAGAAATTTTTTGAGAATTAATATTTTGGGTAGCGATGAACTTGGGGATTCTAAGAATCAAACTGTAATTCATACCGAATCGGGAACTGAAACTCAAGTCTCAGCGAGCCATCCATCTAATGTATTGAAAGATTTAATGTCAAAGGCTAATATATCGTTTGATACTATCAAAGACACTTTAGTAAAAGAAGGAATTGAAGACGCTTCTAACTGGACCTCCATTTCGGAAATTCCAAATAAAACTATCTTTTCACTCATTCAAAGAATTAAAAAGAAAATTAGTTAACATAGATGAAAATACTGGCATATTGCTATGGTCCGACCTGCGCAGAAAAAGATATTTTTTGTGAAAAATTTATTGAAGAAAATGACGATTATGAATTGGTTTCATCCTCTTCAATTAGATTAAAGCTTTCTAAAAGCGCGCTTGTTGAAAATAAAATAGTTGAGCAAATGGTGATGGAAGAAACACTGAATAGATGCGTAAAAATTTTCACAAAAAACAAGAAGCGTAAAAATATACTACTAAATGGACTATTTCTCAATGAAGCAAGTAGGTTAAATCTAATAAATCTACTAGAAGCAAGCGTAAATTTTGAGTTCAAAAAAGTAGCAATTGCGTTCTTGCCAGGAGACGCAGCGGAAACTTACGAAAACTTAAAAAATAAAAAAGAATTTAATGACTTAGATTTTGAATATACAAGAAAACAGTTTATTAATTTCAAATTGGCGAGCAAAAAAGAAGAAGCAGACCTTTTGATTGATAATGTTGAAAACCACGACGGACAAATTCAACTAAGCGCAACAACATGGCAAAAGCAAGAAATGGTAACTTGCAATACTTTTAAAAAAGTTTCAGAATTCATAAAGCACATAAATAGTTTTTAAATACGAAAAAAATAAAATAAAATAAAATATGTATATTGCAACATGGCCATCCTTAAAATCATCTCCAATGATGGCGGAGATCAGACAAGCATTAAAGAAAAAATCAAAAAAAGGCGAGCCGCCAATCTCAAACAAGGAAGCGAATAGAACTTGGCGTGAAGAAGTGCTCGGCATTCTTTCCGAGGATCAAAAGAAGCAAAGAAAAAAAATGAGGCAAGAAAAAAGCGGAAAAAATTTTAATGAAAGTGACGAAGAATAATTAATCATATTCTTAAAATGGCTATTTACAATTCATTAACGGTAACGGAATCCTTTTTAGATGATAATTCTAACGCGTATTTTGTATTCGGAGATAACCTGGAAAGACGCGGAACAGGCGGGGCGGCAAAATTAAGATTTCATAAAAGAGCCATTGGCTTTATTACGAAAAAATTTCCAGATAACCGCGACGAATCGTTTTATAAACCAGAAGAATACTCCCTTGTATTTTTTGAAGAGTTAGAAAAATTAGAAATAAAAATTAGAAATTCACCAAATAATATTTTTTATATATCTCAATTGGGCGCTGGGCTAGCCAACAAATACAGAATATGGGAAAAAATAATAAATCATAATTTAGTTAAAAAACTTGAAAATTTTGATAATGTAGTTTTTTGTTGGGAATAATTTCATAAAAATATGAATGACAATAAAGAGACTAATAAAAAAATTAGTGAGGATCTTGATATAAAAGAAGTCCAAAAAAAATGGGCTAAGATAAGGGGCGAAGGTTTTAATAACGAACACTTAATTGCAAGGGAGTCCCCAGGAAAGGGGCTTGGAGTTTTTGCAAACAAAAAAATAAAAAAAAATGAAGTAATAGAATATTGCCACAGCCTTACGATGAGTTGGAAAAGAAAATATGTCAATGATCCATCTATTTTAAAATATGCCTACTGGGCAGGGTGCGAATGTAAAGACTGTCAAACGCATGGCAACTCGGGGATGATTTTATTTGGAAATGGTTCAATATATAATTCGGCTGAGTCGGATTCTTTAAAAAACGCATCGTACAAACTATACCCAAACTTAAATTTAGTCGTTTTTACAGCTGAAAAGGATATTGAAGTAGACGATGAAATATTAGTTTGGTGGGGGCAGGGATATTTTGATTCGTGGTGCAAACCTAGAAACAGTTAAATTAAAACAAAAACAAACAACTAGTGTATAATAAATCATGCCAACAGAAAATTTTATTTTAAAAGTGGACGGAAAACTTAAAGTTGATGGTAAACTCAAGGTTTTAAACTATAGCGCGCCAGAACCAGTTGTAAATTACAATTTTAGGGGCGAATTTACTGGAATTCAATACAGTCTCAATGATGCGGTTGTATCACTCGGAAGAAATTTCGAAACTAATATGAATTCTCGCGCTCTTTATGTATATAAAAATATAACATGCGCAGTTGGATCCCTGCCATACGCCACTCATTGCTGGGAACTGATTACAAATTTACCAGACCACGATCCCGCAGATCCACTTAATAGTCTTGCGGATAATGAAGCTGGCGTAAAAATGGACGGTTGGTATATCAACGGAGTTGGTCCTGGCGGTAGTTCTTTTAGAGTGTTAAATCCAACATCTTTGATCAATGGAAGACCAGCTTACATATATGGAGCTGAAACCGTACTGTGGAACGGATCAAATTGGGAATATAATAACAGTGAAGGATATGGAACTCTGTCAACTGGAACTGGAAACGCGCCCTATCCATGGCAAGCCGTTTGGATTAATGGATTCACTTCAGAAAAAAGCACAGTTAGAAGCTAATATTCTTTTTGACTGATCATATTTCAATATAATAAAATTTACAATTATGAAAACTAATACTGTAGAAGACACCGAAGTCGGAAAAGAAAACCTCGATATTAATCAGGCTCTTTTAGATAAAATTATTATCCACAATATAGAAAGTTTTATTTCGGACGACGAAGCGAGTCAGCTTATAGAGGAAGCAAGTAAAGATTTTGTTAAAACTACAACACTTGGCGAAAATTCCGATAATGAATACCGAGTTGCGCAGGGCACATGGCTGTATGATAATAAAAATCAACTTGTCGCAGCACTGAAAGAAAAGATTTCTAAAATTATAAACGTGCCGGTAGAAAATTTTGAACAATTGCATGTTGTAAAATATGAAATTGGTGGTCAATATAAAGTCCATCATGACTACTTTCATGCTAATATGGATTATTTTGAAAACGTAATGAAGCGAGGGGGTCAAAGAACCCATTCGGCGCTAATTTATTTAAATGAAGATTTTGAAGGTGGGGAAACTGATTTTCCAAAAATTCCTTATAGAGCAATTCCAAAAAAGAATAAATTAATTATTTGGAAAAATGTTGATGAAAATAATAAAGTTGAGTACAATAGTCTACATGCAGGACTTCCAGTGACAAAGGGAATTAAATATATTGGCATTTTCTGGATAAGAGAAGGAAAGTTTATCTAACTAAATACAATCTAGACTAAATAAAAGAAAACAATTGACATTGCATTAAATTTATCAGATACTTCGGAAAGTATTATGAAATTAGCTTCAATTGAAATCATAAAAAACATTAGAGAGCATAGTAACGCCGAGTCTTTAGAAATTGCTGAAATTTTAGGCTGGCAAACAATTGTTAAAAAAGGGATTCACAAAGAGGGCGATAAGGTAGCCTTTATTACTATCGATACTATTGTCCCTCGTTATAATTGGTCCGAGTTCCTGGTTGATCAAAAAAATCCAGACAAACCAATTCGCATCAAGAATATAAAACTTCGCGGGGAATATAGTTCTGGCTTGGTAATACCTCTTAGCGAATTTCCAGAACAGTTTACAGAAACAGTTGTAGTTGGTGAAAATTTAACCGAATTACTTGGGGTTACAAAATACATCAAAGAAATTCCCGCGAACCTTTCTGGTGAAACGCTTGGAGATTTTCCAACAAGTATTATTTCTAAAACAGATGAGGATAATGGATTGAATGATCCAAATCTAGTCGAAAAGGTTCTTAATCACGATTCTCATATCACGGTCACGCAAAAATTAGACGGAAGCTCTATAACGCTAATTGTAGAAGACGGCGCGCTTTCTCAAGTTTGCACCAGAAATCTTTCTAAAAAAGAAACAGAAAATAATACATTCTGGAAAGCCGCAAGGAAACTTAGTATTCCAGCAAATTGGACGGGCGTTATACAGGGCGAATTAGTGGGCAATGGAATTCAGAAAAATCAGCTTAAACTAGAAGATGTTAAAATTTTTGTATTTCAAATTAGCGAAAATAAAAAATACATGACATACGAAGAGATGAAAGATTTTTGCGAAAATTCTTTGCATTGCGATGTTGTCCCCCTAATATGCAAGTTGGGACTTGATGCCACCATAAAACTTTGGGTTGACCCACTGCAAAAACTTCAAGAACTAGCGGATAAACAAAAATACCAGAGCGGACTAGAAGGAGAAGGAATCGTAGTAAGACCCTCATCCTACCCAAAGGGATACTCTTCTCGCCGCCCACTTGGATTTAAATTAATTAATAGAAATTACAAAGATTAATGAAAGATGCATATTCACATATCATTGAAGTTTCTGAAATAATTAGCTCAATAAAAGAAATGAAAGATAAAACATTAGATCATTATTATGAGGACTCAGGTAGAGCAAAAGAGTTGCTCGTTGGATTAAGTGAGCTAGAGGATGATGCAAATAAATTAATTAAAGACTTTGAGTCTCTATTTTAGTGTATATATTCTTATGCTAGACCCGATTAGGCAGGGTTGAAAAGTAAATTTCGTCCAGCGTGTTAAAAACACGGTAGCCAATGAAAAGCTTTCTAGCAATTGTTCTTTGAAATTATGGGGGCGTACTGGTTTCGATTTGTAATCGAAATCTAAAAGTGCATGTAGAGGTTAATCGATGGCCTCTTTAAAAATCGATTAAAAAACTAAATGCAGAAGACAATACTTCTGATCTTTTAGCCGAAGCTGAATACATATTCAACAATGCTGACGAGTTTCTCGCCGGTTTTGAAGAAGAGTCCTGCGCTCTCGCCGCTTAAAAGCCTAACGGTAATCCTCTAAATCCGTTTTGAATTGCAGAGGTTTTGATGAACTGTTAGAGATCATAGAAAAACTAATACAGAGCATGATATAGCTATAAAATATCAAGGTTGGTTAATATGCCAAGATACCTTATAAATTGAATATATTAAAGCATGTAGCATCTTTTAGATGATATTATAAAGACAGAGGTTCGACCCCTCTCGCCTCCAAAATTTTTTTTTTAAAAAAAAAAAAAATGGAGTTGTGCGGAGTTTACTCAATAATATTTATTATGAAAAATAAAAGCTTTATTGGGCAAAAGATAAATAGCATGAAAATATTAGAAATTATTTCTAATAAAATCGTCAAATGCGAATGTGAATGCGGAAAAACAAAAGAATGCAATTTTCAAGATTTGAAAAGGAATAGAATAAAGGGATGCGGATGTAAAAGAAATACTCCAGAATTAAATAAATTGTCAAAAATTAGAGCCTATAAGCTTTTAGAAAGCGGAATTTTAAATAAAGGCGGAGATTTTCATTCTAAAGAAAATAGAGAGTTCAAATATTTATTTAGAATGATAAATAATAATTCAAACAGGAAGGAATCTTTCCTTGTTATAGAAGACCTGAAAGAAGTGTGGCATAAGCAGAATGGGATTTGCCCTTATACCAAAATTAAATTAAAATTACCAACAAACTCCAACCCCAATCCGGACATTTCTTACAATATGGCGTCAGTTGATAGAATTGACTCTTCCAGACCTTACACAAAAGAAAACATTCAATTTGTAAGCAGAAATATAAATTACGCAAAAAATACCATGTCCCATGAAGAAACTTTAAATTTTATAAAAATAATAATAGAAAACAACAAAAACCCCTTTTGATTTTTTTAAAACATATTGACATTTAATAAAAAACAAATTATTCTTAATTTGAAGGTTAAAAATGAAAACTAAAAACTCCGAAATCAAAAAAGAAAAGCTCACTTCATTCAATCAAATTTTTAAAGCTAAAAAAGCTTATGAAAAAGCAAGCGAGCTAAAAGATAAAGCCCATAAAGAATACATGAATATTCTTAGTAAATCTGAACACCTAGATAAGAAAATTGCAACCGTCGGCAATAGATCTTGGTATGTTACTATTGACATTGATTCAAATTCATCCTACATTAGAAGAGATCCTAAAATTTATTTTAGCCCAATCGAAAAATGAAAAAGAAAAACAAACCATCTAAAAAAGTATCTATAGAGTTTGACGAACAGCATCTTGGAACACTAGCAAATGCTTTGGAAGTCTACTCTCGTTTGCGCTCTGGTCAGATTAAGTTTGCTATGGATGCCGCGTTTTGGGATAAAGAATTAACTTACCAAGATGGCGAGGTATTGGAAAGCATGGTGAGAACTATCGTTTTCCATAAAGAAAAAGAATTGATGGAGAATCGTAATTCTTATTATGGCGTTGGCTGTGAAAAAATGAAAGACGGCACCGTAGCATGGGAAATTAAAAAGACTATTGAGCAGTTTCTTCACTATCAAAGAAACGATGGATACAGAAGAATTTGTGACGTTTCTGGCGACGGACCATTTCAAAGTTCTAAAGTACCTATTCCAAAAATTTTAGATGAAAAAGGCTATTGGAAGCCACAAAAACAATTTATGATTCCGCCTAGGTATCAAGATCGAATGGACGAAGCCATGAAGAGTAAAAACTTCAACTTAGTTTGGGAGACAGTTGATAAGGTATTTAAAAATAAACCTTTACCAAAAGGCAGAAAAACGAAAATAGAAAAAATTGCAGGCACTTACTATGTTATCGTAGAAGAACCATATTTAATGGACTGATTATGGAAAGCATTATTGAAGAAATTACAAAATTGTCTGACGAATGGTATTTATTAATAGGGCCTCGCCACCACAAGGACAAATGTTGTCATTGGTATGTCGAAATAAAATGGAGTTATGGTCAACCTCCAAAGTATAATGTTCAACATTGGGGCTATATTCTAGGAGATATTGTAGAAGAATTTGCCTCCTACGGCGAAGCTCTTGTTGGTTTAAAAAATATATTGATAGAAAAAATAGAAGAAGAGAAAAAATTTCAAGAGGAAGATAATGGAGATGAATGGTAATACTAAAATTTTAAATAAAAACAAGCCGCTGTTATTTCTAGGAGATCATCATGGCGAATGGTCGTATCTTCTTGATATTGTAGATGCTAAAAAAATAAGCGACTGCTATTTGATTAGCGTTGGAGATTCGGGCATTGGTTTTACCAATAAAGAAAATCAAGAAAAAAATAATCATTGGCTAAATGAAGAGTTTAAAGAAAGAAATATCGTTTTTATGGCGGCCAGGGGAAATCATGATGACCCAGCTTACTTTCAAGGCGCTAACAGAGTTTCTTTAAGTAATTTTGAACTAATTGAAGATTATACTGTTGCAGAATATAATGGTAAAAAAATTCAATTTATTGGCGGCGCTGTTTCTATTGACAGAACTGCCAGAAAAGAAGGTGTTTCATACTGGGAAGACGAGGCTGTTAAATTAGACAGAGATAAATGCAAAAAAGTTGATATTCTTGTAACTCACACTGCTCCTTCTTGGTGTTTTCCGCAACAGTTTAATGAAATGGTTTATGGTTGGGCATTGGAGGATGCTTATCTTATTGGAGATCTTAGTAACGAAAGAGTAATAATGGATGAAATTTTTAAATTATGCAAACCATACCTTCATCTATATGGTCACTTTCATAGTTCTTGGACTGAAGAAATCAATGGATGCAAACACAAATTGTTGGACATTAACGAAATTTGGGGTAACATCATTTTATGATGCAATTTTAAATTGAATTTAATTTCAATAAAAAACTATCATCATCTGATTTAGATTGTACGGCATGACTGAAATGCCATTATATTGAATTTTATCTTTTAGCAAAGTTTCAAAAAAACTAGCGTATGCTTCTTGAGTTTTTTCTATAATAAAACTTCTTCCAATATAGGAGGAAGCTTCAACAGAATTATTATTCTGAGCAGTCGCCCCCTTTTTCGCTTCCACATTTTCTTGAGATACTTTGTATGCTAATTGCTCGGTTCCCGCTTCACTACCGCCCGCAGTACCAAGGTCGGAATTTTTCTCTTCCGTTTTTTTGGCATTTTGCTCTTCGCTTAATGTTTTATAATGCTTGTAAAAAGATTTCAATCTATCCAGAATAGTTTCGCAATCTTTCTTGCTTAAGAAAGCCAACAATGAAAAAAATACATTTTTAGAAATTTCTATATTATTTTCTATAAAATCTATAAATCTTTTTCTACAAGTGCAATTGGGATTTTCAAATGAGCTAATAACATCTTCGTAAACAGATTCGTGTGGTTTATAAAGATTGGTAATAAAGTTTTTGTTTTCTTCATTAAACTTAGACACTGATTCAAAAATATTAATCAAAGAAGGTCCCAGCACGGGTCTTTCAAAATTACTTTTTAAATCAACTAACGATTTAAATGTTTCATCGGCATTTTCGAATATTTCTTTTTTTTCTTCCATAGTTTTATTATTTAATTATATTATATTCATATATTATCTATTTTTTTAAAAAAAAATACATTATAGTAAGTTTTTTTTTAATTTATAAAAAACAAGTGTAACTTCAACATATGGATGTTTATTTGAAATCTGAAAGCGGAATTGGCGAGGACACTGGAGACTTGCTGTCCGCGACCATATATCCATCTGAAACGGAAGTTATATTCACAAAAGCAGAACTTTTGGCAGGTTTCGTCCTTGGCGTTTCAGACGATTCAGAAGAAATTGTAATAAAATCAATCACAGGACCATGTACAAATAGCATATCCATTATACTTCCAACCGAAACCCCTACTGAAACCGAATCTGAAACCGAATCTGAAACCGAATCTGAAACCGAGTCTGAAACCGAGTCAGGCACGGAAACCTCAACAGAAACAGAAGAACCATCGCCAACAGAAACAGAAGAGCCATCACCAACAGAAACAGAAGAGCCATCACCAACGGACACAGAAGAACCACCACCAACAGAAACAGAAGAACCACCACCAACAGAAACAGAAGAACCACCAACACAAACAGGTCCCGGTCCCTTCCCCGGTCCCGGCGGCCCCGGCCCTGGCCCTGGTGGTACAGAGCAACCAACGGGTCCTGGTCCTGGTCCTGGTCCTGGTCCTAGCCCCGGTCCATCGGAGCCAAAGGACCCAACCTACCCAAGTAGCGTTTCGGTTTCAGCCAGTTCTCTTGATACAGCTACTTGCCACAATGAATATGGCGGCTCAACAGGTCAAGTTACTCATGTAGCGGCAATCGCTGTAAGTATTGGTTCAAACAGCGGAAATTGCGATGGAGACGCGTACTTTGTAAAAGTAACAACAAATGGTCAGACATTGACAGGTTCATTCGGCGGCGCCATTGGAGAAAATACTACTATTGATTATACGTATAATGGTAGTTGCGCAGCAGCCGGGTCAGCCACTACTGTTGTAAGCGTTTGGGGAGGTAAAAATATCGTAGGTTTAAATGGCGTGAGTTGCCATATTGATTTTGTAGATAGCGTCACTACCTCTTGCTTGCCATTGTGCTGCACATGCTCTGATTTTGGTTATCCCGAAGAACCTTTTGATAGTTCGTCTTGTGAAGGTGATTGCGAAATTTCAACAAAATTCACAAAAACTTGTCCTCCAAATCACGATAAAACAAGTGTAGACTGCTACAAATGCGCAAAAGATCCAAATGGCGTGCCAGATTGGATACTTGTGGACAGCAGTGGAGGTTTATTATCTCCAGAGAATATTTGCGCATTTGACGCGCAGGGAAACCCTAATTTCGAGCCTGGAACCTGGAGGGATTCAAATGGATGCAAGGACGATTATGATGTAGACGTCTATGGGACTAAAAACTGCACTTGTCCTAGTGGGTCCGAATATTATCCAGAAAACCTGCCGTGCTCAGAGGGTGATCATATACCATACGTTACGTTCGTGGAAGGCAGCTCACTAGGAATTACATGCTGGACATGTTGTGAGTGTGATACTGAAAATGGATGGTCAAGTTCATATCCTTCTTATGACGTGGAAACGGGTCTCCAATGTCCAGAGGGGGAGATAGTGCTGACGTCTAGCGGAACGGGAGATTACCCTTGCTATGAATGTTATAAATGTGGCATTGAATCTTGTAACGGAGTACCTTCTGGGAAAAATGTTTTCGAGATAAGTGAAGCAGAATATCTAGCTTATAAGAACGGCGGAACATGGACGTTGAGCGGGACTTTCGCAGAGAGCGAGGCGGCTGATGGCAAGACTTCTGAGGGTTCCGGATCGTTTAATGGCTCTGGATCAACCTCTGGATGTTCTGGCTCAGTCAGTGCGTCTGGTCCGGCTTATGCGACGTATACTTATGAAGGCAGCGATCCATATACCGTTGATTATTATATTTCTGGCAGTATCTCCTATCAACTTGGCGAACAGGACGGGTTTTATTACATAGCATTATCTGGCGGCGGTCACGAAGCCTCATCGGATTTGGAAAGCTCTCCATGTGGATATCCAAATAGTGTGACCATCGTTGTAGACGGACGGTCCCTCGTAGGATTTGGAACGTGGTGCCCAGGATGGAATGGCGAAGATGGATACAGCAACACTTCTTCGTCAACGCTTACTGCGACATTTACTCCGAACTAAAACTTCCGCGTCCCAAGACCTGAGCAACTTTATCCAGTTACGATTAGAATTATTTATATTTATTTAATATTTTAAAAAAAACTGCATTAGTTTAAAAATACAAGATGAGCGTTATTTATATTGGTTCTAATATTTGTTTTGATTTTTTGTAAAAAAAATATATTGTAATCAACATGAAAGTTAATCTTCCTATAGAAGAGGGGTATTTTAATATTGTTCCAAATAAATTTTGTGGTCTGGATTGTTATTTGATAACGCCAGAAAGGGATGCAAAATGGAATAGTAGCAATTTATTTTATCGTTCCCTCATTACTGACAATCAGGCAAATGTTCTATCTTCAGGCTGGCCAAAGTTCTTTAATTATGGCGAAAAGCCAGACTGTTATCCAAATGCGGAACATTTTAGTGACTGGAAGTATGAAGAAAAAAAAGACGGCTCATTGGTAATTTGTGACTATGTGAACGGTCAATTTTCCATGAGAACTAGAGGAACCGTTTCTTATACAACCCTAGCCAATGCAAAAGATTTTGAAATACTTCCTGAAAAATATCCAAATGTAGTAGAGTTTTTAAAACAAAATTCTCATCTCACTATTTTGTTTGAAATTGTTACGCCAAACAATGTTATAGTTATTAGACCAAAAGAAGTTGAATTTTATCTTCTTGGCGCAATAAACAAAGATGATTTGACTGTAGTTCCATCTCCGGAGTTGACTGAAATCTGGAGAAAAATTGGGACTGTCCCAACGCCTAAGACATATAATTTTAACGACGCAAGAGACTTATCAAAAATATACGAACATATTCAAAAATGGAAAGGCGAAGAGGGGGTAGTAATTTCCTACAACAACGGGCAAAATAGAATAAAACTGAAATCAGATTGGTATCGACTAGTTCACACTGTTAAATCAGAATTAAACTCTACTAAGAATTTAATTGAACTTTATATCGATAAAGAAATGCCAGCGCATCAAGAATTCTATAAAACAATTGAAACTGAATTCGACTATGAGATTGCGGTTCAGTTAAAAAGTGAAATTGAAAAAATTTGCGAAGCAGGAGAAAAGGCAAGAAAATACATTGACCATATTCTAGAGGTGGTACATGATATAAGAATGGTCGAAACCAGAAAAGAACAAGCTTTAATGATCAAAAAAAACTTTAAGGAAAATTCGGCGCTTGTATTTTGCGTCTTAGATAATAAAGAAATAACGAAAGAACAGTGGGCGAAACTTATAAATCAAAATTATGAAAGTCAAAGAGCTAATTGAAGTATTACAAAAACTAGATCCGGAAACGCTTGTGCTTGTAGATGGCTACGAAGGAGATTACGATACTCCTCAAGAAGCAGTAGAAACAATTGTACGCGAGCAAGTTTCTGAATGGTATTATGGTGATTATCAAATTTGCCAGAAAGAAGATCCAGCCGCAATAAAAGCAATATACCTGCCAAGATAAATTTATGAATATGAAAATAAAAAACACACTGTTAGCACTAATCGGAGCTTGTTTAATGTCTTGCTCTACAACTCCAACAAACTCAGAATCTTGGATGGAAACGAAAAAAAATGCCTGTCTTCCCACAGCAATTGCCTTTCGAGAAGGCTTGCAAAAATATGATGTTTGGTCTGAAGTAGTTGTATATCACTGGATTGACGCAAAAACCAAGAAACCAAAGGGTCATGCAATAGTTGCATATATGTACCCAAAAGGAAAAAATCAATTATGGACATATGATTTTTGGGGCAGTTATAGAGTTCGCGCATTCAAAGACAACCCTCTACAGATCGCAAAAGAAGCAGTTAGGGTTAGACTAGAAGATAGAGACGTTTATTTTGCGGAATTTATAAAGTAATCTCAAAAAAAACTTCCTAAAAACAAGTAATAGTGTAGATAAAGTACACAAACAACTAAACAATTTTTAAAATATTATGGCAAACATTAAACTACAAGGAAATACCAAAATTCAAGGCAGGGCTCTCCTTTCAATTTCTGGAAGTGGTGTCGGGAACGATCCTTTGCTCTCACCCCCTCCATTTCCAGGTTCCCCTGGCGATTGGGGTTACTTCGCTAACGGAGGGGCAGTATGGAGGGGTAGTTCTCCTGCTGGTGGTTATTGGTACAGAACGCCGAGCGGCTCAATAGAATGGCGCACGGTCTGGCCTCCATTCTAAAAACCAAATCCAACAACCTACTTCACCACATAGATTTTTATTGACTTTCTTACAAAAAAAGCTAATATAGATGGATGTATTTTAATTTTACAATAAGGAACTTTTGCAAACCAAGAAAAGAATTTGAAAAGTATTTTTCATTTTATAAACAGCTGTCTAAATATAAAAATGTAGAATTCGAAACATTTTATTCAGGAGATAACATTTTTCAATTTGAATTAGATTTTTCTCCAATTACAAAAGATCATGGCGGCTTGGGTATAAATTTAAATTTTTTGGGGTTTGAGGCCGGCTTTAGAATTTACGACTCCAGACATTGGGATTATAAAAATTGGTGTTGGGAAGAATAGTAAGAGTTAAAAAGCATTTAGGGCTTCCTCAAATTTTAACTTCTTTCTTTTCATGTATATTGATGCATCTTGATAGAGCAAATTATAAAGTTTTTCGAGATCGTTTTTACGTGCAATTGTAACTGTACATATATATTTTTGTTTCTTAAAAGAAGAAAATAATCCAATAGAATCAAAATACCTTTTAATATCTAATCCCATATTTTCTTGACAAGCTATGGAAAAATATCTGGTTCTGTTATTTGGGCTGTAAGTTATAGTTCCATCCCCTTCAAATAATCCTAAAATAAATGCTATTTTTAGTTCTTCTGGAATGTTTGGCATTGGTAGATTTGCTTTAGTTTTATTTGGACACAATCCCAATTTTAATGCATCTTTATATATGTTTATAGATGAAATATCAAGAATGCTAGCTCCTAAGGTTTTATTATAAACTTTTCCTGTAATTGGTCCCACCATTTTTGGAGTATATGTATAACCCAATGGTTTGTTAGTTTTTAAAAAATTAATTCTCCAATCATCCAAGTAATCTTTATCATCTTCTCTTAATCTAATTGATATATTTTTACTGTATTTAGATAGAGATCCATCCGAGTATATTAATCCCAAAAACTGAGCCTTTTCGAACGTGTCTATATTTTTTAATATTGTTTCATCTAAATTATATTTTCTTGGAAATTGTCCAGCTTCTTTTCTTGTCTCTATTTTATACTTTTTTATAATTTTTAATATTGTAGATTCAGCTACACTCAGCTCCTCACACACCTTCTTTAAGCTTTTTCCGTTTTTATATTCTTCACAAATTTTTAACGCCTTTTCTTTTGGCAAGCTCGATCCTCTAAGTTCTATATTATTCTTTTTTAATACCTTGTATATTTCATTTGGATATATTTTAAATTCTTTTTGAAGTTGTGTCGTAGTATGGGTTCTGTTAAGATATGCTTGGCATATAAACTCTTCGCGTTCCGCATTATTTAATTCGGTCATATAATTATTTATCTTTTGTATTGTATTTTTCTATTGACTTCTTTCAAAAATATATTAATATTGTTTATATGAAATACGAGACAGAGCTTGAATTTGTTAAAAAGTATCCAAAAATTCTAAGAGATTATAGAGGGGATCCAATGCAGACATGCATGGCTTTTGGAATTGAAACAGATGGCGATGGTTGGAATGATCTTCTTGATAAATGCATGGAAAAACTCCAGTACTTTTGTGATCTTTGTACAAAGAATGGTAGCCCAATTCAGGTTGTAGCTACACAAATAAAATCAAAACTCGCAACACTCAGTTTTTATTACAGTGGGGAAGGTGGATCAAGAATAGAATGGGATATTATAGACGACATAATTACAGAAACAGAAAGGCGTTCCGCTCAAGTTTGTGAAGTCTCTGGAGAATATGGTCGCCTTTGCTCAAAAGGGGGCTGGTATATGACTCTCTGTTACGAAGAAGCAAGAAAGCTAGGATACAAAGCTTGCGACGAATCAACCGAAGCTTATTGGAAAGAGAAAGACGCAAAAGGAGAAAAAAATGACGACAGCGAAGAACTTGGAACAACTTGAAGAGTTTGCATTTTATGAAAGCGGTTTATCTGCTGATGGATGCATAGAAAAGTTAGATTATTATACAAACGAAGCCATTAAAAGATATGGTAGAATTCTTGTACAAAAACAAAAAGAAAATTTTATAGAAGGCTTTCAAGGAAGTTGTTATTGTTGTGAGCCAGTTGGAATATTAAATCAAAAACTGGAAAAAATAGCCAAAAAACTTTATGGTACTGCTCTTCATGTTTATGAATTAGCCAAAGCGGATCCATTAGTTGTAATCGGTCCCTCTCTATATAAAGAAGCAGCAGAAGGAGCAAAAGAATATGAAGACTATAACGCCAATTCTTGAAAAGATTTTATTTTTTTTAATTATTATTGCCCTAATGTTGACGGCTTTTGTTTTTAGTTATTATATACAAGCGCAAAGCAAATTAGACATGGATGAATTAAATGAAATGGTTGAAAAAGAAATACAAGAAGCTCATGGAAAAAACTAAATATAAGTTTGTTGAAACGACTGGATGCACTGCATTTAATTTTACGGTAAACGATAAGCAATTTCCTGAAGTTTCAGAACAGGAGTATAAAGAAATGCTAGATTATCTTTTTGTAAAAATTAAAGAGGGAATCAATGAACAAACAATTCTTCTAGAAGATGTTGTGAAATTGTTTCAATATGATGATTACGAGCACGATCCAGAGCCATGCGACCAATGTTTTGATACGGTATCTTGGACAACTTGGAATATATGATTAAAGAATTAGTATATCAAGCATCTGGACTATTAATGACTTTTTGTTATTTGATTTGCACTATACCCCAAATAATTAAAACCATAAAAATTAAATCTGCTAAAGATATTTCGGTTGGCTCTTTAGGTTTGGTAGTTTCGGGTCATATGTTTTCTATTGTATATGCCACATTCGGAAGTAATAACATTTGGGTTTTTGTTTGCGCATTGGGTGGACTTTTGTCTGCAATTACAATGTTAATTCTTTGGAACAAATACGGAAAACAATAATATGATTTTAGCACTATCTGACATTCATTTAGGCAGTCCAATATGCCAAGCCAGCTTAACGTTGCATCTTTTAGAAAATGAACAATATGATACTTTAGTGATTTGCGGCGACCTGTTAGATAGTTATAACATTCATAGACTTTGCAAGAAGCAATGGAAAGTCCTCTCTGCATTGAGGAAAATTTCAAAAGACAAGAAATGTATCTTTATTAAAGGAAACCATGATAAAGATTTAGAAACAATTTCGGCTCTTCTAGGCTTTGAATTTGTGGATGAATACGTTCAGGAAATTAATAGAAAAAAAATTCTTTTCACTCACGGAGACAAATTTGATTTCTTTATTACCGCTAGACCATTTTTAACAGAACTTGCTTCCGGCGTATATTATCTTTTGCAAAAGTTAGACAAGAAACAAAAACTCACAAGAAAGCTTAAAACCAAGATTAAAACTTGGCACGGCGCGGCGCACGACTTAACCGTTCGAATTGCCCAACATTGCTATAATCATAAATACGACGCGGTTTGTTTTGGTCACACCCATGTTCCTAAGCAATACCATGTTGCTGGAATAGAGTGTGTAAATTTGGGTTCCCAATGCGAACTGCCAATCACCTATGCCAAAATTGATGAAGAGGGAAAAATAACTCTAAAACAATACGAATAATATGGAAATGGCGATTTTTACATTTATTATAACATTAATCTCAGCTGCTTTTGCAATATATTGTTACAATGACGTCGATAGGAAAAAATGAAACATTTTATGAGCATATGTATGCTCTTAGACATAAACCTACAAAAAAATGGGTCGAATTTGAAACCGATGAGTTGGAGCTAACAGTAACAGTTATAACATTGGTAGACTTCAGACATTGCACAATTTCCAGAACGAAAGGATATTTAGAAACGTTCTTGAGGCGCAGTGTTTTCAACGGTACACCGAATTACGGTAATGAAAATTTTTTAGAATTTGAGCTTGTAAAATTAAAAACAACCTATACAATAGAGAAATGAGTGACTATACAAAACCATACACGCCGGAAGGCAAGCATCCAGAAGACGCGATTTATGAAGTTAAGAGTTTCTTTGAAAAGCTCAGAGATGTTCAAGACGACTACTTTGAAAGATTATCTGAAGGTTTAAACCTTACGGAGCAAGGTAAAGACTTTCTTTTTGATTATGTCTATAACGTAAGCAATGAGGATCAGAAAATTGACGACTTTGCGCATTATCTAGAAACCTTGAATAAAAATTACGAAGATTTAATTAATAAATAATATGAACACACAAATTGATCCGTTTAATGTAGCTTGTATGACTCTCGTTGCTTTTGGTATAATCTTTATAGGCTTTTTGACATATAGTGAGGTGAAAGAGAAAGAAATTAAAGCCAATCTTATTAAAGAAGCAATTCAAAAAGGTTGGACTCCAGAGCAAGTCAAAGAAATCTTAAAAACAAGATGAGAAGCATAAAGTTTCGTTTCTGGAGTCCGCAAGGAAAAGCATTTGTAGAACAATACAAATACAACGGCTATGTAGATGAATTGTTTGATGAAAGAGAATGGAGTATTCTAGTCCCTTCCCAATATACAGGATTAAAGGATGATTTTGGAAATGAAATATGGGAAGGCGATATAATTGAATTAAAAAGAAAAGATAGAGAAGGTTTACACAGAGCAGAAATTCAATTTGTTGAAGGAGCATATTTGGCAAAATTTATTAAGCATGAAGGAACTCTTAGCTTTTTTTGGTTGCCACATTTAAACGATTATCGTGATGTTAAGGTAATTGGAAATAAATTCGCTAATCCAGAATTAACATGAAACAAGATTATAACAAATCAGATTTTGGTTTTGGAGCAGCTGTAGGAAATGATTTTACATCATACCCATTTAACGCAATGAAATACGATTATAATGCAGCAGTTCCTAATCCTATAGGATCAAACGGTTTAACAATTGACTCAGAAATTATTAATAATAGTCTAATTGATTGCGAACACATTCAGCGTATTAAAAAAGACATAGAACTATTAGCAAACGACACAAGCAAAGATCTAAATGCATTGCAGTCTGAACTACATTATATTTCGGCTGAAATATACGGAAACAAAGCAATTGCAGAGGAAAGAATGGAAAAACTACAAAAAGAGCTACAAGAATTTAAAAAAGCTACTAATAAATTTCTGAGACATTTAATCGATACTTCAATTATGCTGTCTGTTGCGATTGTTTTTATTTTAATTTTAATTATTTTTTATTCTAAATGAATATATTTTACGAAAGAATTGATGACGGAGAATTGTTTGTTTATGATGAGGGAAGCGAAACATTCTATTTGCAAGAGATGAAAAAATTTAAAGAACAAGGGCATTGGATTAAAGAGTATACAGAAGAAACTTTGGATTTCTATGTGAAAAGAGGTGTGCTTAAAAAACATACTAAAAATCCTTTTGTTATAGCTCAACACGATGTAATTACAGATCTTATTCTTGAGAACAGAAAACTTAAAGAAGAGATAGCACAATTAAGAAAAAATGATACCTAAAAAATACGCAACATATTTAAATACCAAAGTTGGAGACAAGATTAGATTTAGAGAATCTACCATACATTGGTTTACTAACAGAATTGAGAATGCAAAGAAGCTAGTTTCTGGAGAAATATATACAGTTAAAAAAATCAGTGTCGCTTCTTCTTCAACTGGCGTTATACTTGAAGAAACAAATGAAGAAGTAGAATTGACTTGGTTTGATATTATTGAAAATTAAAATTATGAATCAAAATATACAAAACTGGATTATAGAACAAGCAAGCAATGTAACAAATTGGGCAAATGCAGAAGTTCCTTTGTTTATTCAAGAATTTTTGATTTGGAATTTTTATAGTGGATTGATTAATATCGTAGGAATTTTAATTTTATTATTAATTATTTTTAGTCTTTATATTAAATTCAAAACATATCTCATTGAATCTTTTAAAGATGAACATCCATTGATGATTATAACTCTCGTTTTTACTATTCCTATTGCAATATCTTTACTGGTAGTTCTTTTTCGTGATGTTAAAGATGTGATTCAAATTAAAGTCGCTCCAAAAGTTTATCTGGTAGAAAAAGCAGCAGAAATGATTAAAAAATAAAAATTATGCTACAAATACTACAATTTATATTTTCCTCCTTTTGGATTTGGTTAGGAACTTTTATTTTGTTAACTGCTCCACTTGCCTATCTTTGTGAATTAGCTAGAACCCTTATTAGTAAAAAATAAACTATGATTGAGGCAGCATACGCAGCAATTTGGCAAAAACAAATTGTAGAAGTTACCAAACAATATTTTATTCTTCAAGAAGCATTGAATGAAATTGCCCTTGCTCCTTCTGATAAAGAACCATTTAATAACGTCGAATGGTATAAAAATGTTGCAAAAAAAGCATTAGAAGAATCTTCATTAAATGAATAACGAATACATTCCTCATAAATGGCTAGTTGTTAAGATCGAGGGAGGAAAATTTCCTTTGACTTATAAAGTATTTGCTTGTTGGTATGGAGGTTATTTGAATGGCGATTCTTGGAAGATGAATAGCGGCATCACAAGAGCCACACAAGAAGAAAATTTCTATTTGTTTGAAGGCTATTCTGGTTCTGTTTATAAATGTCACACAGATGCTTATGGAACCAATATGTACGGTCACGGAGTTTTACATGACATTATAGAAAAATCCAAAGAAGCCGGAGTGAAGGTAGAAATAATGCCAGATGATACAAATTGGCTGGAGTTAGTGTAATTATTTAAAATAAATATCATATATATGAGCACAACAAACGACAATTATATTCTTCCTGAATCTGTTAATTTGGATGAAATGAGAGAATCATTTAAACAACACGGATATGCTGTTGCTCGTGGCTTGTTTTCCAAAGCGGAGGTCGAGGAAATTAAAAATACCTTTGATCAAATTGCAAAGAATGGTACTATTGAAGATTATTTTTACCCTGTGTCCAAAGAAGAATCAAACGGAGATCCTTTAAAAGAATTTCCAAGAGTGATGCAACCGCACCGTTTCAACGCAGTATCTCGTAAGAATCTTGTTCATTCGGGTGTTCTTTTTTGCTTGAAAGACCTCATGCAAGAAGATGTACTTGCCGCACAGAGTATGTTTTATTATAAACCACCTGGTTCTAAGGGACAAGCAATGCATCAAGACAATTTCTATCTTTTAGTTGAGCCGCAAACGTGTGTTGCAGCATGGACAGCAATTGATGATGCTGATCCTGATAACGGAGGAATGTACCTTGTGTCAGATACAGCAGAAGAGGAGATCATATGTCCTAAAGAAGCTAATGCTAATGAGTCATTTACAACGCATCTTGTACCAACTCCAAAAGGAAAAAAAGCTGTTCCCTGTATTATGAAGTCAGGAGATACATTATTCTTTAATGGCTCTTCAATTCATGGCTCCGGACCAAATCGATCCAAAGACAGATTTCGCAGATCATTTATTTGCCATTATGTTCCAAAAACAACAGAACGTATTAGCAAGCATTATCTTCCGTTAATAACTCCTGAAGGGGAAGATATCATGATTGAAGCTAATCAGAGCGGGGGTCCGTGTGGTAGCACATGGGAAGGCGGACAACATTAAATCTTAAAGAAGCTTGACTTTTCCTACAAATAATCTATACTGGTTATATGAAGGATAAAAGATACTTTATTGAAATTACAATAAAAGATTCTGAAACACTAGAACCAGTTCGTTCTATTTCTACTGGTTTTGATTACCCAGAAAGCCTTTTTAGCAACCCTCATGCCAATTTAATGAGAGAAATTCATGGATGCGTGGATATGCTTTGTTCAATACATTTTGGAAATGATAAGCAATTCAAACTTTAAATGAAAAAATGTACCATGACTAACAAAAAACTCTTAAACAACATCTATTATATGGCTCTTCACCATAAAAAATTAAATGAGGGTCTAAAAAATGATATGATGAGAGACGAGTATTACAGGAGATATTCGGAAGGTCTTTATGATGCTTATGCTTATGTTGTTCAAATGTTTGAGCATTCAGATACTATCGGTACTGTAGATTATAAAAACATTCACAAAATGAAAAAAGCAAAGGGAGAAGTATGAAAAGCCTTTACAAAATAGAAAGATTTTGGGAATATCCTGATACGCCCGAACATAATCGATGGTCACTTTTATATCCTTATGATTGTATGCAAAAATCATTTGCGGAAGGTGCTTGGGCTATGTTGAAAAGTTATTATAATCAGAACTATAAGCACCGTTTGCTTAAAGATGGTGAAGTAATTGAAGAAATTGGTTATCAGAAAATTAAAGTAAATTAACATTATGAATAAATACAACTACGAAGCAAGAAGCGAAGATAAACAAAATAATTATCTAGAACCTCATCCAGAGGATCAAAAATACTACAAACAAAACAACTATCCAAAACCTCATCCAGAGGAAGTAAAAATAATTCCAGTTTATGAACAACTCTCAGAATTGGAATATGCAATTGAAAAACTTTCCGCACTTCAAGAAACTTTAATTGAAAGATTGGAATGGGTTTCTAATCCCAATGAACATCCTAATCTAGAGCCTTGTGGAAATGAAAGAAAAACAGAACGCGAAGATTCTGAAATTGTTCATAGGATTAAAAAATCTGTACAAAATATTATAGAGTTGCAATATAAACTCGGCAACCAGTTAAAAGATTTAGACGTGTGAAAATTTCGAAAGTTAGTTTAGGAGGAGAGAACAGCCGTAGACGTACGAGTGGCACACGTTCGAGTCGTGTACTTTCGACCATTTTTAAAAAATTACAAAAGCTGGATAGACAGATTTCAAGACTCCAAGAGCGAGTAATCTCCACTGGGGCTTTTCGTTTCGATTTTGGAAAACACAGAAATAAGAAACTCGAAGAACAAATCAAAAAACTTGACTTGAAGAGGAAAGAAGTTAGACTAGAGAGAAAGAAATATGGATGATAATTCAAAATATCTATTGACATCCGTTAAAGGAGATTTAACATATATACAGGACAATTTTTTCAATAAACCAAAAAAAGGTGAATGCGAATGTAGACCATTTGGTAATGATGATGTAATATTCTTTCTTACCAAAACACCTAATATCTTTCACAGAAAGATGATGGAATGGATTTTCGGTTTTAAATTTAAAAAATATGGACAACACAATAATAAACATTAGACTTTTTGCTTGGCATTTTCAAATTGAAAGAGGTTCATGGAAACCTAAAATTTCTTATAATTCATATCATAAACAAAATAACTTTAGTGATGGTTATTTTAGAATTTATAACTTTTTTGGATACGGAAATTAAAACGTGAAACTATCTAACTATTTTTGGGAACCAATTAAAATCGAACATACTAATGTTTGGTTTTGGTCTGATATGCACTTGGGTCATAAGTGCGAACATTGGGAAACTCCATTATGGAAAAATAGAGGTTTTAACTCTGTTGAAGAACATGACGAAATTCTTATTAAAAGGTGGAATGATAATCTTGGAGAAGAATCTGAAATCTTTCATTTAGGTGATATAATGTTTGGTACTAAAGGAGAAGAAAGATTAACAGATGTTCTCAATAGGTTGACATTTAAGACTCTTTATCTTTTTTCTGGCAATCATTCAGCTGGTTACAAACAATTGTTGAGTAAATCATCGGAAGAAAATGGAACTAGGTATCTTAATTTTGATAATAAAAGAGTTTATTTTGTTCCAAATTATTTAGAGATTATGATTTGCGGTCAACCTATTGTGCTTTCTCATTACCCATTAGTTTCGTGGAATGGTCAGGCAAAAGGAAGTTGGATGATTCATGGGCATTGTCATGGTAATTTGTGGAATAGTGATATTGGAAAAACTCTATACATACATTGTAAGATTAGAGACGTGGGAGTAGAAGAAGTTAGTGAACCTATAAGTTTTCCTCAACTTAGAATGCGCTTTAAAGAAAAAGAAAATAAAACATTTGACCATCATACTAAAGACACTTTAAATCCATTTTAATGAAAACTCTTTATCTCATTTGCGGTCCAAGTGGTTCGGGAAAAACTACTTTCGCCAATAAACTTAAAAAAGAAAAAGGCATTACAAATCATTTTGAAGCAGATCAATGGATGGTTGATCTTTATGACAACTATTTTTTTAATCCCAAAAGGCTTGGTTATTGTCATGCAGAGTGCCAAAAAAGCACAGAAGAGTCTATGCAGAGAGGGGAAGATGTTATTGTCTCTAATACTACTCTTACCAAAAAAGAAGCAAAACCTTATATTGACTTGACAAGAAAATATGGCTATAATGTAGAGATTCATCATATGACAGGAGAATATCAAAACGAACACGGAGTTCCATATTGGAAGATTGAAGAAATGAGAAACAAGAGACAATGGTTTTCTTTAGCAGATTTTGAAGCTTGACTTTAAGATGGAAAAAGTATAGTATTTAAAAAATGAAATATAATTTAACTTGCCCATTTTGCAGAACTTCTGACGAGCATAATTTTGTTCCTGTTCAGTTTGATTGCGAAGACAGAGAAGGAATACCGTCTGCAATATCCTGTGATTCATGCGGTTGCCGAAGTCCGTGGATTTATGTTACCAAAAAAGAATGGGAGAATTCAAACGGAGAAATTCCGATAACTTTAATCAAAAATTGGAAAAAATATATACCAAATTAAAAATATGAGTAACCTAATAACACACGCAAAAAAAGAACTTGGTCTTATCTATTCAGAAGAAGATTTAAAAGAAGGATATAATAAATTAGCATATGATTGTATTCTGGAGCTTATTGAAGTATTTTCAAAACAAGGACATTCTGGTTTCAGTGCTCCCTATGTTGCAAATATGTTTAAAACTTTAGCAAATTTTGAAACATTAACTCCTCTCACTGGAGAAGACGATGAATGGGGAGATATTTCTAGTTTAGGAGATGATGCAAAATATCAAAACATAAGAAATGGGGCAGTATTTAAAAATTCAGATGGGTCAGCATATTACATAGAAGCTGTAGTTTGGAGAGATTCAGATGGAGATTGCTACACAAATGGAAAATCCAAAATGAATGTCAAATTTCCTCTTATACCTAAAACTTTTTATGTTGACAGCAATGAAGATGGATCATATAATGAAAAGCAATATCAAGAAGCTTTAGATTATTATGCAAAATAGAACCCTTAAATTTCGCGCTTGGGATAAACTAGCAAAACAATTCACCTATCCAGATAAAGGATATCAAGGACATTATGTTCTTACTTTGAATGGACAATTTCAAAACCTTCAGAATGGTTCTGGTGGTGATGAATATGTTGTTCAGCAATGGACTGGACTAAAAGACTATGAAAGTAATGATATTTATGAAGGCGACATAGTAAGATATGAGCTAGATGGCACTGTTTATACTCAAACCGTAGGGTGGGGTAATAATGGTTGGGAGATGATAGATACAAGATTATATAGTACACCTCTAATAGTCAATTTGCCAAACTTTGAAGTAGTTGGAAATATTTTTGAATCTAGAGAACTTTTAAATAAATGAATAAAATACCAAATTATAGAGTCTGGCACAAAATTGAAAAACGTTTTGTTGATTTGCGAAACATAGACTTTGAACAAGAAAGTATTGGTTATGATTGTCAAGGAGAAGCTCATTATTATGATGTTGCTAAATTTGATGAGATCGTCTTTCAGCAATGGACTGGAGAATATGATAAGAACAAAAAAGAAATTTATGAAGGCGATATCATTAGATCATATTCCAAAGAATTTATTAACGACAATTATGAAGCTGAAGTAGTTTTTATAGACGCCGCCTTTCATTCAAAAATTAATGAAAAAGAATATACAGGTATATGGAGCGGAGATGATATTGAAGTAATTGGAAATATATTTGATAATGAATAGAATTCCAAATTATAGGGTCTGGCATAAAGTTGAAAAGAGATTTATAGAATTAAGAACCATAGATTTTGTTTTTGAAACTATTGGATATGACAAAGCAGTTTGGTTTAATTACTGGGAATCGCAATCATTTGATAGTATAATTTTTCAACAATTCACAGGATTAAAAGACAAAAATGGAAAACCAATCTATGAAGGAGATATAGTTAATGTCCAAAGAAGTTTTACTCGTCCTTATGTTAAGGATGGGAAAATAGAATATAAAACAATTGATGGAGGGTTAGAGACAGGACAGATAATTTGGCTGGAAACCAAAGCTACCTTTTTAATTTCTTATAAAGGTTATGATGATATGGATGATTTTCGATATCTTTCTTATAGTTATGAAGTAATTGGTAATATCTTCGAATCTAAAGAACTTTTAAACAATGAGAAATAGAACACTAAAATTCAGAGCATGGGACGATACAAAATTAAATTGGATTGATGTCAAAGAATGTTCATATACTGATTTGTTTGAAGATGAGAAGTACATCGTTCAGCAATTCACCGAACTCTACGACAAGAACAAAAAACCAATCTATGAAGGTGACAGAGTAAGATTTGGTTATACTGGAAATGTAGACTTCTTTGGGGAAGTAATATGGCTTGAAGACAGAGCATCATTTGGAGTTAGGACTGGAAATGCTTTTGAAACATTTGAAGATTTGATGGATTATATGAAATACTTTGAAGTAGTTGGAAATATTTTTCAATTACCTTGCAATCCAGATCATAATGGAGAATGTTTGGTTTGTGATTGTTGGTTGAGCGATTGTCAATTTATTAAAAAAGATTCTTGACCTTTCCTTAAACAATCTCTAATATCTAAATCATGACAAACGAAGAAAAAAACATCGCTGCTGCAAATAAACCTATGAAATCAAAGAAAAACTCAAACTCTGAACGGGCTGGCGTTGCGGTTGATGCGCCTGTTCGCGCTTTTTGGTGTATCGAACAACAGCCAACATTAAAAGAACTAGGGCAATGCACTGTATCGGTGCAACACAACGGGATGGCACTACTGATGGACGCAGATGGAAGACGCGCCATCCGCAGAATGGAGCGAGCGCAGATCGACTGGATGCACGCCGATGGATTCATGGTTTCTGGATTTGAAGAAATCACTCGCGCCGGAAAACCAGTTTTTGTGCGGCAGGAATGGTTTTGCCGTTACGCGAACGCTGTTTAGACATACAAATCTACAAAACAACAAGTCCCTAATATGAAAACGCGCATCCTTGAAGTTGTAGACAGCAGAAACAATAGAAGATATTTTCCGCAATATAAATTCTTATTTTGGTGGCGCAATTTTGAGAATTTACATGGATCTGATATGGCATTTGAATCATTGTTCAGAGCAAAAGCATGGCTGAATTATAATCCATGTAAAGAAATTATTGTTCATGAAAATTGAAAATACGCATCCAAATGACACTCAAACAAAAAATTGCTAGTATCGTAATAGTAGGTGGTTTATTCAGACTTTCTGAATTCATTGCAAATATAATCATGTGGTTGATGAGATTGCTTAAGACCAGAAAGCCTCATTATCTTTATGTATACTTGAAATATGAACAAGACTTTCTTTATCCTTTAGCAGAAAAGATTTGCTATTGTTTAGGTCTTAAAAAAGAATGGGAAGTTCATCAAAAAGGTTTGGATAAATTACACAAATTAATTTTTGGAGAAGATGCAGAAAAAGATTGACGTTTCCAGAAATATTGTCTAATATCGTTTCTAGTATGAATAAAACATATAAACAACCTAGTAAAATCAAAATCTCTTTTGAGATGAAAGAAGACCTTCTTGACTTGCTTGATACAACTCTCCATGACATCGCAAATGACAACTACACAGAACCTAAGTCTTTTATTAGTACTTCTCATCATGAAAAAGTATTAGACTTGAATGACTTATATAGAGAAATTCTAGGCGCGGACTATCTTATTAAGCAACTACAAAAGATTAAGATCGAAAGAACTAAAGAAGCCAGCAAGTTACTGAAAAAAATCAATAATATCTAATACCAATACTGTCATGATCACTATATACAAAAATCAAAAAGAATACGAAAAAGCTGAAATGATGGATATGCATAATAAAGCCGATGTAGTTGCGGTAGCAAACGGTGATAGTTACGAGATTAAGAAATCTCGTTATACTTGTCGCGTGTCGAGCGTGAGTTATTATTATCTAATAGATTTAATAAGAAAAACTTTGATTAATGAACATTAAAAACCTAACAAAATTAGAGTTGGAATTATCAAAACTTCTAAAAAAAGCAATAGATGCTTTGTTTGATGCAGGGGAAGATCAAATCTCAAATAGTATCTATGGTGATATGGAGAAGGCTATGCAGAAAAAGATTGACGTTTCCGAAAATATTCTCTAATATTATCAACATGAGCAAAGAACTGAAAAAACTTAAAGGTGGTAAAAATTTAGCAACCGAAGTAGCAAATCATCCAAATTTTCTGAAACTTGGAAAACGAGGACTAAAAAAGTTGGTTAATAAAATTCAAAAAAATAAATGAACAATAAAAAATTTAGAGTTTGGGACAACATTCAGAAGAAGTTTGAATACTTTGATCTTAATAATATCACTGTTCCTGATCGTTTGCTTTCTCAGCATTCATGTTCGGTTCAGCAATTTCTTGGAATTTTAGATTCACGCATGAAAGAAGTTTATGAGGGAGACGTAGTAAAAGGCACATATGGCTTAGAAGGAATTGATATAATCGGAGAAGTAATATATAGTTATGATCTTTGCTGCTATGTTGTAGATTGGTATCATGAAATTTCTAATATAGCATTTGACTCTTTAGAAATACTCGGTAATATGATTGAAGATTATATGTATGATGAAAAAGGAGAGCTGGTAAAACGTGAAACTCTATCTTAAAAAACATTTTGTTGAAATTGGCTTAGTAAGCTGCAAAGAACCAATCTATGTTGATGTATATTATGTAGACCGAAAAGCCAAGGTTGCGTATTATACTTGGGATTTTGGCATGGATGGCGCTGTAAATTTAAATAATTTTAATATAAAAAATATTAAAGGATTAAAGAATAAAATCGCGGCTGATGTTTATTTTGATGTTGGTCACGCTTTCTTTCATTACGAGAGGGATCCAAATTATACACATTACCATTGGGCATTGCGTGCCTGGCTAAAAGATAGGCTTGACATTGTAGAAAAAGACTTCTATAATCAATAATATGAAAAATCCGACGCTTAAACAAAAAGTGGCCCAATATGAGGCTTTCCTGCACAAGATTAATATGTTTTGTATTTCTGGCAATAATGACGGAGTTAGAGAGCTAGTAGAGAATGCCGATAATTGGAGCTACAGTCACAGAAGCGGGGAGTTTGTTACTGATGCTCAAAGAGACAAAATGATCAATAGCACATTCTGGAAACTTTGCGATACTCCTAAAACTGATAAAGATAGCGAAGAGAGACAAAAGTTTTGGTCTGAAGCAAAAGGTAGAATTTTGAAACAAAAAGAAAAGGTTTTAAAATGAGAAAAATACAAGCAGAATACAAAGAAGCGCAAGATTATGAAAGATCTGCCTTTGTTGTTCCGTTAGAACAATTCCTTTCAGTCGAAAAAGAACTTAACGAATTACAAGAAAAATACGACACCCTTGCAACAGAAAATATGCTGGAAGTTAATAAAATTTGCAATCAACGAGACGCAGCAATGGATGTTTTAAGTAAAGTTTCTCATTTTTTGAGTTGCGGGATTGGAGACGAAACCACCACCGCCAAACAATTTGGTGATAGAATCATTGATGGATTTGTTGACTTGAGTAACCGGCTTGGTGGCGAGAGGGATTTAGCGGAAGCAGAAAAAACCAATTTAATCAAAGAATTAAAAGAAGCTTGGCTTGCTATGGATGAGATAGAAGGCACAGATAGAATAAACAAATGGCAAAATAAAAATGCACATGTATTGGGAAAAGCATAATGAATAACAGACCAACATTAGAAACAGATGCTTTAATAGCAAAATGGTCAGGAGATCCTACTGCAACAGGATACATCGAAGAACTTGAAGAAAAATGCAGTAACTTTGAATTTCAGCGTATTGGGGTTCAGGAATTTCTCCGTCAGACGCAAGAACTGTGCCATGAATACTTGAATGCCAAAATAAAAGCAGAACGCGAACGGGATGAGGCGTTGATAGAGCTAGAAGAATACAGATCAATCGCAGAAAATACTGGAGCGGAAAAAGCTGTTTCTGAAAAAGAAAAAGCAATCCGCGAACGAGACGCAGCAATAGACGCAATAATGAAAATTGAAGATATCTATATAGATGGTGATGATACATACGAAGATTGGAAAAGTATGGGACAAATTGCCAGAACATTTTTGGAAAAAACATATGAGTCCAGAATTAATTAAAATAATTAAAAAAGTAGATTTTTTCCGCGAAGTTCTAAAAGAACATGGTTTTGAGAATCTTGAATGCCTTTGGTATTCTGATGGTCGTTATTGTGGTAACTGGAAAGATATGTCGGTTGCTAAAGAAAAACCAGATATAGAGGAATCTTCATTATGGTGGCAATTCGGATTTAAAAGTAAAAATGAAAAATTTAAAAGACTTCATCTAGAAGCACTCATGCCAGTTTTTGAAGATTATTTTACATTTGATTTGAGATACTATCCAGAAGTAAAATTACATGACAGAGAAGGTTATTCGGGACCAACAGCAAAATTAGAAGTTTGTGGAATCCTAGAAGAAGACTTGACAAATCTTCAAAAACATATAGACTATTTATTGAACTTGAAATGAAAACTAAATTAAATTGGAAGAAGAAATGGCTTGATGATAAATCTGGTTATTGGTATTCTGCAAAAGTACCTGTTATTGGTTGGGAATATATTGTAGATAGTGATTATGATTTTGGGCAACATTGTGGCTTTATTGGAGGTTTATACTTTGGAAAGTTTGATGATGATATTACAAAAATTTCTAATAAGTTTTATAAGACAGAAGAAGATGCTATAATTGCTTGTGAAAACCACTTGCAAGATACTGCTGAAAAATTTAACAAATGGATGAATAAAAAATGAACGAAGAAAAATTTATAGCTAAAAATCACTGCTTGAAAGATTTTCCCAAAAAGGATGAAACTCTATTTGGAAAAGTAAGGAGTTATATTTTTGAAAAATATGGCTTTTGGGATGCTTGGGATTTGTTTCCTTATAGCTGGAGAATGACATATTACGATAAAATTAGACCAATCATTAAACCTCAAAACCAAAAGATTAGAAAGTCTATTCCTCGTACTTGGGTTGATGTTACTGAATTGGTAGTGAGTGTTAATTTTGAATTTATTAAAGCATTCTACGAAGATGAATACAAGGCTGATATTGTAGATTGGGAAGCAACAGAACATCATAAAGAGTTTGCGGAATGGTTGGAAAAAGCTTACGAATATGTAACTAAGATTAAACCTCAACTAGAAATTGATCTACAAAATGCTTATCCTCCTTCCAAACCAATTGAAGAAATGTTTGAGCGCATTCCACAAGAAGACGGAACAACTAGAATATATATGAAAGACGATGGTATCCCTTATGAAGTAAAATATAAGGACGTCAATAGAATCGAAGAAGAGATTAAAAACCGAGATACAGAAGTTCTAACTGAACTTATTAAACGTAGAGAATATTTCTGGACATGATCAAATTAATATCACTCACACAACCTAACATAGAAGGACTAAAAACTGCCGAAGATTTGATATCTTATTGTGCAAGAGTTTCTAATCCATCAAACCAACTCAATGTCGAAACTGCTCCAAAGCTTCTAAAGTATCTAATCACTCATAAACATTTCAGTCCGTATGAGATGGTCAATATGTGCGTAGAAATTAAAACTTCAAGAGCCATTGCAGCACAAATTCTTAGACATCGTAGTTTTAGTTTTCAAGAATTTTCACAAAGATATTCCCAATCTACTTCTTTTGAAGATATTGAATGGAGAATGCAGGGTAAAACAAATAGACAAGTTGGGGACGAAGAAATAGATTTGTCACCAGAGCTAAAATACGAAGTCGATGCTACTTTAACTAATTGTAAAGAACTTTACGATAAGCTTATTGGAAACGGTATTGCTAAAGAATGTGCTAGAATGGTTCTGCCTTTGACTACATCCACTACATTGTTTATGTCTGGTACAATTCGTTCTTGGATACATTATTTGGAACTAAGAACAAAAGAAGATACGCAAAAAGAGCACAGAATTATTGCAGAAGAAATTAAAAAGATTTTTGTTAAAGAATTTCCAGTTACTTCTTGTGCTTTAAATTGGCTGTAATGTTGACCTAAACAAATAATAATTTATACTAAAACTCATGGGAATGTTTTCATATATTAAATGTAAAAAGGAATTACCACTTACAGAAGAACTAAAAGGTCTTTCTGTGAAGTGGAACGAATTGCAATACCAAACCAAAGATTTGGATAATTGTTTGGAGACTTATATTATCTCAGAAGACGGAGAGCTGTTGGAGGAGGTAATAGAGTATGAGTACACGTATTATACAGAAGAGGAAAAGAAGCAAAAAAACCACAAGCCTTGGAATCTTGTCAAAGATCAAAAGATAGTAAAACAAGAAACAAAGAAGGTAGATTTTCATGGCAAGATTGTTTTTTATGAAACTCTTGATTTAAATGATCAAGAATCTATTTGGGTAGACTTTGACGCTTATTTCGTTTATGGGAAGCTAGATAAACTAGAATTAGCCAAGGTTGAAAAATACGAAAACCGTAAAGTAAAAATGGATGAGTATTGGAAGACTTACGAGAGCAAACAAAATAGCTTCTGTTACAAGCTTAGAAAATATTCTGGCTGGTTTTGGTTATGGAAGAAAATAGAAAAGCGCTGCTATTCAACGTCTCGCTTTTTTGATATTATTCGATATTTCATCATCAGAAACATACTATGAAACTAGCACTTGCTTTAATTTTAATAAGTGCTAATGTTAGTTTTACTCAGGTAAACTTTAATGGTAACACAAACTATTCGCAACAAAACGACAAACACTTATCGTCAAGCGGCAAAGTCGAACATCTTTTTAAGATTTATGAAGATCATAAGGTTTTGATCAGTATTTCAAATGCCATCAATGTTGATCTTGATTGTTTTAAAAATGAAATAAAAGAAACTAATGTTTTCACGACTCTAAAAATAGAATTTTAATATATGGAATACGAACAATTCAAAGACCTGATTGAAACAATTGAAAAAGTAAGGGAACGTTCATCGGCGCTGTATAAATTAGATATAGATCTTTTAGATTTTGAAGATTCTTATTTTAAAATAATTGATATTCTTATGAAGGGCGTCTTCGATGAAGAGGGTTGCGGATGGGTTGATTGGTACCTATACGAACGAATCGGATTCAACGATAAGGTAAATTTAGCAACAGATAAAAATGGCAAGGAAATTTGTTATGATATTCCGTCATTATGGGAGGTAGTTAAGGAACATTTAAAATGAAAAAAACAACTAGACCAGCACAGCGAGAAGAAGCAGTTTATTATTCTGATTTCTCTGGAAAATGTTTTGGAGAATTTGATCCTCATGTAGAATTAATACTTGACTTTGGATATGGATCAAAGTATGATGGTAGTAAGCTAAGATTTGATTTGGATGATGACGATGTCGAAGCTATTTTAACACTATTGAAATGCAAGTTGAGTAAGGATGCAAAAAAAGCACTAAAAACCGCCCACACAATTTTAGATGACAAATTAGACAATAGCGTTCAAAGCAGAGACTGGACTGATTGTGAATTTGTTTGTAACGAAAAAGAATTACTAGAAAAACTTTTATGATTAAAAAAACAGTAGAACCAACAGGAGATGTCTGTGTTAAATTCACAGAAGATGAACTTGCGCAACTTAATATTAAGCAAGGAGACAAGTTTTCTATTAAAGAAACAGAAGAAGGAATTTTACTTGAAAAATTTGCTACTATTGATATCGATTTGAATGAGGTTGATAGAGAAATTCTAGAATTTCTTATCCAAGAGTCTTGTGACAAAGACGTTTCAATTAATCAAGTTATTTCAGATCTTCTGGAGAAAGGTCTTGAGCAATATAAATGAAAATTTACCATAAAGATGTTTGGGGCTTTTGGTTTTTTAAACGCTATTCATTTTATGTTGAAGATGAATCAGAAGGCTTGATTGAAATTTTAGTAGACAAACACACTTGGACGCAGTACGATATAGGAGATTATTATGAAATACATTGAACAACGAGTAGAAGAATTAGAAAAAGAAGTGGCTTTTCTTAAAGCAAAGAACAAATTGCAGGAAATTAATTTTACAACATCTTACGGCGATGGAAGTAAGTTTAATTTTAAAGAAGCCATGGAAAATATCCCGACGGATTTTAACATCACTCTTGATGATTATGAATATATGGAAGCATCTGTGAAGTATCCAGAAATAATTGGATCTTGGGATGATTTGCCGCATTCAACTGGGGTTGAGAAAAAAATAGAAAAAGAATTTGGCAAAATTATTCATAAATTTGAAATTTTAAATCATCAATGGGAGATGGATGGATATGGTTATATCATCAATACGGGAATCGATTGCCAATTGGTCGTAACAGATCATGGGAAACCAGCAATTGTCGGTAAAGACTTCCTCGCTAATAAACTAGAAGAATACAAACAAATCGTTCTGAATACTGAAAAAGCATTATCATTAATAAAATGAAAGATTGGGTAAAAATTTTAAATGAAAAAACTTTAGAGGCTCAAGCCATTAAAGAAAGCGAAATTTTGATAAACATTCCAAATGAATTACGAGAAGAATGGGATAATTTCATGAGAGGAAAGACTTGTCCCATACTCGATGATGGCGATCACGGCGTTTATAGTTGGGATCTTGGCCAATTTTTAAATAAATTTAATGATAAATAGCGTTACGATAACTGATCTTTCCGATGCTGTATCCAGTTCTTTCAAAGAACTTAAGCAAAATGCTTGGATTTCTACAGTCGATGAAGAGGACGAGAATAAAATCAGAATGATGAGAGGAAATTTATGCAAAAGAAATGTTAAACATTTTGCACAATATTTTTATGATTGGTCTGATGAAGACAATGATGAATACATTCAAAAAAACATAGAGCAGCAAGGACCACAAGAACAACATGTTAACAATATTATTTCTTTTATCGAACCGCTGGTTGATTCCAGTACTGTGTATAATCTTGGCATTAATTGCTTTGCTGGCGTGTCTAGATCAACGGCAATAGGAATAATTGCTTGGGTATTACAGGGTAAAACTCCGGTCGAAGCACTTGATGAAATTATCCAAGTTAGACCCATGGCGTGGCCCAATTTAAGAATTTTAAGATTTGCTTCCCAAAGGCTCAATCAAGATTTAGTTGCTCCAATCAAACAATGGAAAGAACATCAAGGCGGTAATTTATTCGTTCCTAAAGCTGGATGGGTTTGGTAAATATAATTTTTGAAAATGAAAAGCGCAAAAGAAAATAAAAACACAGACGTAAGAGCAACAATTGTTCCAAAAAAAGTAATCAATGCTGTTAAAACTATTGAAGATTGGACAAAAAAGCAAACTTCAAGAGATGATTGGGCTATAGGAGACATTGCTTGCAGAAGAGGATTCGAAAGATTATTGAAATTGAATAAAAATATAAAATAATAATATGTCAAACAATAAAGATTCTATTTTTAAATCAAAAAGTGATGCCGGAAAAGGCGACAAGCCAAGAAATATCAGTAAAAAGTATTATGACAATTATGACCAAATAAATTGGAATAAAAAAAAGAGTGACAACGAAAATAAAAATTAAATTAATATTGATTCTATCTTTAATAATCTCAATGTATTTATTTTTGGGTTGTAAAATTTTGAATTAAAAATATGAATATAAATAAATACTTCATTTTGCAGCAGTTTCTAAATACATTAAGAGGGCTTGGAATATTCAGTAACAATATTAGTGGTGAATACTACTCCTACCCATACGAACACATTAGGCTTTTTAATATATTTAACGAAGAAACTTACCAAGAAATGTGCGGTCGTGCAAATGAATTATGTTCAAAAGTTAGTAATGATAGTTATTCAGCGGGCGGAACCTCAAAAAAATATGCCAAAATAGCAAATATTTATCCTAAAGCCGCTGAAAACACGGGCTATTCTTTTTTTACATCTGAGAATTTTAAAAACTTTATTTCCAGAATTTTTGATTTACAATTAACAAGATTTTTCTCTTCATCTTGCCATTTGCACGAAGGGCAAATTGACAATCCGTCGGTACTAGGCTGGCCTCATACCGATTTAAATGTATGTAAATTCACAAAAAACGAGAGCGAAAGCAACTATTTAAACAATATGCAATTTAATAATAGATTATATACGCATACTAATATGGATTATGATCCAGATGCTGTAGAGCATGCAGTAAGATCAGTAGCGTTTTTATTTTATCTGAATAATAAGAAAGATTTAAAAGAGCAAGATGGCGGCGGAACTTTTATTTACAGTCATGAGAGTGGTCGCAATATAATTAAAACAATTCCGCCGATCAATAATAGTTTATTTATTTTTAAAATATCGAAAAAATCTTATCATGGTGTTCAGCCAGCCACATTTAATAGGTATGTTAATACCAACTGGTTTCACTCTGATCCGGTGCAATTTGTACATAAAAATTTCGAAGACTTTGAAGATCAAATAAGGAATGGTTTACCCCTATTTGAAGACTGGGATCCAAAAAATCCATGGAATTTGGAAAAAGCTAAGAATTATCAAGTTTTTTTTAAAAAACCAATGAAATTTATATCCAGTAAAGAAGATTTAAATATTATCTAATTTATAAATAAAATATGTCAAATATATTAATTTTAGGAGGCACGCAATTTCTTGGTAGAAGCTTTGTTGAGGAGCTAGAGTGTAGCCAAAACACCAAAAAGATAACTCTATGCAATAGAGGAGTATCTAACCCTGAATTGTTTTCAAATTTAAATAAAATAAAATGCGACAGAAACCTAGAAAAAGATTGCCAGATAATATTTAATGATTTCTATGATTTTGTGTTTGATTTTTCTGGTTACAAAGTTATTCAATTGTCTAATATATCAAAATATTTAAGATGTCATAAGTATATATACATATCCACTATTTCTGTTTTACATGAATATGCAGACGAGGTTATGAAATCTTATGCGTATAATAAATCTCTTTGCGAGAAGTTTGTAAATGAAATCTATAAAAATAACTGCATAGTTAGACCAACGTGCGTAATAGGAGATAATGATAATACTAATAGATTCTATAAAGAAAATGAACAATATTACTGGACATCTTCTAAAAAAAAGGTTACTGAATGTATTACGCCAGGAGATTTGAATAAAGTTTTAATAAATGAAATAAATTTTTCTAATGGTCAAAAGGTGATAAGCTGTGAAAAATAAATAAAAAAAACATGAATAAAGTATCTTTTCTCCCAGTTTTTGAAGTGGGAATAGTCGATCAAGAATTGCCGGCTTGTAGGCAAATTAATACGGCAAGTCTGGACCCTGCGACTGTAGCAGGAATGTGCGTGTCAATTATAGATTTTATGGTTTCTAAATTGGAAGATCATAAACAATTAGAATTTGAAAAAGAAATTTTAAATTTATTCAATTTAATTGTAGAAAACCGGCACGACTTCACAAGTAAGGTGGATGATTTTGATATTGAAAAATGAATACTTTAATTGGATCAATACCTAAGCATCAGTATATTTGGGTTGACTCCAATTTTACTCATAAAAATTCTGCAGGATTTGTAAGGGCGGTTTGGTTTGGACTTGTTAGTTTTCCTGGTAGGACTTGGGGCTTGAATGTAATGTTTGAAAATGGCGCGGTTTACAGATCATTGCCCCCACATACAATTTCATTTTCAGAAAACCCAAGGCAAAAAATTTGGAAGGCGGATGACTCACAATTATGGGATTGCTACGGTTATGATTGGACAAGCGTTGAGTATACCTATTTAAAAGGGCTAGGCTGTTCATGCAAAATTAAAGATAATTTCCTAGATGGTGAATATTTATTCACAGTTGCTCCTATTGGAGACGGTTTTTCAAACGCACCAGAGCAGTCAAAGGAATTTAAATTTATAAAATTACACAATGGAAGATTAACCATTCAGCCAACCAATAAAGTTTTATTCAACGATTCAAGCTTTACTGACAATACCTCTACTGTGAATTTAAAACTACAAACTGAATATTATTCTTGCGAATAGCTAAAATTGTTAACTTGACAAGCTATCAAATTACATGTATAGATTATAGTCTTCCTGTATGAAAGATTTTTATGAACCAATTGAATATTCAGAATTTTCTGAAATATCTAGGGACATTATCAAGCATCACGGAGTTTTCTATAAATTTTGGGATCTAGTTAGACCATCTTATACAAACGCCAAAAATGTTCCAACTGCTTGCGTAGTCTTCAATAAAGAAAATCAATGTATCGACTTCTTGATTAATAAAAAATTCTGGAATAAACTTTCTCAAGAAAAGAAAAATTTTATTATTTGTCATGAGTGTCTTCATGTTATTCTTGAACATGGGAAAAGGGCTTGCTCTATAAATACCAAATTGAATCCAGAGTTGACAAATGCCTGCCTTGATATACCAATTAACGAAATGCTAGTTAAATATTTTGGCTTTGATAGAAAAAACATAGATCCAAAAAATAAATTTTGCTGGGCAAACACCGTCTTTAAAAAAGAAAAAGTGCCAAATGATAAAGGGTATGAATTTTATTTCAATAAAATAAAAGAAAATGCAGATGTTGAAAAAATATCAATTTGTGGCATGGGATCTGGAGAATCCGGAGAGGGAGATTTAGAAACAAATTCGCATGAGTCTCTTAATTCCTTCGATGGCGAAGATGGCGAAAAAGCGGTTCAAGACTTGGCTGAATCCCTTTCCGAAGAAGAAGCTGGTAGCCTAAAAGATATATGCGAAAGAATGGCTAGAAATGAAGAGTCTAAAAATAAAGAAGAAAAATCAAAAACAAGAGGTAATGTGGCTGGCGGAATGGTAAAATTGCTTGGAAAAGTAAAACCTAAAAAGAAGAAAAAATGGGAAACCGTTATTAAAAAGTGGAGTTTAAAATTCGGAAAAGCCGAAAGGGAAGAAAATCACTGGTTGGTGAAGGCGCGCAGAAACTCTTTAATCAATACCGATTTCTTTATTCCGTCCGAAATCGAATACGAAATCAAAAAAACAAAAGATGAAAAAATAGACGTTTGGATGATGCTTGACACTTCAGGCTCATGTGCGGATTTAGCTCCAAGATTTTGGCGCGCAGCGAATTCACTTCCAAAAGAAAAATTCAATGTTCACTATTATTGCTTTGATACCCAGGTTTATAAACTGAAAGATGCCGACGTAAACGCGGGAAAACTTTATGGATTTGGAGGAACTTGTTTTATTTCAATAGAAAATTTCATCCAAAAATCAATTAAAAAAGAAGGGAAAAAATATCCTGCTGCTGTTTTCGTTTTGACAGATGGGCATGGAACAAATGTAAAACCTCAAGATGCGAAAAAATGGTATTGGTTTTTATCAGAAGATAACAAATCCTGTATACCAAAAGATTCGCATGCTTTCATATTGAAAGATTTTGAATAATTTTTTAAATTGATCTACAAATTCATAAGGCAAATTTTTCCATAATTCAGATTATTATTTTTTTAAATAAATAGAAATGGCTTAGATAATTTCATTATCCTTTCTCTCCATTCATTCGGTCCCCCAACACTTTGGTCGCCAACCATCACTTGTAAATCAACGCTTTCATGTATTTGAAATCTGGAAGTTGCTGCGCCAGATCCGTCCAGCAGATACAAAAAACCGTCTCTAGTTGTCCAAAAGCTTTCATTAAAGTGAGAGTAGTATGAAATATTTCCATTTGACCTTAATGTTCCATCCTCAGAAAGCTTCAAATGTCCATAATTATTTAATTTCCATTGTTCAGTTTTACTAAATGGCGCATCGGGGTCTAGCGATCCAAACATAAAAATTTTATTATTAAACATTTCCAAATGCTTTTGCTCACATCCAATTTTTGTAAAAATAAATTTCCACATTCTTTCAAAGTAATACCCCTCATATGGATCAACCCCTCTAGAAATCATTTCCAAAGCTTTTTTATAAAAATCAATTTTGTTTCTTAAAATAGCCTTTTTAGAGACTCTGAATATTCCGTATAACGTTGCTCCACAAGCAAGTAATTCATTTATTTTTTTTGATTCAAATTTTCCGTATAATTCTGTAGAAAAACCAATCCAATTTATTGTCCTTTTACGCACGATCATGTCAAAGTCAGTCGGACTTATCCCACAAAAATCTAATAAATTTTTATTCAAGAAAATATTCATTTCGGTCTCGAATGGAATTTTTCTTTTCTTGCTAAAATGATCAATTGGGTCATATTGAGAAAATAGTAATTCGTCTGGCAAATTGTCATAATTTTCAATTATATAATTTAGATAAGTATGCCCTTCCCTGCCTATATTCGGAAGAAGGTTGTCCCCATTGTGCTTATTGTAAACAATGACTTCGTATTTTTGAGACACCAAGTCATGCCAAAAATTATTATTTTCTTTGTATCTGGATAAAACTGCAACTTTTTTCATAAAAAATTAATTATTTAATTATAATGTTATATTATATTATATAATACACGCTTTATGTCAAAAATATTTATTCAAATTGCATCTTATAGGGATCCCGAATTATGCAAAACAATTGATGACTGCATCTCTAAATCTGAATTTCCAGAAAATTTAACATTTGCAATCGTTAATCAATACTGCGAGGAAGACGAATTTTCTCTAGAAGTCAATCGTTATGAAAATGATAATAGATTCAAAATTTTAAATATTCCATTTAAGGAGTCTCTTGGCGCTTGTTGGGCTAGAAGCAAAACTAATGAAATGTATGCCGACGAAGAATACACTTTACAAATAGACTCGCATTCTAGATTTATAAAACACTGGGACTCAAAGTTAATAGACTCTTGGAAGTCGCTTAATGATGATAAGGCTATTTACACGTCTTATCCGCCCCCATACAATCCGTCAAGCGAGGAAAAGGATTGGGAAAAAAAAACTTACGTGATCCATGTTTATGCTATTCAAAACGGCATGACAAAACAGAGACCAAAAACTTTGGACAATTGGGAAATTAGAAAAAAACCATATTTAGCCAGACATTTAGCTGCAGGTTTCCTCTTTGGAAGAGGTTTTCTTATAAAAGATGTCCCATACGATCCAGAATTTTATTTTTCTGGGGAAGAAACGTCTCTTTTCATCAGGCTCTATACTCGTGGTTATAACATATATCATCCAGTGGATTTTTTCCTTTGGCATTTTTACATAAGAAACGAATACTCAAAGCATTGGAAGGATCACAGTAGCGCAGTCTTATCGTCTAAATCAAGAAACAGATTGAAATGCTTACTTGGCTTTAATTCCGATTATGATCTTAAAAATTTTTCATTAGGAACAGAGAGAACCTTAGAAGATTATAAAAATTATTCAGGCATAGATTTCGAAAGAAATATTCTTCATAAAGACGCGGTAGAGTGCAACGAGCCTCCAGTTGATCCAGACCCGGATTCGTGGTCACTAATAAAGAAAAAAATTACTGTAAAGCTTACTTGGGATATAAATTTGGTAGATTATGCGGATGATATTTCGTTTTTAGCTTTTTTTATTAAAGATTCAAATGAAAATACGATTGAAAGAAAAAATTTAAATATAAAAAAATCTCCTGACTTTTTAAACAAAAAATTAAACGAAACAGAGTTCGAAATAAATTATTATCACCCATACCAAGAACCAAAAAGTTTTGTAATTTGGCCTTATTCTAAATCTAAGAAATGGATGAAAAAAAGCCCATTATTCCCTATAGAAAATTTAAAAAAGACAGAAGCTGTTTCCGACAATGTTTTAAAAAAATACAAAATTTTAACTCGAAGAAGCAATGAAAAAGATAAAATCCTTATTATTGGAAGCGGAAAAAGCGGATTAGATGTCTCAAAGTATGAAAAATATTTCAATTCAATTATTGCCGTCAATAATGCTTGGGCTCTAACTGAAAAATGGACATATTGGATTCATCCAAACGATTACGAAGGTTCTAAGCCGGATCTAATAAAGGAAAATCAGGTCGAAATAAATGCAAATATATACGGACCATCACTCAGAAAATACGGAGGCATAGGCGAATGTGGATTTTCTATTATGTTGAATGCTTCGTACTGGGCTTTAGATAATCTTAATCCAAAACAGATATATTATTTGGGCGCTGATATGAGTTACATTCCAGATGAAAATGGAAATACGCATTTCTATGGAATTGGAATAGATATAAAAAATAGAGGAATGTCAGATCCTGATTATATGGTCAAAGTAAGAGGAAAAAATGACCCCAATTATTTAGAAAACATATACAAAAGATTTGAAAAAATAGCAAAAGACAACAATTGCGATGTATTCAATTTGTCCGAAGATAAATTTACTCGCTTGCCATATCCAAAGGCTGGTGAATATTTTCTGAAATGACTTGACATACCGAAAAAAATTACGTATGTTTTTTTCATGTCAAAGCATAATTTCGACTACCAAAAGTTAATAGCAAAACTTAAGTTCTATCTAAAACATGATCAAAATGTGCTCTTGGAAGGAAGAGCCGGAACTGGAAAAACAACAATCATCACTCAAGTCTTCAATGAAGAGTTTGGGGAGGGGAATTGGCTTTATCTTTCCGGTTCAACCATGGACCCATTTATAGATTTTGTAGGAGTTCCAAGAGAGCAGAAAGACGAAAATGGAAATAATTATCTTGATTTCGTACTGCCAAAGCATTTTGTTACAAAAAACATAAAGGCAATTTTTATTGATGAGTACAATAGAACACATAAAAAAGTCAGAAATGGCTCAATGGAACTTATTCAATTTAAAAGCATCAATGGTAAAAAATTTCCTTCGTTAAAAACCGTATGGGTTGGCATTAACCCATTCAGTGACGATGAGATTGATCAGTCTTATGATGTTGAGCAGCTTGACCCTGCCCAATTGGATCGTTTCCAGGTCCAAATAAAACTCCCATATCAGGCTGACTTAAGTTATTTTTCAAAAAAATTTGGCGCAGAAATCGGAAAAGCAGCAATCGAATGGTGGAATGGACTGAATAAATCAACCCAACTATTAGTTTCCCCGAGGCGTCTTGACTACGCAATAGAGATGTATAATCTTGGCGGCGATGTTTTTGATGTTCTTCCGCTCGAATCTAATCCTTCGAAACTGATTACTTCCATTTCCATTGGCAATGTTGAAGACAAACTCAAAGAAATTTTTCAAAAATCAGATTTCAAACAAGCTCAAAATTTTCTGTCAGTGGAGAATACCTATCAAAGCTCGATTCCCTTCATCACTAAAAACAAAGAATTTCTTAGATTTTTCTTGCCTGTGCTTTCTGAGGAAAGATTCATATCCTTATTTTTCAAATACGAAGAGGTTAAAAGCTATGCCCTAAGAAACCCTTTATACTTTAAAGAAGCTCTAATTCAAATTAAAAACGCTGACTCATGCGACGGTTACATTAAAAACCTATTGAACAAATCTCTTAAAAACATAGAGAACCTAGAACTCACAAATTAATAAAAAAATAAAAATAATCTTGACAGTTTCATAAAAAATGACGAAGAAAGAGAAAATCCTAATTGCCTTACTTGTAGAATCTGAAAAATTTAAAAACGAAGATTCTAAAAATTTATTGAAATATATTCATACCACAAATGAAGACTTTGACGCAATGTCCCCCTTTTCATGGTCGGAACATCATGGATCAAAAAAAACAAAGCTGAAGATTAAAAAGTTGAGCAATAAAAAATAATTTAAAATGAACAACAACAAAATGACAAAAAGCGCGAAAAGTAAAAAACCAACATTCGAAGATACAGTATCCGATGATGGATCAATTTCAATGCCATGCTCGGAAGGTAAGAGTTTAGAGCAAACCTTGAAGGCTTGTGGAGTGGATGAATCAAAATGGAGTGTTGATCATTACACCATTGAAGAAAACACAAGAGGCTATAATTTTAAAGTTTATCTGAAGAAGAAGACTATTCTTGGGCAAGACATTAGCGAGTTGAAGAGGGAGCTTTCAAGTTATGTTCAAAAATCATCACCTATTAAGTATAAAAACAGGGAGAACGGAATGCTTCTAGAATTTGCACCATTCGATCTACATTGGGGCAAACTCGCATGGGCTGAGGAAGCTGGGGAACATTATGATATGAAGGAAGCTGCGATGGCTTTGAATAAATCAATTGATTATACTCTCAATGCTGTTTCTAAGTTTCCAGTTAATAAGATTGTATTTCCGTTCGGCAATGACTTCTTCCAGATTGACAATGAGCAAAATACCACAACGGCTGGAACTCATCAAGACACCGACTCAAGGTTCAAGAAAATCTTGCGAGAGGGTCGAAAGATCGTAATTGAGACAATTGAAAAATTGAAAACTGTTGCGCCAGTGGATGTTGTGATTGTTTCTGGTAATCACGGTCATCTTTCTGAATTTATGCTTGGCGATCTGCTTGAAGTAAAGTATGAGCATGATAAGAATGTCACGGTCAATAATTCTCCAATGACTAGAAAGTATTACAGCTATGGAAAGAATTTGATCGGATATACCCATGGAAATGAGGAAAAGGTTGCTGACTTGGTTGGTATTATGGCAACTGAAGAATCAAGATTGTGGGCTGACTGCAAGCATCGTTTCTGGCATCTTGGTCACTATCATATGATGCAACAAAGGGAATTGCAAGGAGTTCGAGTATGCTGGAAGCCATCTCTTTCCGCCAGCGACTTCTGGCACAAGAAGAAGGGATATGTCGGCAACACAAGAGGAGTAGAATCTTCCCTCTTTGATAAGGAAATGGGACTGGTTCACAAGATTTATTTTAATCTTTAAAAATGACTTGGGAGCAACATGCACTAGCCTTAGCATCTGTGGCATCTTTAAAATCAAAAGATCCATATGTTAAGGTTGGTTGTACCCTATTGAGACACAATAACACAGTCGCGGCGCATGGTTTTAATGGATTTCCAGCCGGAATAGAGGAAGATTGGACTGATAGAGACAGGAGAAGGAAATTTGTGGTGCATGCAGAGCAAAATGCATTAAGATACATCAGACCAGATGAATGCTACTTAGCCGCTACTACATTACTTCCATGCAATGATTGTCTAAAATCCCTATCGTCATATGGAATTAAAAAGGTTATTTATGCTGATGTATACGATAAGGACAGTTCCTCATTAGAATTAGCTGAAAAATTAGGAATAGAGCTAATACAGATTGACTGCCCAATAAAAATATCATATATATAAAATATGACTAAACAAAGAATTGGTTTTTGCTGTATCTCGCTTCCGCACGAAAATTACATTGGCACTAAATTCAAATCCACAACACTATCATGGTGTACTAAAAATAAGTCTCAAGCACCAAAAAAACTTGTCGATATATATAAAAACAACCTGTTAGAGCTAAAAAAAGTAATCAACTACTGTATAGATAAAAAAATTTGGATTTACCGCATCTCCTCTGATCTTTTTCCGCTTGGAGATCATCCAGATTTTTCACATGTCTACGACAGTTTTTATTCAAATCAATCAGAATGGGATTCTGCAAAAATTTGTTTAGAAAAGTATTATGAGATGGGCGGCAGATGCTCCACGCATCCAGGTCAGTTCTGCAGCATCGGATCTTCCAATCCAAGTGTTAGGGAAAATTCAATCAAAAACTTAATTCATCATGCAGATTTTATGGACAAACTTGGTTTGCCGCAGGATCACTCAGCCCATATAAATATTCACCTCAGCAATGGTAAAGATCCAATCCCACTGCTTCCATTTTTTAAAGAGTCACTTGCAAAGTTAAAACCAAATGTTCTTAACAGACTCACGTTTGAGAATGAGCATTCCGGCTTTTGGACCGTTTCAAACATTCGTTCTTATTTTCCCAATGTTCCAGTTGTTTTTGATTCTCTTCATTATATTTGCAATCCAGATGCGCTTTTGTCATTTGACGATGCTTTTAAATCTGCAACCCTAACTTGGAAAAATGTTAATCCAGTCTTTCATCATTCAGAAGGAAAGTCTAAAACTGACGACAGGGCGCATTCAGACTACATAAAGCACATTCCTAAAATTTTCTCACTATACAACGTAGATATAGAAGTAGAAGCAAAAGCAAAAAATCTAGCAATTTTTGAGTATAAAAACTTGTTAAAAGAAATATAATATCATATTATGAAAACAAGACAAACAAGAAATATTCTTAATAGAAGAAAAAATACAACACGAAAAAATTGTGGTAAAAGTTGCGATAAAAGTTGCAACAGAAGTTGCGACAAGGATTGTCACAAATCAGAAACTAGATCCAAGCCAGAATCCAAATTGCAATGGCTTAAAAAGCTCATACTAAAACTTTTGCATTTGGGATAATTTTATAGAATGCTTAGAGGTTTAATTTACATGAATCCGCTGGTCATAGATAAGATCAGCAAAAAATTTTATTACTACAAAGACAGCGGATTTATATATGTAAAGCAGCTTCTCAAGAGTTTTCCAAAAGATTATAGATTTACTTGGATTGTTCCAGAGCAGGTTTTTAAAAAAAACGAACAGCAATGGTTTCTTGATGCACATCCAAATATTGATTTCATTTACTATCCCTATCCTACTAGCATACATAGGAACAGATATGATTTCTATGGCAGAAATATACTGGACGCTATACCTTACACTACTGATATTGACTTTATTCTCAATAATCAGCCGGAAGTAACCGGCTCATTAAGAACTTTATTTGATACAGCGAAAAGAGAAAAGCCTATAATAATTAATTTTTTCCACTGGATAGACTGCCAAGAATCTAGAAAATTTGGTGAAGATCTTGGGGGATATTTTTATAGAGAAGCGGAGGGGTTCATTGACGCAGACTATTCAGCATTCCATAATGATTATGCTTTTTCCCTATTTAAAAATGAATTTAAATCCAGGTTTGGCGAAAATGGTAAAGATATAGAAGAAATCAAAGACGACAAAGTTTTATATTTTAGACCATCGGCAACTAAATTTGGAAATGATCCAGTAGATTTGTCAAAATTTTCTGGTAAAAAAATAGTTTTATTCAATCATAGATTAAATCAAACAACTCAATGGAAAGAAGTTGTTAAAATATTCGAAGAGATATATCAAACACGACAAGATTTTGTTTTGTGGATAACCGATGCCGCGAACAAGGAAAGCTCCGAAATAGCTAAAAAGTATCCATTCGTTCACATTGAGCAACTTCCATTTGAAAATTATGGATATTTAATGCAGCAAAGCCACTTTGCAGTTTGCAATCACAAAGGATATTCCACTTGGAATATGGCGGCTTTGGATGCGATATACAACGGGTGTTATACTCTTATTCCTGAAAGAGAAGTTTATATAGACATGTTTAAGGAATACGAGCATGCCCCAGTTTTTTTTCATAAAAATGCTTTAGAGTTAAAAAATAAAATTATTTTACTACTTGACCGCGATAAAATTGGAACATCAACAATATATTCTAGTCCAAAGTTGAAAACATTATTTGTACCTGATGACTCAGTATTTAACACGAAAATAATAGAATCAATTAAAAATAAAATTGGCAATGTCCCTGCTAAATACGATAAAGTTTTAGACCTGATTGATGAAAGAAAAAATATTACAAAAAAAGAACTTATTAATTCCTTATGGAGTTTTCATTGCAATAGCAACTTTCAAAGAATGAGATGGCGTTTACTTTTTAACGACGAGATAAAAGATAACACGACCAATAAAGATACAATTTATTCTAAACCGATTATTCCGGTTTGTAAATCAAGTTCTTAAAACTATAATGCACAAACATATTTCTGAAAAAATTTCCAGGATACGGAGTTGTTCTTCCATGCTCGCAAACTGCTGACTCATACATAATCATATCGCCAGGCTTGGCGTAAACATGATGCAGCTTTCCAGTATGGTCTTTTATATCTAAAGGCCATTTTTCACCGTCTTCATCCACAATGATGATACAAGAAATATGGTGGGTTTCTACCTTGTCCTTATGCATCTTTAATGTAGAGCCATTTTTGTAACTTCTTATTCCATAACATGCTATTGGACTCAAATCAACGTCAGCCCAAGCTTCATGCTCAGAAAGCAATCCTTGAAGTATCGACTCTCGAATCTCTGGAAATTGATCCAAAGACATAATCTCTGTAGCAATGCTTCCAGAAGCGTTTTTTATAAAACCCAAACCTGCATTCTCATCACGAGCAGAATCTTTAAGAGAATTATACGCATCTTTAATTATATTAAAAATTTCAACAGGAACACGCTTCACTTCAAAACCAAGCGTAGTTAAACGAGGCAATTCATCAGAATTTTTAAAAAAAGTTTTTTCCATTGAGTGAATTTGATTATTGCTAATTTCCATATGTTTTTTTATATTTTTTTTGCTTGTTAAATAATTAAAAGTATAATATATTATATCACGTATACACGGAAAATGAAAAAAATATCAAATAACGAAAATAAAAATCCAAATCTCAATCAATTTTCAGCTTCCTTGAATTTTGCGTTTTGCCCATCTAAAGCGTTGTTTCCATCTTATAGCCTCCTACAAAGTAATGAAGAAATAAATTCAATAATAAAAGAATGCGGGTCTAAAACGCAAATTGAAAAAGTTTTAAAATCCTTCAGATATTTTTATATATGTTATTGTTTGAAGATAGAAGATTTAAATCAAGAAAATAAAAACTATTTTTACTTTCAATTATTCTCCCAAATAGGCGATCAACAGTCGGAGACTTCTCCTGTATATGGATTTTACAATAATGAAGAAATTATCTCTATGATAAGAGATGTAAATAATATGTTCAGTCCAGACGAACATGATAAACAAATCTTTGAATCATATGTTCAGGATTTAAATGGAAACGCCTCTGAGATAATAAAATTAATGCAGGATTGGACATCTTTGAAGCTGTTGCAATTTACTGAACTATATTTCCAAGACCATGACGCAATTCAAAATTTGCGAGAATTACTCACTTATGAAGAAGAATCAAAAAAGAATATAAAGAAAACTAAAAAAGTTCCAAGGAAATCAAGACAACAAAAAAACAAAAAGTAAAAACAAAGATTCGCAATATGAATAATATAAATTTTGATAAAGAATATAATCTTTCTCCATTAGTGGAAATTGTACCATATTCAAAAATTAATGAAAAAGATGTTATAGTTTTACGATGCGAAAAAGGCGAGGAAAACAAGGCAATTTCTAAAATTAATTCGGCGCTTAGGGTTTTAATAGATGAAAAAGATTTAAGAATTTTAGCACTCACTCCAGATTTCGATACTGACAAATTATTTCTCGCAATAGAAACAGCAAAAAGCTGGGAGGGCTAATGAGAATATGGAAGATATTTTAAAAAACATAGAAAAATCAATTCCTGCTGACTTAAAATTAAATGCCGGTAGATGCCTAAACGCAGGTAGGTTCAACTTTATTGACTTCTCTAATAAATTAAGACAGATGACAAACGATCACGGGGAATTAAAGGCACAACTTTTCTCAAATAATGAAAATGCGCTACATTATTCCGGTGATATTTTAGCAAAAACCTTTCACGATTATTGGATAAAAGGTGGCCCTATAAAGGAAATTTTTATTGAAAATGCTCAAACCACCGCTTTTTATGCTGGCTTTGAATGCGTTTGGTAATTTTTTTTAATTTAAAAGATTTACTAAATTTTTCAACCATTGGTCTTTATTGTATTTTGACCATAAATCATCCTGTGAATCATTCAATAAAAGAGAATGATCATATTTCATAAAGTTATCTATATGTGTTGACAGCTTTTTCATATTCTCTTTTCTTTTGTCGATATTTTTTTCTTTTTTAATCCAAGAGGCGGGATACAGGAACTCTTTTGGGTATAAATCTTTATACGCGCACAATTCGCCATCTGGAGCAAGAGGAGTTGCTCCTTGCATGATAGCCTCTATCATAGAGTTCCCCCAAGTTTCATGCTCTGCAAAACTCAGGACAAAACTCGACTTCTTCAAGCACTCAAGATATGAGTCACGCTTTTTGCCGTTGTCTCTAACAATTTTATTGAAGGTTAATTCATGATGCTTCATCTCAACTGAATAAGCTGCACTTAAAGCTTCTGGCGTACAAACAGCTATCCTCTCTTTTACAAACTGGTCGAGTGCAAACAGCACCCAAGGATTCTTCTGCTTCTGCAATCTATGATTCCAGATAATCAGGTCTTTACTTTTTTGTATTTGAAAACTTTTTACCTCTTCATGAGTTTTTCCTAAATAATACGGCGGTATAAAAATTGGTATTCCGAGTATGTTTATTTTGCCAATGTCTAAATTTGTTACTTTACTTGTTAAAAAAGAACAGAAAGCTTTACTTCCTAAAAAAAGTTGATCAACCTCTTTCAAAGCCTCGCCTTCTAAATTTTGCATATCAACTAATGAATCTTTTCCAATAGAAGCATTTCCAGGCTCTCCTTCGAAGTATCTTGAGCCTCTCATAAAACCTGCTATTTTGAATTTTTCTTTAAGTTCAGTTCTTCTATTGAAGTAAATATAATCATTCAGATTTACAAAAAATAGCGCACCGCCTTGTATTTTAGCAGAATTATCTAATAAAGAATTTAAATATTCATCTCTCAATTTGCCCGCTTTGGAGTAATTTCCATATTGGAAGTCCTTGCCATAACATTGGAAACGTCCAGAATTTTTCAAGAACTCGCTCATTTCTCTCGCCCAGTTCAAGCGATAAAAATGCGGAATAAGAATATAATTTTGCTGCATCATATATAATAAGCTGGGTATTAGTTTTTTTTAAAAAAAATATAAATATTCTTATATAAGTATATATTAGGTATATAGAAAATTCAAAAAAAACATTATGGACTTCAATATTAAAGTAGAAAATGCCAATGGTAATTTAAATAAAAATTTTACCATTACCGGCGCACATTTTCCTATGTCAGCTGCGGGCTATAAAGAATTTGATTTAGTTTTTGATAAATTTTTTCCATATGACAATGGAAACGGTCAACCAATCTATAATAGCGCGGACGGTTCCGTACTGAGAGATCCAGTTACCGGATTATAACAAAAAAAATAAAAAAAAAACCTTGACCAATTCAAGATTATGCCAGATAAAGTAGCATTTGCAACAACAAATTGGAAAGATAGCGAAGGGAAAACTGCCGAATTCAGTCAATCTGGATGGGACGCCTACAATTCTAGTAAATTCAATCGTTTTCCTTTTCCAATCTTGGAAAAGGACCAAGAAAACAATACTTTTTCTGATTGGGATTTAGAAACAACTTACGAAAGTATACCAAGTAAATCAAGTGATAATCTGGTTTCGGTTTTATCACCTGAATATAGTTACAAATTTACATTTGATCAGTTATTTCAAGTTTTTTGGAGAATGAGTCATGCCAAGCCAAAAATAAAAGACGCAAATGATATTACATCAACAAATAATAGAGTTTCGCAGTACACTTATGATATAGATACGTTAACAATCACGGAAGATTCAAAAGACATTTTAAAAGATAAAGAATCAGAGCTTGTTACAAAATTATATGAAAATAAATGGGAATTTTATATAAATAATTGCCCAGTTGGGATAGATTTTACTCTACCCGTTTTGAAAACAGACGATGATGAATATAGGCCGTATGTTTATTGCGGCTGCTGCGAGCCGTGCAATGGACCCACCTCTGGTCAAAATGTTTTCGAAATAAGCAAAGAAAAATACTATGCGTATTTAAGAGGAGGAACATGGACTTTAACCAGTGCTTTTTCAGAAACCGAATCAGCTGCTGATGGTAGATCTTCGAATGGTGGCGGAAGCATATCCGGAAGCGGGGATACAAATGGATGCTCTGGATACGTATCTGCTCAAGGAACAGCTACCGTCACATATCCACCTGGCGGTCCTTCTGAATATACAATTTCATGCAGCATAAGCTATTCATTAAGTCATGATGTTGAAAATGACCTTTATTTTGTAAAACTTTCTGGAACGGCTCACGAAGCTACCTCTGAGGCTGAATCTTCGCAGTGTGGATACCCTACATCCGTCAGTATAACAGTGGACGGTGAAAATCTTCCTGCTTTTGGAACGTGGTGCCCCGGATGGCAGGGCAGCGACGGATACACCAACACTTCTTCGTCAACGCTGACTGCAACATATACCCCTTCTAGTTAAAGCGCATTAATACTGAGAGTTTGCGCGGGGATTATAAGTGTTTTAGGAGATTGGCTTTTTGGGTTACGACGTAATTTTACACAAGCGTTGCGGTTCGCTTTATACACTTCCGATTTTCATCTCGAAAAATATTTGACAGCTGCATAAAAAGCGCGTAGTATATTTGAAGTACGGCAACAGCCCAAAAGAGGGAGTTGCGCCACATACAAGGTCATCCAGACCTTATAAAAATAAATGGAAAAGATTTTTGACGGGATATAATTCAATGGTCGAGTGGTGGAATGGCAGACACAACGGACTTAAAATCCGTTGCCAGTAATGGCGTGAGGATTCGAGTTCCTCCTCGACTACCAAATTTGATCCACCAATTTTGCAACTTATCAATTTATAGGGGTGAAGCATATCGATCATGCGCTCTGCTCATAACGGAAGGAAAGTGGGTTTGACTCCCATCGCCCCTACCACTTCATAAGTCTCAATCGTTCAATGGATAGGACAAGGGCCTTCTAAGCCTTTAATGAAAGTTCGACTCTTTCTTGAGACATTTTTTACTTAAAATCAATATTTTTGATAATCTCTTCCATACTCGCTTCAGAAAAACATCTTTTAGATGGGATTTCGAGCAAAATCCAACCCTCTTCAACAATCAAATTATGTCTTTCTTCATAGTATGGTTTTAAAGAAGAGTCTGGATTATAATGTTGATTCCCGTTGATCTCTATTCCTATTTTCTTATCTGGAAATGCTATGTCTATTCTAAAAAATCTACCCTTTTCAATAAGTGGCAAGTATTCTTCAGAAAAATCTATTCCCCTTTTTTTCAAGAATGATTTAAATTTTTCACACGGAACAGAGGAATGAACTGATGACTTGTATTTCCATGGATTCTCGCCATTTTCTTTCAAATATTTTTTTCTCGCTAGCGATATTTTATTTTTCGTTTCTTCTGAATGTTTTCTTGGTTTTTTAACTGCCGTTAGTTTAATGGAGTCCGACAAGTTTCTACTTTTTAATTCATTACTTCTCACTTTTTCATAGATAGTTGCACAAGAAATTTTTCCAACCTTACTGACTTCTCTCCAACTTAAACCGCTATCGTATAATGATTGGATATATGACAAATCTCTATTGGAACCTAATCTATTCATATTCAAAAATCTTTCAGTAGAATAAAACTCTTTGTCACCGACTTTAAAGTTTTTACTCTTCAGATCATACTTTTTCATCCAATGTCTAACCGTGCTTTGCGCGCAGTTCATTTTTTGTGCAATTTCTCTGTGAGTCGAACCCTCTTCTACCAGTTTTATTAATTGAAGTTTATCCATACTCTATATTACACCACACTAAGCTACATTTCTATTTTATCCTTATCAATAACCCTTGACAATCGGCGCAATTAGTTTTAAAAATAATACATGAAATTAAAATCACAAACTACAAATAGTATTAAAAAAATTGTAACTCTGCTCATCGTATCAGCCACATTTACAGGTTGCGAAACAGCGAACCAAGTCGGTAAAGATTTTAAAAACTTCACTGCCGCCGTTAATATGTATAATTTTTCTGAACAAGCAGATCCACTATGTCAATTTTGTAGTAAATTTCAAAAATGCAAAACACAAATTTGTCCATATAAAAAAATCTCTCAATCAGAATAATCACCCTCTTATTATGAACAATCCAGAAGAATGGTCAGATATTGTAGGACATGAAGGCAGATATGAAATCAAGATGATTGATGAAAGTCCTTATGTCCAAGTGAGGAGCAAAACAAAATTAAAAATATTAAAACCCTACTTAGATGCTGGCTATCTTTGTTTCAGCCTATATAGGATAAATGGTAATAAATGTAATAGAACCCCATTGCATAGAATTGTTGCTAAACAATACATCCCTAATCCTTCCAATAAAGAAACGGTAAATCATAAAAACGCAATAAAGACTGACAATAGGATACAAAATTTAGAGTGGAATACTTTTGAAGAAAACCATAAACATGCCGTTCAAAATAATCTTTTAGACCTATTTCAATTTGGTGAATCTAGCAAAGTTTACAAGGGGGCTATAGAGGTTTATAAAAATGGCGAATTGGTAAAAGTACTAAAGGGCAGAACAAACATTGAAAGCGAAGGGTTTTGTAATGTTTCAGTTTATCGTTGCGTAAATGGGCGGGCAAAGTCACATAAGGGACATACATTTAAAAGAATTTAAATTAATTTAATCCTTCTAACTTGACCATCACCTGCTTAATAGCCATCCACATATCTAAATATTTATAAGTAGCCAATCTTCCCAAGAATAATACATCTTTTTCAGAATCAGCAAGCTCTTTGTATTTTCCGTAAGTTTTAACCCCATCTCCAAAGGTAATCGGATAAAAAGGAATATCGCCTTCCTCATAGACTTTTGGAAACTCTCTGGTAATTATAGTAACACCCTTATGATCAGGAGTAAAATAGCTATGATCATATTTTCTTGTATAGTCATTATACTTTGTATTATCATTAATAACAAAAGTCTCTTGCTTTTTGCTGGTGACGGTATGATTGAAGGTTAAAGACCGGTAGGGAAGTTGCCCGTATTGATTTCCATAATACTCATCTATCTTTCCAGTATAGATAGTTAAATCGGCTTTGTGTTTTCTCCATTCTGATTGCTCAACGCCAAGGTTGACCTTTATGCCGTCAAGCATATTATTCATCATGTAGGTGTATCCATTCTTAGGTATACATTGATACTTCTGTCCCTCAAACCAAGTTGGATCTTCGCAGTCTTTTGTTTTTGGTATTCTTCCAGTAATCGCGGAGGAAATTTTCTCAAATGGAACCCCCCATTGTTTTTCAGAGTAGTCTTTGAATAAAAATTCAACAATTTCTTTTTCATTTAATTCTCTACCTATTTGTTGAATAGTTTTTTTACTATAGGGTAGTGATATCTTTCCAAGATAAGTATTGCCAACTGGCCTAAGCAGAAAAGGAGTCCATTCAGTATATCTACTCAAAAAAGAGAATACTTCCTCATCATCAGTATGAAATATATGAGGTCCATAATTATGCAATAGTACGCCATTTGTACTACTATCATAACAATTGCCGCCAATATGAGGTCGGGATTCAAAAATCTCAACATCATGCCCAGCGCGCTTGGCTATTATAGCAGCAGTTATTCCAGAAAGCCCACATCCTACGATTTTTACCTTCATGTTTCAAGCGGTACAAATTGCTGCATTAAGGTGAGCCCATGACGAAATGGAAGTGATGCGTCATGATCTTCTGATCTTGTATGCAAACATATAGCGCTCCATCCTTGCTCCACTAGCAAATTCACCATTTTTCTTTCAACAGGTTGATGCATTACTCCTCCAGGATGTAAATTTGTATCATGCAGTGCTAAAATTGTTCTTTTGGTAATCTTGTTATTTTTTACCATATTTGAATGAAACTGCATGGAGGCTTCCAAATCGTGACAGTCATAAAATAATAAATCGATTTCCCAAGGAATCTCTTCCGATGTAACTAATCTCGCGTCTTTAATAATAGTGGTGTGATTTTCGCTCCACTTTGGCGTCGGAAAAATATCAATTCCAATAACGTGTCCACCATCACCAACTGCTTCCAAAAAATTTTTAGCTGAATACCCTGAGTGAGCACCGATTTCAACAATGCGTTTCAGTCTCATTACTTTAATTATGCCAAATAATGTTAAAGCTTCATCATCTTGAATCGGACCTACTACATCTTGGTCTGGCAACTGAGTTAAATGGTTTAAATTATATATCATATGTAAATGCGTTTATTGAAGAGGTATATCACCAATTACACATATTATAACGTATAAATCAATTAATTAAAATATATAATACAACCGCTTACTATATATATAAAAGATTTTATTTGTATAAATTTAAAAACTTCGCCGCTGTATTATTTTTTATCCACATTTTGCCACAATATAGCCACCCTATTTCGATAGGAAAAGCCTACGGAAAACCCTAAGAAAAATACCACAAAATTCAACACCAAAAATACCCCTCTACACTAGGGAAAATAGCACAAAATTATAGGGCAAAATAAACACAAATAAAAGAGAGTATAAGTATAGAGAATAATAGAGAATAAACAAGATAATGTTATATACTAATGTAAATAATAAAAATTGATTAATAATATTTCGATTTTTATAATTTTATACAATAGTCAAGCAAAAAATACCAAAAATAATTTTATACAAAAGAATATTCTTCTTATCCTACGGCATTTTCTTCTTTACCTACAGCTAAAAAGCCTTTATAGTGCTAAAGTGGGCGGAACTTTACTGAATAAACCTGAATAAAAATTAATTAAAATAGAAAATTCATGGCGGCGAATGAACTTTTTCCCTAGGGCCGATACGGCCTCTATACGCAAAACCTCATAAACTCGAATTAAAATTAATTTAAATTAAATAAAAAGAATTAAAATTAAAAAAATATGTTGAAACCTATATCTTCTTTATACTATACTCTATTAGCTTATCTATTCTATTATCTTGGGGACATTTTTTGGAGAATCCCGGCCGGCTTTGCCTACCACCTTTATCATAACTGCATGCTTCTCTCAATCAAGTATGATGATCTTGGTGGGAATAAAATTTGGACTAATAAAGAAGACTGAGTATAATAAATGAGTGTAATGAAGAAGTACAATAAGTTTGAATAAATAAAAATTAATTTAATAGTTCATGGGTCGGTGGCAGAGCGGCCGATTGCAGCAGTTTACTAAACTGCAGAACCGAAAGGTTCCGAAGGTTCGAATCCTTCCCGGCCTGAGTTTATTATATATGGGTGGTTAATCTAGACGGCTCTAGACCTAGTCTTGAAAACTAGCGGTACCAGGAATGGTATGGAGGTCGGCACTTCAGCCACCCGACTCTTCAAGTTGAATATTAGAATAAATAATTTAAATGAAATTAAAAGATGAAATTTTCAAACTAAAGAAAGAAGGTTATTCTTATAGGGATATTCAAAAAGAATTGAACTGCTCTAAGGGGACCATCTCTTATCATTTGGGAGTGGGTCAAAAAGATAAAGTGGACAAAAGAAGGATAGATGCAAGAGGCAAGATAACAAGATACATACAAGAATATAAGTCAAGTAAATCTTGCGCAGATTGCAAAGAGAATTATCCATATTGGATTTTAGAATTTGATCATTTGGGCAATAAAGAATTTAATATTTCTCAACATAGAATTCATACCATCTCTCTTGATAGGGTAAAAGAAGAGATTCAAAAATGCGAAGTAGTCTGCAGTAATTGTCACAAGAACAGAACATTCAATAGAAGAATAAAAAACGCCGATAATGTTGGTTTAGAATTCTGTAATTATCCAGAATAGTAATCCTGTATTTGCGAACAAAAAAATCCCAAATAATATAAGCCGGCCAATTATCTAATATAATAACTTCATGGAAATAATATTCATGATCTTATTAGGAGCCATCATAGGACTCTTACCCATTGACAAAATTAATAAATAAGTGTATAGTATATTTACTGTATTTGCGAATGATTTTTTGCCAAATAAAGCTCGGTCTTTAAGCATTGTGGTGATGCACGACTTTTGTAAAGTTGAGAGCAGAGTTCGATTCTCTGATTGACCTCCAGTATTTGCGAACCATTTTTTGCCAAATAATATAAGCGCCCGAAAAATTTTTGTCTCCATAGTGTAGCGGTTAGCACACTACCCTTTCACGGTGGGAGCATGGGTTCAATCCCCATTGGAGATGCCATATTTGCGAACGTGAAGTCGCCAAATAAATAAGATCCCAGGTAGCTCAGAGGTAGAGCGGCCCGCTGTTAACGGGTTGGTCGTAAGTTCGAATCTTACCCTGGGAGCCAAATAAAAATTAGTTTAAATTAATTTAATTAAATAACAAGAGATCTAATACTATCTTGTACTATAATAGAATACAATAAAAAATAACGAATATAATTTTATTCATTTGACAACATTTGAAAGATGGTATATAGTGTTATATATGAAAGCATTGACCAAGTCTACAGTAAAACTTCTAGCGGCGGCGCTACTCGCATCAACGGCAGCGGCTTCAGCAGCCGGAGACTATAGGTATTATGATTATGTTATCGGCGCTGGAAACAGTAAAGGTGACTCATTGGCTTCGGCAATTCAAAACCTGCCGTACGGAGCAAAGATTGAAAAAGTAAACTTCAATGGATCTGCAAAGCATGAATTTGTAAAAGGAGTAGGATATATTCAAACATCTGGTAGCCATAAATGCAAAGTAGACTATAGTAGATAATAATTAAAATGAAAAAAATTTCTTATTATCATAATAGCATATATAAATTTAATGCTAAGCCCGAAATGTATGCAGAGGCATTTGAGTTAATCAAATTAACAGATTGGCAAGAGAATAAACTAAACTCTTACTCAAAAATTTATGACCTATACAATCATGAAGGATTTAAAGATATACATTTGTGGTTTCTTGACTGCATTCAAGAAGCGAAATCAGACATAGCATTCCTAGAAGTAGAAAACCTGGTCATTACTCAGTCATGGGCTAATAAATCAACCAAGGGAGAGTCTCACCATTTGCACTCTCATCCTAACTCATTCATGAGCGGAGTATTTTATTTTACCTCCGCGAAACCTGGCGAAGGAGGAGAAACTGAATTTTTTACCAATAATATTCCGATTTGGTACAAGTCTCCATTTTTATCCCGACATGATGACGTTATTACAGTAAGACCCGAAGCTGGCGCATTGATACTTTTCCCATCTAATCTTTTGCATAAAGTTCTGGTGCATCAATCAGATACGCCAAGATATACAATAGCATTCAATGTTTTTCCCGATGGGCAATGCGGAAATACAAATAGCTTACAATCCTTGAATATAAAAACACAAGGATTCGGCAGCAGGTAATTTTAATTTGGGACCAGCGCCAGGTTCTTTGGCGACGGTGGGGTGGTTGGTATGGCTCCGTGGTTGTTGCCATATATGGTTCCCACTGTGTTGGGCGGGGTGGTAGCCGTCCCGACCTGGTCCCTTTCTTTTTGATTATAACATATAAAGACAAATATAAGTATTATGATTAACAATGCTAATGAAGATGTAGTATATTATATTCTTGGATTAATTTTTTGGATTTGTTTTCAGTTGTTTCTTTAAATAAATTTCCGTGTAATACATAAAGTTGATTAGATTAATTTTATGGTTACTACTATTGTCTCAAGATACAATGAAGATTTGCTTTGGCTAGATGGTATATTTACTAATGTAGTAATTTACAATAAGGGATCTGCATTAGATGAACAAGCCTTGTCTCTGAAAGAAGGTAGAGAACTTTATCAGCTAAAAGTTTATCATCTAGAAAATATTGGAAGAGAAGCTCATACTTATTTACATCACATAGTTAATAACTATAATAATCTTGCTACTTGGAATATATTTCTTCAAGGTAATCCATTTGATCATTGTCCAGAAGTTATTAGATTGGTGAATGATTTTCCACAATGCGCCGGCGAATTGAATAAATTCTCAGAGGGTTGTTATTCATTGGCTAATCGAATATTGAAAGAAGATCAATCTTTTCTTTCAGGCTTAGGTGTTTATGCTGAAGACTTACATTATAAAACCTTCAATAGTTCAAAACAATATTTCGTTTACGCTTCAGGAGCACAGTACATAGTTCATAAACAAAACATACTGAATAGACCAAGGGAATTTTATATGGATCTTTTGAATTCATATAATTGGAATACTCATATGCCATGGAGCATAGAAAGAATATGGCCTGAGATATTCAATATAGATTATTGAAAATGAATGCTGTATTTGCGAATGATTTGGCCCGAAATAATATAGGTCAGATTTACGAACTCGAAGTCGCCAAATAATATATGGTATTTGCGAACGCGAAGTCGCCAAATAATATGTATATGGATACGCCCGATCCGGCGCACGATCATCCGCCCAATCGCCCACCAGCCTGTGCGCACATTTATACGTATACGTAAGTCCCTGATTCTCAATGGTTTACGAAACCCCAACTTACAACAATTAATTCAAATTTAATTATGGGTAACGCTAGCACACAAGTCGTTCGATCTACGGACGTTCCGTATCCCATATGGGAGAATAAAGAAAAACCATAGGAGGTTTAATAAAAAAAGATTAATAGGATTTTGTAGAATGATGTAAGTATAGTATATTATAGGATAAATTATTGACTTGATTTTTTAAGTTGTTGATTATCAGCATTTTAGGGGCCCGTCCGGCCCGCAAGTCCTTGAACGATAGCAACTTACGCGAGCAAAAGATTCTAAAACTTTTTTAAGAAAATCCCTTGACCTCGATATAAAAAACCTGCATATTAGAGACTCAACCAACCAACCAAACCAAACCATGATTATCGCAGACAAAACCAACAAAGTTCAATTCAACGGCAACTTCGAGACTATTTCCGTAGGTATCGACGAGAAGAACATCGCTCACTTCTTCCGCATGATTGCCAATCTCTATCAAGACCCAACGATGGCAGTCCTTCGTGAAGTGGGTGCAAATTGCGTTGATGCTACTATCGAGGCAGGGACACAAGACCTCGGATGGGAATTGCATCTTCCCTCACGACTCGACGGCAATGTTCGTTTCGTTGACAATGGCGTGGGTATCTCTCACGATCAAATGATCCGCATTTACTCAATCATTGGGGCATCCAGCAAGCGCGGCAACAATGACCTCATTGGCGGGTTCGGCGTTGGCAAGTGGTCGCTTTGCTCGCTTGTGAATAACTTCCAAGCAATCTCCCGATTCAATGGCACAAAGTCGCAATACTTCATCTCCCTGCAATCAAATGGACTTCCCGACATTCGACTGATTAAGAGCGAGGCAACTACTGAACGCAATGGCTTTGAGGTAAAGTTCCTTTGCCCTGATCGTCATGTTTCTCAATTCAACGAGAAGGTCGAAAGAGCTTACCGATTCTTCTCAATCAAGCCGCGAGTTTTCTGTGATGGCATTGCCAAGAATATCAACTTCACGCCTCAAGCTATGACCTTTGATGGCGGCACAAGCAACTTCGCAATCTACGAGGGCAGTGGTTCTCCTGTCATTGTCATGGGAGGCGTGGGTTACAGCCTACCTGTTCAAACTCTCTTGGAGAATAAAAAGTTCGCCAAGTTCGATAGACTTCTCCGATGCAATCTTGTTATCCATGTTCCAATCGGTGAATACAGCATCACTCCATCCCGCGAGGCAATCCAACTGGATGACCTCACGATGACAAGGATGTTCACCAAGCTGGAACAGATCGTTGACTCCTTCCTGCCAAAAATGCAAGCCGACATGGACGCTTTCAAGGGCAACACTTGGGAAGCAAAGCTCAAGCTGAAAAGCCTCCGCGAATCTTTCACCTTCCTACCAGATACGCTCAAGCTCAACTGGAACGGCAAGCCTTTGACCGCAACTGCAATGCAGGTTAAGGATGCAAAGGTTAATCTGTATGCCACGGCATCATGGAACAAGAAAATCAATGTTAGCGAGGGAGAGAAGAATGTTGAGCCGAATAAAAAAGCATTTTTATTCTTGGACGATTTGAAGGTGGGCGGCGTTGGTCGCGCAAAGCAAGTCATCCTCGAAAAGAAAAAGAATGATAGCTATGCCTCATACGCTTTCTACATCCTCAAGGATTCTGAAAAAGCCAAGTTCATTCAAGAAACTGGATGGGTGGGAGAGTTCGTGTTGACAAGTTCCCTGCCTAAAGTTCCAAGCAAGGGTAAGACCTCGACTTCAACTGGCGCAACTGCCAAAGGCACATTCCGTATGCGCTCTGGTCGCAACTATGGGTTTCACGATTGCGTTGAGTTTTACAACGCCGCCTCGCACAAGGACACAGAAAAGTTCATCCTGTTCCCCTCGGTATCGAATAAGGTTTACGATCAACTTCAAGCAAATTATGTTGACCCGATCATTGCGATTCTCTCTGACGAATCAAAGCAGAAGACTGCCGCCTTGTTCCTTCCAAAAGCCGATTATGACAAGTTCAATGATTCGACTTTCGACGGCAAGCCTGTTGTTAAGTTCTGCAATCTTGTTCAAGACAAAAAATTTCAAGACCAGATCAACAAGGGAATCAATGCTATTTCTTGGGACAACTTCAAGAGTAAGTTCCGCGATTTTTCTAAAAACTGGGAAATGCGCGGGTTGCCAGAAACTCTCAAGTCATTGGTTACGCTTCTCCCTGCCAATCATATTGTTGGCAAAGCAATGGCTACAATCAAGCCAATCATTCAAGATCAATCGAAGTGCATGGATAGTAAAACTATTAGCCTCATTCGCCTTGCCAATAAGTCATTCATTGCTGATGCTCAAGCATCTATCGACAAGGAAATGAGTGAGTTTACGAATCTTGTAAACGAGATCATTAAAAAGTATCCTCTCGTCTTGCCAGTTTCAGACGAATACAATCCAGACACTTACAAGAAAGCGCTCACAGATTATATCAACATGATTGATGCGTTGTAGAATTAAAATTAAATAAAAATCATGGTTAGTGGTGGTTGGGGGCGCGGAGTGGTTGCCGCGCCCCTTCTTTTTGCTTTTCGCCCAGCTCATGTAAGTATATCAACGCCAACGAGTTACGGGCCCCTCCGGCCCGCAAGTCCTTGGCTACCAACAACTTACGTATTGAAAAAAAACTTGAAAAAAAATTTGACACGCCAATCAAAAAGGTGCATATTGGTTTTGTTATGAACACAACTAACAACCAGACCAACCCATACGCAACTCAAGCTCTCATCGGACGCTTCGTGTCCAAGGAGCAAATCACGCTTATCTTCTCCGAGGATACTGCGGTCATCGACAACTCAAACCCCAAGTTCAACGACATTCTCCAACTCTGCAAAGAGGGCAAGTATGCAGAAGCGGCAGGACTCGCCACAATCAAGAATCAGATCAACCAGACCTTCGATGGTAGCGTCGAAGTTGTTGGCGGCGAGGTTTTGTATGATGGCAAGCCTCTCCACAATGTTATGTGCGAACGCATCCTCGACATTATGCGCGAGGGACTGGACGCAACGGGACTTGTCAAGTTCCTTGAGAATGTGATGGAGAATCCATCCTACACGGCAGTTCAAGAACTCTACTTGTTCCTTGAGGCAAACCAAATCCCAATCACCGAGGATGGTCACTTCCTCGCGTGGAAAAAGATTCGCGGCAACTGGAAGGACATTCACTCCAACTCTGTTGACTACTCTGTTGGCGCAACGCCAACGATGAAGCGCAACGAGGTTGATCCAGACCGAGACAGGACTTGCTCAAATGGATTGCATTGTGCGGGATGGAGCTACCTGCCACACTTCGGTTCTAACTCCGATTCGACTGATCGAATTGTTATTGTCAAGGTGAATCCTGCTGATGTTATCGCAGTTCCCAAAGACTACAACAACGCCAAGATGCGCGTTTGCCAGATGGAGGTCTTGCGCGAATACACAGACCGCAAGGTTGAGGCAGAAGAGTTTTCGCACTCTGTTGTTTCCTCTGATGGTGAACCTCTCTACACCGAAAACGACTTGGACGAGGCATACAGCAAAGGATATGAGGATGCCTACAATGAACTTGCGTGGGACGAGGAAGAAGATTGAGAGATAAACTCATACTGAAGAAAGAAATGGGGGGCGCAAGCCTCCCATTTTTTTTGTATTTTTATTCTTTAAGGTTGCAAACTGGCACCTTTATAAGTCATTCAATATCAACAGGTTACGGGCCCCTCCGGCCCGCAAGCGCCTCAGTATCAATAACTTAACAATCCTATACTTTATACTTGCATTCACATTAAAATTCATTTATATTATGGGTATGTCAAAACAACGAGGAAGAAAGCCAGGGTCAGTTAGCTTCATGCAAGTTGAACTGAGTGAACTAAACAGAGTATTGAAACCAGATGCAAAAGTCATTTTGTCTATCCGATACGCACAACTTGTTGGACTTAACGGGAAGGCTGTTAGTTCTAACTTGGATGTTGTCACGCATTGCGTGAGTAGCGGTAAGGCAGAGATGCAACTTGTTGACTTCGGAAATGATGAGCCGGATTCTCCAAAGGCTAACAAAGTAAAAGAAGAGCCAAAGGATGACGACCATATTTCCCCACAGGCAGAGCTGGAAACATTTGACGAAAACCCATTTTAATTAAATAAAAATATGAAACCAGAAATACCAAACTCAACATTGTCAATCAAAAATCTACGGCAGCGCGGCTGGAAAGTTCGCGTCCTGCATCAGCGCAATTATTTTTTGCGTGATCGCTTTAATGGAAGTTCTTCCGAGGTTTCAGCCAAGGGGGGCATTACCGAAATTCAGCTAACCAGTCCAGATAAAACATTCAATGTGTCTGGCAAGGCAGTTTGCTCTGAGCAGGAAAACTACAGCAGGAAAGTTGGAAATTCAATTGCATTGGGCAGGGCATGGAAGAAGTATGAGTCTCTATTAGACGCGACAATCAATCTATAAAATTATTCGGATTTAGAATAAAATTATTTGACTATTGTATAAAAACCAACTACTATATTAAACCATGAACGATACAAACACAACCCAAGAAGAGAAAGATCATTTCGCCCACTTGATCGGACAGAACAAATTGAAAGCGCAACTTCGCTTTTATCTCAACTCTTTCCGCGAGACTCAAATTCTGCCAACCATTCTTTTGGTAGGCGGTAGAGGTTCTGGCAAAACAGAGTTCGCTGTTTCCCTCGCAAGGAATCTTCGACTCGACGCTATGGGAGGTCGCCCAAAGCCTTTGCTGACAGTCAATTCCAGCACAGTTAAGAATGTGAGACAATTCGTGGAAGACATTGTTCTCAAGTATGTTAATGACCAAACTTTGACAGTTTTTTTTGATGAGTGTCATGCTCTTCCAGAAAGCGTTCAAACTTCACTGCTTACAATCCTTAATCCAAACAAGAAGAATAGTAACTTGTTTCGATATGAAGATTCAGAAATTCTTTTTGACTTCAAGAAGGTGAGCTTTGTATTCGCCACTACTGATCCGCAAAAATTGGTGGGGCCTTTCAAAGATCGTTGCCGTATTCTTCACATGGACGAATACGAGTATTCAGACCTTGGAAGGATTGTCCGCGAGAATCTTGATGAGGGCTTGGAGATTCCAGAAGATGTAATGCCTCATGTTGCTTCGGTATGCCGTGGCAATGCGCGTAACGCTGTATTGATGGCAAAGGATAACATCGTCCAGTATATGAAGGGCGGCAAGGTTTCAAAACTTTGCCAGAAACATTGGGAAACTCTCTGCGAGGTTCTTGGTATCATGCCTATGGGTCTTGAGAGTTCCGAGGTTCAAGTTCTCAAGGCATTGAGCGAGTTCCCTACTGGTTGCTCCCTCAACAACTTGTCAGCAAAGACAGGGTTCACACGGCAAGCCATCATGCTTGAGTTTGAGTCCTATCTTGTCAAGAAAGGTCTGATGCAGATTAAAGCTGGCGGCAGGGAGATCACAGCAAACGGCAAAGAGTATCTCCGCAAGTATGTTTTCAAGAATGAGGGAGGGTTTACTGATGCAACAGCGTAGAACAACTCAATTGCAAAATCTGCAAGATGGTGCTCCGTTCATCGTAGAATCTCTTAAAGATACATTCAAGCTAATGTATCTCATCAGAGGCGGCGAGTCAACCTGCAAGGTGCAGGGATACAAACAAACAGATGCAGGGGGCTATTCACCATTCGTTGACTTCTTCGCTCCAGCCACAATGGTCTCTTATGATGTGGGGAGGCAAAAGCTACCAATCAATAAGGAGGGCATGATAACAATTCCAAAAGAAATTTTAAATACAATTTTAAATGAAAAAAAAGAAGAAGAAAAAGAAGTAAAACCTAAAACAAAGAAAGTAAAGAAAATGAGCATTGAGAATGTTAAACATACAAAAGTGGGCGCGGGTCGCCCAAAGAAGCACGCAATTCAATTGCCTCGCCATGAAGAGTTTACAGTAGGGCATATCGCTGCTAAACTTGGAGTAAAGAAGTTCGTTATCAATAATGAGATTGCAAAGATTCAGCGCGAGAATCCAGACACAATACAGATTGTTGGCACAAAGCCACAAGGCAAGGGCAAGCCAGCCCGAGTATTCAAGCTATCTTGAGAATTTGAGGATTGGGGGTTGGGCGTCATCCTGTCAAAATAAAACGCCAGATTTAAATTAAAAAAAAAAAAAATATGCAACAACATCTAATCAATTCAAGCGTTAAGAAGGCTATAGTTTATTTGACATCAAGTCAAATGCCTAATGTAGAGAATTTTGATTTTGTATTGGATTTGGTTAATACCTGCGAGCTGGAAGAGGCAAGGGCTCTCCTTTATGATAATTACTATCAAGAAATCTTAGATTGGTTGCAGTATAATTCATGACGCAAAGCCTTGTAACTCAGTGAGTTACGGGCCCCTCCGGCCCGCAAGTACTTCTGGTTGAACAACTTGCACGAGGAATATTCTATAAAAAATTCATTGACGCATCCATCAAAAACGCATACCTTGATTGAGTATGTCAACCACTACACTACCAACAACCACAATCGCCCGAATAGACGCAACCGAAGCAGAGGCTTTCTTTGCTTCATTGACAAAAAATGAGATCGACTTCCAGACCGCTTACTGGTCTGCTCTCAAGCCAATCAACGATACGGAAATTTTTCAGCGTTTCCTTTTCGCCTTTACAAGCGTCCATACCTCTTGGGAGTCCAATATCAAAGCGTATTCTCTCATCAAAAACTGGTGGGAGTGGATGAACAACTGGCAGGCTCTTGAGGATCGCTTGAGGGAGAGTGGCGCAGGGCTGTATAACAATCGCGTAAAGTTTATCAAGCAGTTCTCAATCAAGTATTGGAGCAACCCATCCTTCTACAAGAAAGCAGAAGGCGAGTCTTGGACTGAATATCGCAATCGTATCGAGGATACTATTCTTGGTTTGGGTATGGCAAAATCCAGCTTCAGCATCGAGATGCTCTACCCATCAGAAGCAGAGATCACTTGCCTTGATACTCACCTATTCCAACTTTACGGACTGGATCAAACAAAGCACAGAAACAAATATCAAGAGATCGAGCATCATTGGGTCAGAATGTGTTTCGAGTATAATGTTTCCTGCTATGTTGCGCGTTGCATTTATTGGGATAGAAAACAAGGCTATACAAACTCGCGCTACTGGTCTTATGTTCTTGAGGAGGGAGACTTTACAGATGAGATTCAATACTAACAACAAAACCAAAACAACAAACCAAAATGGAAACAACAAACCCGTCATTCGCACTAATCGTAATTCTTGGAATCATTCTATCAACCTTCATAAAATGGTAGCTTGACAAAACAATAAATTTAAATTAGATTAAATACTCAACCGACAATACAACCAAACTAAACCTAAAATGGGGATGCTCGAAACACAAATCAAACGGATTCCAGAAGGCAAAACCAAATCTGAATACATTCAGAAACTATTGAGCCAACTGGAGGATCACTTCTCTGATTATGAAAATTCCTGCGAATCTTACGAAGTAAAAACACTCACAGAAGAAAACTTCGATGAGGTATGGAAAGTCCAAGACACATACAAGGACACGCCAGAGATCAAAGAGAAATATAAAAACCTTGCCAAAGAAGGACAGCTCATCTACATTGAAATAGATTACTAAAGCAAATTAATAAAAACAAGTAAGCCAACCCTTAAGTTGTTGAGTATCAGCGACTTAGGGGCCCCTCCGGCCCGCAAGTACCTGGGCGGCAACAAGTTATGTAGTATAAAATCCGCTTGACAAGTTAATAAAATTACCCTACATTGGATACTCAACCAACCAAACCATGTCAACCACCAAAATTCAAAATGCTATTGATTCTTGCTTGGGCGAGGATCAAGAAATTACTTTAGCCACTGGCTACGAAGATGCCTTTGTTGGCATCGCCACTCAATTCAACAGCGTCTTTGCCGTCTATGATCGCGCCAAGTGCATCGACATTCTTGCAAAAGATATGTCTTATGATGAAGCCGAAGAATACTTCCAATTTAATGTTGAGGGAGCTTGGGTGGGAGAAAGCACTCCTGCTTTTATTTGCTTTGAAAGGAACTAAAATGACGCCATACAAACACGCTCAAAGTTCTGCCGCCAAATGGGGAGGTGAGCCAGAAGATTACATCGCCCTGCACGACTGGTTTGACGAAACCAAAGCATTCACAGGGGACTGGACACATAGGGCATTGAGGCATCACTCTGCTGGCATCCAATGGTCAATCGAAAAGTTTGGACATACGATCACCAACTCCAAGGGTCAAAAAATTCCTACAAAACTTTTATCTGAACAGCATCTCATGGAGGATTGCGGATTCATCCCAACTCCAAAAGATTATCTTTCCCCCTTGACAAAACATCCAGAAAAGTGGATGCTACAAGTCGGAAAAACAACCAAAACACAAACCCTCGAAATAAAATAAAAATAGAAAAAATACCATTATGAACATCAAACCATTAAGCAAAGCAATCTACAACAAAGCCAAAGAGCTTGGAATCGAAACCATCGTCCTTAACTTCAGCGGAGGCGACGATAATGGCTATCTTGAGGTTGGCATGACGCCAAAGTTTATCGAGTCCTTTGCCACAGAAATCGAAGATTGGGTATGGGAGGTTTACGATTATTCTGGAGCTGGTGATGGCAACAGCTACGGCGACAACATCGAGTATAATCTTAAAAACGGCACAGCGCAAACCGAAGAGTGGTATATGATAAGGCAAGCTGGCGAATCCGATGTACGCAATTTGCAGATAGAAGCATAGGAGAAGAACTAAAATGAAAAAAGATATAGCAGAAGTTTTAGGAATGTTATTTGGAGGATTTTTATTTGTGGCGGCTTATTCAGCCATTGTGCCGCTTGCAATTATCTGGTCATTGAATGAGTTATTCCGTCTTGGGATACCATTCACCTTCTGGACATGGCTTGCCGCCTTCCTTCTTCTTGGATCGATTAAAATTAAATCAAATAAATAATATGGAAAAGCTAATTAAAAAAATTCTAAATAAAGTATTGAGCATCATCTTCCCGTTTAGAGAGCCAGACCCTCGCCCGTTGTATCTCTTTGGTGAAGAGACATATATACAAATGCTCTTCCGCACAGGAGAGATCGAAAAGTTTTCAATTAAAAAGTAAAATGCAAAGGCTTGTAAGTGAACAACTTACGGGCCCCTCGGGCCTGTAACTCATTGAGCTACAAGCACTTATAGTCTAACAATAGATGTTTATGTCTTCCACCTCTTCGGCTACAACAACTCGGTAGAGTTCGTCTGACTCTTCGAGAGACTCGACAATATCCTCTATTTCAGTCTCAGCGTCTTCTTTTGAAACAAAGGTTTCGGTATAGTAATTATGACCATCTTCGCTAAACTTCAAGTCACCCCATCCCCAAAGAGTGCGCGTTTGGATTTTGTATTCTTGCTCTGGTATTAGCTCTGGTATTAGTTTTAGTTGTGTTTTCATTTGAATTTGAATTCAGTTTTTCCTGTTGACTGGTCGATTACTTCCCAAGAGGCATATCCTTTTTGGATAGCTTCTGTTCGGAGTGGATCGGTTACGATTATCTGAACCCCAAAGAGCGTTATGAGGCATCCAAAGGTGAATGCCATTACTGATAATATGGCTACTTCTAATGTATCTAATTTCATTTTATTTAATTAAATAATAATTGCGGTTTCGTTTTCTACTTTGATCTCGGTTGCTTTTCCTGCCATGACACAGCGCGGCTGAATTTTTCTGTTTCTTGTCTTGATAGGAACTCGACAGTCTAATCCCTCCACAAAATGACAAGCCCCGTCAAAGTGGATGGTTAGTATGTTTTTCTTCTGCTGAAGCGATAGCGGCTTATTGTAGTGAAACCAGAAGGCTTTCTGTTTGAGGCTGGCAGTCATAGTTCATACCCCCATTGGAGAAAAGATAGAGCATACTTTTGTTTTCTGCTGTATTGTTTCTTGTCTTTGATTACTTTGGTGGGCGGCACAGCTTTCTTCCGCGCTTTGGGTTTTGCAACCTCGATTTTGAATGGTTTGATTTTCATGGTTGGTTGTTTGGTTGATAATTCTTTTATAGAACTATTTTAGACAATAGGCAAGAACTATTTTGAATAAAAATTAAAAAAATATAAACCGTTGCGCGCCAGGAACTTACGGGCCCGACGGGCCTGCAAGTCATTGACTCGCAGGGGTTTATGTTGATCACTCTTCTTGGTATGGCTCGTAGCCAACGCTATCGAGAAGTTCTTGCGGGGCTGTTCCAATCTCATTGTAAAACTCATCGTAATCCCCATCTTTTCCAGCCGTGTAGCGACCACAGAAAAAACATCCCTCTTCAATATATTCAAGAACGAAAGTCAGCCCTGTGATTTCTGCAAGTTTCTTAATTACTGGAAGCGGAGCGGACCAAGCTGTGTTGAAACAAAACATTGAACCATCTTCATTTAGCCTCCCATCATATCCGCCCCATTTCGTCCCCCAGTTCTCTATTCTCCAGTAATACCAATCTTCCCCATTATTTGTTTCTGGCTCTGGAATGATCTTGTTGAAGTCAAAGCTGTATTCGTTATCTCCCTTGAATACCAAGTAAGGATTAAGAACATTTAGAATATCTTCTTCGCTTGAGATTTTGAGTTGATTATAGCAATGGTTAGGCATGGTTTTATTTTGGTTTGTTGGTTGTTTTCTACTTTTATATTTAATCAATTTTTGAAAGAAATGTCAAACGAGATTTGCAAGAGCCGCAACGATAAGACTGCTTGCCGCTTTGAACTTTATTATGTCGGATTGCAGTAAACTCATGCTTCTTGCAATTACAGATATATCGGAAGCGCGAAACGCATTTTCCTATTCCAGTCGTGTCTAAAGAATGACAACGAGTTGGCTCAAGACCATACACGCGCCGCATAACCATTTTCCAAGTTTTGCCGTGCGCCCCTTCTACTGGAAGGTTCTTCAACACTTGAAGTTTTCTTGCAAACAGGTGAGCTACCTCATGCGGGATCGTGTCTTTCTCAAAATGCTGGCGATTCTGCTTGACAAGTTCAAGATTCAAATAGACAAGGCTACTGGTCATTGGTTGGACATATCCTGCTGTCCTGCTCTTTTTGAAAAATTGCACACCCTCAAATGGGATGTGGATATTTAATTTTGATGCTCCAATGGCGAGAGCTTTCTTAACATTATTTTCGGCAAACTCCCTTATATCTGATGGGACAAGTAGTGGTGAAACAAGGTTGCTCATAACATCTATCAATGTATAGGAATTTTATACAATGGTCAAGAATTATTTTGAATAAAAATTCATTTAATATAACCTGTTGACGCAGAGGGCTTTACGGGCCGGATGGGCCCTTAAGTTATTGATTATGAGAAGTTTGCGTGACTGATATTTTTCAAGTCTAATAGCTTATGTAAAAGTGTAATTAATCATAAGCATATGATAAACTGTCCAGAATGTAATGTATTATTTAAACCCTTGAAAGATAGGAAGCACAACAAGGCAAAGCATAATCAAAGATTCTGTAGCAAATCTTGCCGTATGAGGTATTTTAATAAAAATTTTCATATCAATAAAGGTTGCAAAAGAAATATAAGCTTTCCAGAGGATTATCTTCTCTTAAAAATAAAAGAAGTATTTCCCTCTTTGAATGTCATTCAGTCAGATAGGAAAACCTTACAATCTGGTCTTGAGATAGATATTTGCATACCAGAAATATCTTTAGCGGTAGAAGTAAATGGACCAGTTCACTATTTCCCAATATTCGGAGAGAAGAAGCTTGAGGATGTAAAACTTAAAGATAGTATAAAATTTAGAGAGCTGTGTGATATGAACTATTCTTTTTTTATTATAAATGTCTCAGAAGTAAGCAGTAGAAAAAAACAAAAACAGATTATGGATGAAGCATTTGAAACTAAAATAGCACCCATAATAAAGAATAAAATTACGGAGAAGATTTAAGTCAATCGAATAGGGAAGACTTGAACTTCCAATCCCTCCGCCCCAAACGGGGTGCCTTAGCCATTAGGCCACTATTCGTTAAAAAATTTGCGGGTGTTGGAATTGAACCAAACGTGTCTATATTAGACTACGGGATATGAGCCCGTTGACTTTGACCTCTAGTCTAACCCGCATATAAAATTTACTGGTGTGCTTTTACGCCAAAGGGGTTACGAATTTCTTCGTCCTGTGAAACGCAATTCACGGTCATCTCCGCACCTATAAATAGGATGTATGGCTTATTTGAATTGTGTCCATACTAATTACCAGTTCTCCACGTCCAGTCCCACTCCTTAGATGATAGCTGCCTCTAAGCTAACATTCCAGTTTTAGAATTATTACCAAGACTTCTTCTGAAGTTCCCTATGGGTTAAATGTTGTTTCCGGAAACATTGCATTGTCGCCCATCGCGGTAGAGCTTTGCGAGCATCTGCGCTTGGTAAAAGAACACCCGCCAAAGTGTGCATCAACTTACTTAGTTGCCGTGTACTTTAGAAACTACTCATTGCAAGTGAGAGGCATGGCGGGTCTACTAAAAATCTATTTGGCAAGCGGCTGCGATGCATACGAATGCACACGAAACGCCTTATTAAGCACCACTCCTCTTTCGATTGCACAGGGATAGGTATTACTACTCTATCTACCAAACAAAAATAAAATGTCAAAAATCAATTTCCGATTTTGTTTTCGACCGAGTAAGCCCAGTCCCATTGGATCATCGGGAACCAACTACCTTATAAAACTAATATAGTGTCTTTTTACACCATTGTCAATAAAAATTTCAAAATAAAAATTCAAAAAAAAGAAAAAAAATTTGGGCAAATAGCGGCCTAGGTGGCCGTAAATAATGCAAATAATGAGGGCGGGGATAGTTCTGCATACACTTATGGGTATATGTATACGCATGCATAACATGTTCAATACCAACCACTTACGGGCCGGAGGGGCCCCTAAACCGCTGGGGCTTAACGCTTTATGAAGACCAGTAGGTTTCAGAAGCTACCGAGAGAGTGAAAGGCGTATTCACATCCTCTGTCATCCATCTACCATCAAATGCAGAAGATACAACTTTCTTACCAATCATTTTCTCTGAACAAATTTTTGCAAGTGTATCATGGTCAATGACTAATCCGCAGAGAGTTTTAATCTTATGAATTTTTTCTGTTGGAAAATTGTAGTCATAAACATCTTTTCCATCAAAGAGAACATCATGCAGTTGTCCAGCTAAGTTTAAGACCATTAGCCACTTATCTTGTGAGGTTGTATTTCTCATACAAGTTCCTCCTCCTGTTCTGCTTCCTCAGAGCCGCCAAAGAGTTGATCCCACTCTTCCCCTGTGATCCCTGTCTTTACGAACTCCCTGTCGTCCGCCGAGAGTTGCGGCATTGCGTTCTGGATGAGTTCGCCCTCTTCCCATGCTAAGATTTGCTCAATCGTGACATCAATTTCTTTGGTGCGGGTGATTCCTGTCAATGGTGATTTGCGTGTGATTTTCATTTTGTTTGGTTGGTTTGTTGGTTTGTTGGTTGAATTAAAATGAGATTAAATGTTTGACTTGATTGAGACTTTGAAGAAATTGCTACCACGACGAAGCGCAATGATTTCGGTTGGCTTTACTTTGCGAATGTAGCCCTCGCCATCAAAAATGTTGGTCAAGATTCCCGCGATGGTCTTGGAGAGAACGCGTCCCTCCTTCTCGTCGTTCAAGGTGATGTCGTCGCCGATGTTGATTTGTGGTGTTCGAGTGATGGTGTTCATAACAGAAAAGAGTATGCTATAATTTTATACAATGGTCAAGGATATTTTTATGGTTGAACTTCTGTTTCTTCCCAATAGTAAGGATCTATTGCGCCACCGAGACGCTCAAAGCGTATTTGGCATTCTTTTTTGGCTCCTTCTTCTGTGGCATGAATAGACAACAATCTATCTGCTGCATAATCTTCTTCTTTGAAAACAATATAAACTTTATTCATTACAGTATTGATCTTACAAGCTCCTTGATTATTGGTCAAGATATTTTTTTAATTTTTATTCTGCCATGCAAGCATGATCCATGCCAAGTTGTAACTCGTTGATCGTCAATGCTTTAGGGGCCCGAGGGGCCCGTAAGTCGTTGATGCTGAGCAACTTACGAGGAAAGGCTTCTGGGCAAAAAGAAACGCGCCCCACCACAAGGCGCGTTTCTACCCTTATACCCTGACCACTAACCAATTACAAAGTTATCAACTTCGGCGAGTTTGAACCGCTTCACCACGGCAGTCGTATCCTCATTATTAGGAACGCCTTGGAGATAAAGATTATTATTATGCTCTACAATCGCGCCATTGGCGTATGTCTTGCCCCATGAAGTGCCGCCAGCGAGGCGACCAGCCATTTTTGCGCCGAGGGTGAGGTTGCGGCGTTTGCCGTTGTAAGTGAATCCTGCAAAGCAGGTTCCCTTGTTAATTACGATTTCAGTGATGAGTGAAGCGAGTTGTTGAGCTTTGCGGTTGTTTGTGTTCATGTTGTTGGTTTTGTTGGTTTTAGTGAGGTTAATCATATTATTATTTATAGGTTTTTTGGTTTGTTTTGTCAAGTTAATTTTTTTTGATTTAATTTTTAGAAGAGTAGAGCATAAAAATGCCAAGTATAAAGCCAAGAATGATAGTGAGTTCCATTTATAGTTTGTTTTTGTTGTATGTCCTTTCATGTTATGTTTTTACTACGAAGCCCGATGTGTCTTTTTTGCCCTTGCCCTTGGCTTTCAGCCCGACGATAACCCCTTTAGCATCAAGGAATCGCAAGTCGGTTGCGTCACCGTCCACAACTTGCTTGCCGAGATAGCTTTCGGGGAGTTTGTCGAACACGACCGCGACATTGCCGCCCATTGCAACGATCAATTCAACCTTAGCCTGATTATTTTCTTTGCGGCTGAATGTAAGGTGATAGTTTGCAGGGAGTTCTCCATTTAAGAATTGGATCATGCGACCCATGTTAGGAGTATAATCATAAAAATGAAGATTCTCGAAGCTCTTCATGTCGATCATGTTATGCCAAGGCAGATCGGAAAGAACATTGAGGCGCACAGCAATTTTCTGACCCTTGCCTGCTCGTTTGTTGAGGTTGACGAGTTCCTTGTTGAGAGCCGCTAGAAAGTCGGCGCGTTTCTCGATCAGAAAGCGGGTTTTATTGATTCGAGCCTCTTGAACATTGGAGAATACGCCCATGCCAGCGGTGTTGAGGCAGGCGAGTTCACAGCCAGCGGAGCGGTGAGGGCAGAGCTGTTTTCCAGAGAGGTTAGCAGGAGCGAGGGACAGACCTTTTGTCGTCCAGTCGAGTTTGGTTCCTTTTTCGAGTTTGGTATTGGTGGCAAGTAATGTCATGGTGTTTGGTGGTGTTGATTACAAGAAAGAGAATAGTCTTATTTGACAGAATAGGCAAGGGATTTTTTTTATTTTTTTTCATTTTTATTTTTAACCCTCTCACAGCTATTCAAGAAGCGTGCCAGGCCTCTGATTGAGATATTCAAAAAGCGTGCCAAGTTTTAGATCGGGCTATTCAATTCTCGTGCCAAGTTGTAAAGCGTTGAGTAGCAAGGCCTTGCGGGCCCGAGGGGCCCCTAAGTCGTTGATATTCAGCAACTTAAGGGGATTTCCTCAACTCACATGGGCGTGAGTCGAGAAGAAGTTGAGCGATGACATATCCAGCGAAGGTGCGCCGCCGTCAAGTTTCTTGAACGCAACCTGTTCCGAGGTTTTGTAAAGCATGAAGTTCTCGCGCTTGATACTTTTGTAAAGATCTTTGGCTAAAGTTTTTACCTCATTAAGAATGCCGTCTTTCTTGCCTTTATGTTCGGGATTGGGTTTGGAGTTTGCAATCATAAGTTGTTCAGTCTCAAGGGCTTTAATCATTGCCTCTTCGTCAGAGAGGAAGTAAGCGAAGCGGTCGCTCAAGAAGTGAATGTAATTGTCGCCAGCGTCAGAGTCTTCAGAGCAGAAAGCGGCAGTGCAGTTTGGTGCTGCCCCTCCCATGTTGAAAAAGCGGTTGAATTGCTGGTTGATTTCCTCGCGTGTTCCTTCGATGCCAACGGCAATTTCAGAGCCGTAGAGCGAGATGATGAGGTTGGAGTTTTGGGTTTGGGTGTTTGTTGTATTCATGTTTTGAGTTTTTAATTTAATGGTTAAAGTTGATGGTGTCAAGGATTATTTTGAAGGAAAAATTTTCATCCAAGTGATAGAGATTGCATTTTTAGGGATGCGAGCGCCAGATGGAACACTGCCACAATAAAATTGCAGAAACCATCTATACAGAGTTTGCTGTTTAGTTGCGCCAACTGCGAATGTTTCGGCTATGCCATGCCCAGACGGGTAAGTTATAGACAGCCTCCAGCGGTTTGTTGTCTTTTTCTTCATTGCTTTCGTGGTGGTTGGTGTTGTTGTCATGGATTTAAGGTATCACAAGGTTTCTTAATGTCCAGAATTATTTTTAATTTTTATTTATTTTTATTTTTCCCTGTAAGCAGGTGGCGTGCCAAGTTGCAATTTGAGGTATTCAAGAATCGTGCCAATCGTAAAGCGTTGAACGCCAACCACTTGCGGGCCCGAGGGGCCCCTAAGTCGTTGAGACTCAGGGGTTTACGCTCACCACTCGTCGCCCCCGAAGTATCCGTAATCCTCGTCCGTGCCGTAACCGGCTCCAGCCAAGGCGTTTGCGTCCGCGTCCACATCATCACGGAAGTTGTCCTCGCGGGGTTCGCGGTTGAAGCCGTGATGATCGTCGTCGTTGTCGTCGTCGATTTGGTAAGAATCGTATTGCTCGCTTTCCTGTTCTTCGCGTAGTCCGTCGGCGAATTGAAAGTAAGTATCGTCAAGTTCCTCGCAAGTCACGCTGGCGAGGCTGATGATTTCGTTGTCGGTGGTGGTGGTGGTCGTGTTCATGGTTAAAAGATACTCCAAGTCCCAAAAAAGTGCAAGATATTTTTTAATTTATTTTTGCCATGTAAGCAGACGCCGTGCCAGGCCTCGAATCGGAGTATTCAAGAAGCGTGCCAACTTGTAACTTGTTGATTACCAATCACTTGCGGGCCCGAGGGGCCCCTAAGTCGTTGAGACTCAGGGACTTACGCGTGCCGTTTAAGATTGGCGCGCTTTCTGTTTTTTCTTTGGCAGGGTTTTTGGCGTTTCTTCGCTCTTAATCTCTGGAAAGTCAAAGACTTGCGTAGCGGCTTTTTTTACTTGATCATTCTCGTTTTGTTTAATTGTGGCAAGAGTATAGAATGAGCAGGAAGTCATTGCCAGTAAGAGGTTGAGAGAGAATGAGATGAGGATGATTTTGTTTTTCATTTTATTTTGTTTTTAATTTAATTATTTGCCACAAGAAAGACGCCAAGAGCCAAGCCGAGAAGTAGAGTGATTTCCATTTTTATATTCTCCTTAATCTGTTAATCTGCAACGATTTCGAGAGAGTATTTTTTAATGACATTATCAGCCTCTTGTTTCCATCTTCTTAACTGCCTATCGTGGAACTCTTTGAAGAGAGTTTCTGGAAGAACATCCTCGCCAGTATCAGCTTTAATGTCATTGCATTTATCAACAAGAGTCTCATACATAAGGTCTTGCGATCTTTGTTTTCCAATCCTAAAATGATTTGCGAGAATTTCAGCGTTGCCGTTTTCCCATTTTGTAAATCCTGCCCAGTATTTGCCATTTTCAAAAGAGTTCATGGGTCTGCCGTCAATGTCGGAAAGGTGCATGGCAACAAGGTCATCGAGTTCTGGAAAGGCGGCAAGAATTTCATCGTGAATTGCGCCGCTCACAGATTCGCGCCCATTTTCAACAATGCGCCCAGTCAGAGAGAAGTAGGGCTTTTGATCTTCGATCTTTTGAAGGACAGCTTTTGCTTGGATGAAGTTTAGAGGGTCTGTTTTTTTAGTGAATTTCATGGTGAGGTTATTTGATTGAGTTTTTAGTTTAGTGGTTAGTGGCGAGCGCGTCAAGGATTATTTTTAGTCGAAGCGTTCAGTTTCCTTCAGCTCTCTTGCCTGTTCGCGGGCGATACGCTTTAGGATTGCGTCCTCTTGCGCGAGGCTTTCAGCGAGCCAGACATTGCCGCCAGCTTGCTCCATGAAGCGGTCATATTTGTTGTAGAGGTTTTCCCCTGCATAGTCAGAGAGGCGGTCGATCAGTTCGTCTTGGTTGAGGTATTTTTTCATGGTTTTAGGGTAGTCGATTCTCTCGTTTTTGTCCAGATATTTTTTTAATTTATTTTTCAGGCACAAGCATGGAACATGCCAGGCCCTCGTTTCTGGTATTCAAAAAGTGTGCCAAGTTGTAAAGCGTTGAGGTGTAAGGACTTGCGGGCCCGACGGGCCCCTAAGTCGTTGATACTCAGGGGTTTGCGCGCTTTATTTTTCTATTCCACAGGCTTGTTTGAAACGATTCTTGTCGAACAAGTTGTTGAGATTTTTGAAGGTAGAGCAGAGATCATCCACAATGTTTTCAATCAATTTAAGCTCTTGGGTTGTAGCAGCTTGCGCGTATTGAAGATTGATGCTCTTTGCAATTTCTGTGAAGTGTTTTTTTGTCATGGTGTTTTTTTGTTTTTTGTTTTTTGTTGGTTGGTGATTGAGAGATTAAAGCCCGTGGCGTTCGACATATTCAGCGAATGCAAAGAAAAGATTGAACATGGCAAGGGCGAAGACAGAGGCGAACAAGTAGGGGATGAGTTTTTCGATGGCGTTTATTGCTTTCATGGTTTTAATTGTATTGGTTGAGATTTTTATTGCAAGGATTATTTCAGCGATTCTTGAGGCGGATGAGGACATCTTTATTCTCCTCCATGATTTCACCAAGGATTTCAAAGCAGAGTTTGAACCATTCATCTTGAGAGATCAAGCCATTTTCAAATCTTGCTTTTGCCCACTCGTATCTGGATACCATTTCTTGCTTCATGGTTTTAATGTAGTCTAAAACTCTAATTTTGTCCAGATATTTTTTCGATTTTTTTTTCATTTTTATTTTTCTCCGCAAGCAAACGCCATGCCAGGCCCTCGTTTCTAGTATTCAATTTCCGTGCCAAGTTGTAACCCGTTGATTGACAATGATTTACGGGCCCGAGGGGCCCCTAAGTCGTTGATACTCAGCGACTTACGGGTTATTTATCAGAAGCCAAACCCAGCCACAAACTGGTATTTTGTGCCAACTGGCATACGCCTAACTGGTTGATATCCTTCGCTTTCCAGCATTTTATTATATGCCCAGAGAATATTTTGCTTATGGGTTTCGTAAAGGCTACAAATTCCTGCTAATGTGCAGCTTCCGAGTTTAACTGTGGGTGGAACTTTGGCTTTAAGTATAGATTTCATAGTATTTATTAAGAGTTTTTAATTAAGATTATTCCGATGATTATTCCTGCTGTAAAGATTAGCATAAGTCGCTCATTTCGGCTGGCTTACGCCAGCACTTGGAGATCGCTGATGTAGCCGAAGTCGAAACGCTTGATCTTGAGGCGTCCATCCTCCTGCTCCTCAACCCCTTGCAGGTATTCGCGGCGTTGTTCTGTGTCCTTCTTATAGAGAGCCACAAAGCGGTTTCCGTTGTTGCTCTTGCCCCAAGTCGAGCCGCCTGCGAGAAGTGGCAGGATGACCTCGCGCCCCATGCGGATGACGCGCTGGGTTACACTCACGCCGCCGCCTTTAAGCGGTTTGGCATAGGTAAACTTCACGAGGGTCGTGGAGGCTGGGATTTCGTTCGGGTTTACTGCGGTGGTGTTGTTCGTTGTCATGTTTTTAAGATACCACAGATCACAAAGAAGGCAAGAATTATTTCTATTTTTTTTGAATTATTTTTTTGGGATGTAAGCAGGCGTCATGCCAGGCCAGGTAACGCGCCAATCAAGAAGCGTGCCAGGCCCGGTGAGTAGGTATTCAAGAAGCGCGCCAAGTGTAAAGTGTTGAACAGCAATGCCTTACGGGCCCGAGGGGCCCCTAAGTGGTTGATACTGAAGGAGTTACGCCGATTGGCTTCTGGATAGCAAAAAGCGTGCCAAGTTTCCCTGACACGCATAGCAAGACCTATGCCAGGCCTAGTCGCTCCAGCAGTCGTAGCTGCCGTTGTAGAGGAAAGAGCCATCTTCCAGCTTGACTCCATCATCACAGGTAAGTGATTGACCGCCAATGCCATACATACCACAGATGAAAGAGAGCTTTTTAGCCTTCTCCTTAACCAGTTCAAGGCGAGTCTCTTCCGTACCGTGGTAGTTGCCGATGAAAGTGCCATCGGGCTGTTTCACGGCGAACACATGGAACAAGCGAGTCGAGGAGTGAATCTGGAATTGTCCAGAGTCGTGAGTGCCACGGCTGTTTGAGATGCGCGTTGCGCTGAATTTGACGAAGTGCTGCGGGTGAGTGACAGCGTGGAGGGGGATGGTGTTTATTGGTATCATGGTTTTAGTATAGTGGAATTGAATTTGATTGCAAGGATTATTTTACAGGGAGAATTTCATCTCATGGGCTTTTCTTGCCAAGCGAACCAGCTTAATTGCAGAGCGAATTTCGTTTGCTGTCCACTTGTCAAGTTTTCCGTTCATGTCGTGGCGAATAGTGAAAAGTTTTTCGACCCGATTGATCAAGGCGCGAACGATGACGATTTGCTGTGGAATTTCGAGGCTGAGGGTGATGGTGTCTTTCATGTTTCTAATCTACCACAGAATAGGAGGAGCGCAAGGATTTTTTTTGAATTTTTTTTAATTTATTTTCGACGCTCGAAAGATTTCCCTTGACACCCCCCCCAATTTTTCGAATTTTAGGCAGCCATGGGCCCAAAAAGCGTGCGGGGGTCTTAAAATTCAGTCTCCCCAAACAAAATATATTAAATTAAATTAATATCACGCAATGATCATAACAATGCAATATAATAATAATAAAACAAAAAAACAAAATACAATACAAAATACATATATCTGTCTTTCTGTCTTTCTGTCTTTCTGTATTCCCTATATAAAATAATAATAATAAAAATAATAAATAAATAATAAAACCCCATCTATCCCCGTACTCGAAGAGTACCGCGTCCGCAGGACACCAGGGGTACCCGTTATTTTTCAAAAAAATAGAATAAAAATTGATAAAAAATAGCTCAAGCCCGTTAGGCCGGGGCCGGGGATGCGAAAAAAGTGAAAAAGCCGAGAATACAAAAAATAAAACGGGCCAGGTTAAGTGTTAATGACTTTTCTGTGGATTTTTGTTCTAGGATATTTAACTTGATTATTCTGTCTTAAATTATAGTTAAAATCAGGAACTGTTTGTCCAGTATATTTTTTATGCGGGTAGTTATATAAATATCTAGTTGTAGCTCCATCTATGATTCCATATAAATCTGAATCATCATCGCTTAAGCCATCTATTATAGACAACTTTTCATTTAAAAATTTTAATACATCCGCCTGTTTAAGGCTTGGATATTTTTGTAATAAACAAGCAATTACTCCGCATACCTGGGGTGAAGCCATACTTGTTCCGCTATATATATCCAATAAGAAATTGCTATTTCTTGGATCAGCTGTTCCATTCGTATGAACAGAACTTATAATAGAACTGCCCGGTGCCCAGACATTTATTCTAGGACCGTAGTTGCTGTAGTAGGCTTTTGTTTCTGTATCTAGAGAATAATTACCAACAGCGCCAACACATATTACATTCGCATCAGCGCTTGGGCTTGACCCCCTGTGATATTGATACCACACATTCCCAGCCTTAACTTCATCATTCCAAGATGTTCCATTTAACACGTCTATTTTCATGGTGTCATTTCCAGCGGAACTGACAATTATAATACCCTCATTGATAGCATCTTGAATATCTATTTCTAAAGCTGTGTATCTAAATGGTAAATATACTTCGCTAACCTCGTCATTTGCTAAATTGTACAGACTAAATAATTGACTAATATTGAATGGACTATTAAAAGTGGTTCCCTGAAATCTAATTTGCTGTATATTTGATACGTTTACTGCTGATGAATAGCCCCAGCTAGCGTTTACAACTGTTGGATTGATTACTCTAGTTGCTGGATTTGCAGTTTTTGCCCTATGAAAAGCCCTTATGTAATCAAAATGGAATAAATCATTTATACTATTTATATCGGTTTCATATGGATTAATATTGTATATATTAGCTCTTTTTGCCCAGCCCTGTCTATTGCCAGCAACCGTTCCAGCAACGTGCATGCCGTGATTATTATCACTAGTTCGGTCAGCATTATTCGTATCGTTATATGGAGTATAAATATAGGTTCCATTAGCGGTCCCCTCCACTTCTAATCTATGCCTAAGCCAATTATATTGTACTACTCTAGCGCCACCAGTACCATTTGGATTTAATGCCATTTCTGGATGCGCTGGATTTACCATTCCGTCTGAAATAACCACATCTACATTTAAACCGTCACTAGAGCTAATAATTTCTTTATCACCAGGCGTACAAAAAGACGCGCCCCAGGAATCAATATTTTGAATTAAACTTGATCTAAGTAGTCCCCAATTAATATCATTAGTATTTCCACTGCCGCACCTATCCCAATCCGAAGATCTTTGTATCCAATGCGGTCTTGGGCGTGCGCCTATGTCTTTAGGCGAAAGCTCTACATTAATAATGCCGATTTCATTTTTTAAATTTTCAGCCTCGCTTTGGGTTAGCATATAATGAGTATTTCTACTCATTGGTCTACGATGAGCTACTTCAACTTTTCTATCAGGAATAAATTCACTGCCGCCCTTGGACTCCATTTTTTCATAGAGAGTGTCAAGTTGGTCTTTATTTTCAACTGATATGATGTATTCTTTTAGGTCTTCAGCCATTATATTTCTAGTTTTAAGAAGTTAAATGCTATGGTATATGTTGCCGCACTTGTTCTTGTATTAGTAATTGCAATTGGAACTAAATTATTAGTACCTTCGTTATAGCCAATAGTTGCTGGAGCAAATCTTATTAAACCATTTCCAGTAGAAAGAGATTCGGCTATTAAAGAAACATTCGAAGATGGATCCTGATCTATAGTACGAGTTGCATCGCTAGTTCTACTCGCTGTATCGTAATAGAGTTTCACCCAAGCTCCGGAAACTCCACTTACAGAAAGAAGCCCGTAAGATTTACATCCAAAATCAACACCAGTATTGAATGTACCGCTTGCGGCAATAGAAGTTGTTGTGACACTTGCGGTTCCGCGACTGATGCTACTTGCAACTTCACCACTAATTAAAACTGGAGTTCCATTAACAGTTGGCTTTGATGCAAAAGTTTTAATCCCGCTGATGGTTTGCGCTCCAGTTATTGAAACTAAGTTGTTAAGGCTCGTAGTTGTTGCAAAAATTCCAGTTTGCGAAGTGGTAACGTAATTAGAAAGATTTATGCCAGTAATGAAACCACTTGGATTTGAAGCGGCGTAAAATGCACCAGTCTGAGTGTTGCGAATATAGCCGCTTGGATTTGAAGCGGCGTAAAATGCACCAGTCTGAGTGTTGCGAATATAGCCGCTTGGATTTGAAGCGGCGTAAAATGCACCAGTCTGGGAATTTGTAATATAACCCGTAGCGGCAGTAGTCTGTATAGATCCATCGTTAAATTTTATTCCACCAGCGTCAATAGATAAAGCGGCACCACCGGATACATCTGGATATTGCCCAATTCCAATCCTTCCATGGCTTGATATAATAAAAGGCGTTGGATCTGACGATTCATCTTCAACTCTAAAAGCCTCACCCGCCCCCCTTTGTGTAATTTGCAGAGCAGGAATTTGAGTAAAGACATCGAGTATTTGATTCGTATTAAACGTGTTGGGCAAATTCGTTTGAGCAGTGGCGTAAATTGCAGAATTCGATCTATATGACAAC